TTTTTATTTAAATTTTTTTTTTTATAATTTTTTTTTTTATATTCTATAAAAAAAAACATAAAGTGAAAGGACTATATAAAGAAAAGAATAATGTCTCTTGAAAGCAAGACGTTGGTGAAGGATGTTGTGTTGTCCAAGGAAACAATACAACGATTGATACGAGATATAAAGGAGATAATAAATCATCCATTATCGGACAATGGAATTTATTACAAGCACGATGAAGAAGATATATTAAAGGGATACGCCTTGATAGTAGGACCTTCAGATACACCTTATTTTGGTGGTTATTATTTTTTTGATATACAATATTCGAATGATTACCCACATAGTCCTCCAGTGATAAAATATTGTACCAATGGAGACAATGTTCGATTTAATCCGAATTTATATACTTCTGGAAAAGTATGCATTTCTCTCTTGAATACATGGCGAGGAGAACAATGGACATCATGTCAGACTATTTCAACTGTATTATTGACTTTGTGTACACTATTATGCAAGGACCCTTTATTGAACGAACCGGGTATCACGAATACGCATCACGATTTTGAAAAATATACGAAAATCATCGAATATAAAAACATAGAAGTAGCACATATGTATATGATGCAAAAAAAGATTGGATATTTTCCGAGTCATTTTGAAATATTTACGGAAGAAATGGAAGAATATTGTAAGCAAAATAGTCTTTTGATATTGAAATATCTAGAAAGAAAGAAGCAAGAATACGCACGGAAAAAAAACGGAGTAGAAAAAGTAGCAACTATATTATATAGTATGTGTATTGAGTTGAATTATAAAAAATTATATGAATCGTATCGATCGTTTTGTATGGAACGTGGTTTTATTTCAAAAGAAGAAATAGTTCCTTCTATCAAGAAACGCGTGGTTAAAAAGACGTCGATAGCAGCAAAAGAGTCAAATTAAAAATTGATGGAAAAAATACTTAAATAAATAATGTAAAACTATAATAGACGATGCATTTTTGTTCCCAATGTTCGAATATGTATTATATTCGCGTAGATGCAGAAAATACCAACAAATTGATATATTATTGTAGACATTGTGGAAATGAAGATCATATGATTACATTGGAAAGTGTTTCTGTATCCAAGACACAAATCAAGCCAACACAACAGACATTTTCACATTATATAAATAAATATACAAAATTGGATCCCACATTACCAAGAATCAATCGTATTTTATGTCCAAATGCGGAATGTGCTACCAACAAAGAACAAAAGGAGCGTGAGATTATTTATATTCGTTACGATGATGTCAATATGAAATATGTATATTTATGTTCTACATGTGATATTGTCTGGAAGGCGGATTCTGCACATACACAAGTCTAGACAATATGTTTTATAGTAAATAAAATAAAAAATTGATTTTATTTACCATTGTTTTATTAGAGATACAAAAATGGAAAAGGAAGATGAACCCTATGAATATTCTTCGGAAGAGGAAGAAGAGGAAGAAGAACCTGATATCTTGGAGGAAGAAGAAGAACCTGATATCTTGGAAGAGGAAGAAGAACCTGATATATTGGAAGAGGAAGAAGACGAGATAGAAGATGATATGGGAGAAATGGATATTATTGATAAAGAGAATGATGAAGACGAAGATGAAGACGAAGACGAAGACGAAGATTATCTACAAAAATTCAATCGCGATATTAACAAAAATTATCTAATTGATTTTCATCCGGAATCAGTAATGCATAATGAAATAGAAATTGCAGCACTTACTACAATTGTTCGTGACAAGGATAATAATGTGGTGGATGATTTGCATCGCACCATTCCTTATTTAACAAAATACGAAAAAACGCGTATTTTGGGACAACGTGCCAAACATATCAATGCAGGTGCAAAAGTCTTTGTCAAAGTTCCAGAACATACTATTGATGGTTATTTGATTGCTGAAATGGAATTAAAACAAAAACGTATTCCTTTTATTATTCGCCGTCCTATACCAGGTGGAGGAGTTGAATATTGGAATCTAAAAGACTTGGAAATGATTGATTTCTAGTGTAAAGAAAAAAGAGAATCCAAAAACAATTTGTTTTTTTTTGCATCATTGTATCCATTGTCGAATAATTCTACAAAATTACTATTATTACGGATCAATAATTGTTGAAAATTGATACAATTGGTTACTTCTGATTGTTTCCATAAGGATGGAGAAATATGTAAAGTTGGTTTTTCAGTATGTAAATAAGGATAACGACTGAATCCTCCATCAAAACTATATACATTGTGATATTTGTTCAAGAAACCACCTGTTATAAAGGGAATATGCGAACTGGCGATACACGCTTCAATAGCATCTTCCAAATCTGTAAAATCAGAAACAATTTTGGTTTTCCAACGTAATCCTTGTAATACTGTAATACCAATATATAGACGCTGCAAATCAAAATCGTCTTTTGTATATTTCGATAGAATGCATTCCTTTATTTTTTTTTCTATTTCTTGTATAGAACCCGAGCTCTTGACTACATTGTTCTCCAAAATGGGTACAAGCAATTCATATGGGTCTCGTTTGAATGTAAAGAAAAGTGCATTCCACGCTCCCGCAGAAGCACCAGAAAATACAAATGTATCAAGTGAATATTGTTCCTTGATATATGTAACAATCCCTGAAACATAAAAACCCTTGAATCCAGCAGGAGAGAGAGAAATAATTTTTTTATCTGTCCATAGGTTTTTTTGAATAGTGGGAAATACAGATTGTGTTTTACATATTCTTATGCCATAAACAGTCAAAAAAAAGGTAGCTAATATAGAATAATATATCATATACATTATATAGAGAGAAATAATCGTAAATAAATTACGTTTGTAAAATAATAAAATTAATATATATATAAAATATACATATGAAAGCAGCACTTTGTTTTCTAATTAGTTATGATCATAAGCTTAACAAAGAACATATATGGAGAGAATGGATAGAACCAAACAAGGATATATTGGAAGTATATGTGCATTATAAAGAAAAAGAAAAAATTAAATCAGATTGGTTGCGAGAAAAAGCTATTCCCATAGAATGGACAGTTGAAACAGATTATACTCACGTTGTACCTGCTTATTTTTCTTTATTACAATATGGTTTACAACAACGAAACATACAATGGTTTTGTTTTGTTACAGACGCTTGTGTACCAATTGTATCACCTTCTCAGTTTCGTGAAATGTTTTTTCTTTATTCCTCTTATTCTTTAATGTCGTGGCGAAAACCGTGGTGGAATATTTGGTTGTGCAAGCGCGCAAACTTGCATTTATTTGATTCTGTCTTTCATTTGGGACACGCACCTTGGTTCGTTATTTCACGTTCTGATGCGTTACTATGTTTAGAATTCAAACGTAAATATAGAAATACATACAAAACTATATGTGCGGGTGTTATCGCAAATGAGTCAATTTTTGCAATCATTTTAAAAGCAATGGGTGCATTGGATAGAGTTAAAAATGTTGAAACAACTGCGACTGATTGGTCGCGTATGATGTCACCTACAAGTCCTTTTCTTTTTACAACAGGCGACGCAAAGGACCGTGTTTTTATTGACGATTTTATTAAGAAAAATACACATACAATGTTTCTTCGGAAGGTGGATACATCTTTTCCAGATTCGATACTGAGAGAATATATTCGAGAGAAACCTGTTTCTTATATAAAACAATGTCAACGATTTTTTATAGAAAAAAAAGCACTTTTTTTAAATAAAATGGATTGGATAGATATATTCCTTATCACTTTACTTGGAGTGGTAGGTTCTTGGCTTATTCTCAAAAATAATCGTTACTAACATTTCCGATGATTCTAACATTTCCAATGATTTCCACAAGTAATACAATTTACAAATGTAGTCATTGGCTCATCCGCAGAACGTGTTTGTACTTGCGTAAAGGTACATTTTTTGGACCTGCATTTTCGACAAGTAAATGTATCAGTGGAAGCTTCAATAGTGGTTTCATATTTGTTTTTGTCTCGTTTTATTTTTTCCAAAATCATGGCTTCCCATTTCATTGGTTTTAATTCTTGGTGTGACATAAAAGCAATGTCTTGTGACTTTAATGACTCATTGTTTACATCTTGTACCAATGAATCATTTAAATTCATATAAATACTTCGTAATCGATCGATGTAAATTTGAACAAAATATGGATTGTCCCATTTTTTGACCACTTTTCGGAAATCAGCTTCTTTCAATGCATAATTGAAAATACCTCGTTCCAAATTACACGCGTTTTTTTCATTTTTAAATCGCTCATTGAAACGCACGCTTATTTTTTTTCGAAATTCATCCGGATTATCAATAGTTCGCATAATGTATAAATATATACTCTTTGTGTTTATATTTATATCGAAAATCAATTTTTTATACAATTTATGTTAGATGTTAGGGTTAGGGTTAGGGTTAGGGTTAGGGTTAGGGCAAAAGCGACGATAATTTATAGATATACTTCCTCACTAAGTTCCGAGCCGATGTCTGCTAGTTCAATCATTTCTTTACCATCTGCATCGGAGTTTTCATTGTCATCATCTTCATTTGAATCATCGTCGCTGATAGAACAAGAATCATATTCTTCATCTTCTTCTGCATCACTGTCTACGACGAAACCGTCTTTCAAATAACCATGTTTTGTTTTTTTATCCGCGGGAATCAGTTTTAATTCATCTTCTTCTTCCTCGTCTTCTGCTGCTGTCGCATTCAAATCTTCGAACCCACCAAATAATTTTTCATATATCTTGTTCCATAATTCCACGGTGAATACAGATACATCCTTCTGAATGTCTTTAGCGTCCTTTTGGAAGCTTTTGACTTCCACTATTTCTACCCCCACAATGACAATTGTTCCAAAGAATAAGACATTATCAATAGGGGGTGGAAAATCATACTTGTTCTCCGTGTTTGCTTTACCTTCTGTTTTTCCATACACTGAAACATTGTATTTCTTTCCTTCACATTTGGTTATCCACGTATGCTGTTTACCAAAATGGGTGGGTACCTTGAATCCACATTTTTTATATAATTCTTCTTCTTTGAATTCTTTAATCAATAATGATTTTAATGAGCCATTTTTTTCTACCAATATCACTTGCATCTTACTCTTTTTTCTGGGTTGTCTTTAAATGTTTATGATATAAATATTAAATCGGCTGTGTTATAAATATGCGAAAGAAATAGTATTATAATATATGTTTTTTTGGATACTTCAAATATCCATTTTTTCTATCTTATTTATTTTTTTGGTTCATCATTTAATTACCTATTTTACAGCGACCTTGACTGTTCCGAAAATAAAAGATTTAGTAAACAAACCTTCCAAAAAATACGAAGAAATGTTTTCTGTTATATATAAAGAAAAAGAACCAGATCTTGTATTACCACCTTCCTTTTCTGACTCTGAAGAAAAAATAAATATGAAACTTGAATTGAAAAATTTTATCAAGGAAAAAATGCAGGATACAAGATTCGAACCTTCTTCTATGGAATCTTCTTTTGCATTCCAAAGTATTTCTTAAAACAACTTAAAGAATGTATATCAATATATGATATATAATGGCATTGTCTCGATTTCCCAATGTGAAACTTTCTTATGAAAAAATAATACATAAGAAGGTTTATGATGCATTTTGTTGTTTGACTATTCCCGAGGGTGAAAAATGTTTTGCGTGGTTCACTCAACAATTTGAATGCATTGTTATGTATATTTCTGAAGATAAAATGATTGATCACTTTCATACATACTCGTTATTGAGTGCATCATATCCTTTGTGTGAAAGGGGTACTATTTTGTTTGGTACTGTCTTGCAAATCGGGGATAAAAACTGGTTTCATACAGAAGATGTTCTTTATTACAAGGGTCAATTTACGGACCATATTTCTATTGAAAAAAAGTGGTCTATTTTGCGTGATATTTTTGTACAAAAAATGATTGATGTGGATGGGATTCATTTTGGTCTTCCTCTTGTTTCTACATCATTGGAATATTTACGTAAACAGATACATGATTTACCATATACCATACGTTATATTCAATTTCGAAGGAATTCTGACCGTTATTTATATCATTTACCAATGACGTCTTTTGAAAACACGACAACAGACATAGCTATTTTTCTTGTGAAACCTGATATACAAAATGATATTTATTATTTGCGTTTATCAAATGAAAAAGAAGAGCGTATGGCATCTATACCTGATTATAAAACGAGTGTGATGATGAATCGATTGTTTCGGAATATCAAAGAAAATCAAAATTTGGATGCTCTAGAAGAAAGTGATGAGGAAGAAGAATTCGAAAACAACAATGTTGATAAATATGTATACTTAGAGAGAGTATATCGAATGGTATGTCGATACAATCGAAGATTTGGAAAATGGACACCATTGCGTGTTGCCAAACCGGAAGACATTGGGATGTCAAATGCAGATATTCTTCGTTTAGAAAAGAATAAAATATACAGATAATATATGCGAGTAACACCAATTACAAATGCAAATCTAGATAATTCACATTTTTCAGGTAATTTTGGAGGTACAAGTGGTGCAAATTATAATTATGGATATCCGAATACAACGCGAGGTGGCATTGATGCTGCGAGCGCGTCTGGATTAAAAGGTGGTGCAATGGCTATTTCTAAAAGAAAAATTAAAAATATAGTTAATTTATATAGAATGCCTAGGGGTAAAAAAACGAGGACAATGAAAAAACGTAGATTGATGTCGTTATATAAAAGGTCTGGATACAGTCGTAAACTTAGTCGTAAACTTAGTCGTAAACTTAGTCGTAAACTTAGAGGCAGTCGTAAACTTAGAGGCGGAAGCTATCATCAATATGGAAGCCAAATTCCCAATACACCGAGTTATTCTATTGGACATTCATTTTTGAAAGCGTCAGAATTACCTTTAGCAAATCCTCCACCTTTTCAGAGATTGCCAAATACTACTAACGGTGTCGATAATTTTAGTATGAAAACAAAAAGCGGGTTTCAATTTTGGTAAATTGTTACAATATTATTTATTTAGTCAGTTTTATTAATTTAAAAAAAATAAATAATATGAAGATAATATATAAATGGATATTTCAACATTGAATGATTTAAGCAGAATTAGACCTGGTATGAGATTTAGTATTGGTGGAATGATAGGACATACAGAGTATACTATTGCACAGATATTCTTACCTAATAATAGTAGTAACCAAGGTAGTATGCCAGGTAGTATGCAAGGTTATTCAAATAATAATAATCAACTTTATGATAGATCAGGGCATCGTGATATGTATAATCAAAGAGGTTACACAGCATTTGAAAATGAAGATCAATATCAAAAACAATTTAATTCAGTGTATGGTGATGAGAATAGTAACGGAATGAATGAAGTCATAGCAGAAGTTTTTGAAACTAGGAATCCGAGTAACAAAGCGGATGCGACATTCATAAAAGGGTTTCATGGTTCTCAACAATATCAAAGTGGTCTATTTAGCAGCTCGCCAAACAACTACAGAAACGAAAACGGAAACTACAATCAAATTCAAGTGGAACTTATTCCCACAAGTGGTTATCATTTTGTTCCTGTCATTCCATCAACTGATTATAGAAATGGTGATTTTAATCCACAACAGGGTTGGATGGGTGGTGGTAAAAGAAAAACAAAAGGAAAGTCCAAGAAATTGCGAAGATCACGACGAAATAGAAAGTAATTATTTCAATGTAAGTAAACATCGACCTTGTAGTAACTCATTCGTTGCAGGTGTTTGAGAGAAAACAGTGAATCCTTGTTTTCGGTAATAGGCGCGACGTTTTTGCCATTGTCGTTGAAACACGTCGTGTTTATCGACAAAATCAAATAGTGTCGGATTCGTTACCACGTGTTTTGTCCGTAAAATACGCCCCACTATTTGAACCACATCCGTTTTCGGAGTAATAAGAAATTCTGTATTTAGTGAAGGAATATCGAGTCCTTCAGAACACATTGAATATGTCGCCAAAATAATTTGCCGTTTTTCACTGCGTTTTAGTTCCGCTTCTTTCATTCCACCCACATAGTATCCCACCGACGCAATATTTCTACAAACAATGGCACGATACATGTATTCTAATATATTCAAATTATGTGACATCACCAATATATGGGCTTCTTCCATAGATTTTCTATTGGGAAGAATAGCAGAAAATGGTTGTTGATCATATTGAAGTACATGGCAGCATAGAGGGCATTTGGGTCTTGTTCGATCTATTTTTTTAGAAAATAATTCTAAACAAGGCATACAATAAGCGATTGTATTGCAACACGTGTTTTGCATCAAACAATGTTCCGTTTTATGGCATTGCTGGCACGGAGGATATTCTTCTTTTTCTCGCTTGATGGTGTCTTCTTTTTGTAAAAACTTATCCAATACGGATAATATAAATTCAGTGCGACGATTATAACTGCATAATTTGCTTATCATTGTCGGTAGTTGAGGTTGCCCTCTAAAATCAGTTACTGTTTCATTGAATTCTTCGTCATTCACACTGTATTGAATGTGATGGACTTCGACTGTAGCGTCGCTTTTTTTCACGGCTTTATGAACAATATCACCCAGAAAATATTTGAAAATACGTGTCGTACCGTCTTTGCGTTCCATTGTAGCAGATAACCCTAGCATATAAGGAGTTACAATTTTAAAGAGGGCTTGGGAAAATGTTTGACTACTTATATGATGTACTTCGTCAATAATGGTGAATCCAAAGGATGAAAAGGTGGAAGGAGGATAGTCTTTTTGTACTAGACTCTGAAGCATACAAAGGACAATGTCTTTGTTTTCAATATCGATGATAGGGCCTTGTATTTTTCCAATCCGAGCAGCGGGTATGAATTGTTGGATACGCTCTATCCATTGGTTCATCAAGAATTCCTTGTGCACAATAACAAGTGTTTTTTTTGCAATCTTTGTCAAAATATAGAGTGATGCGGATGTTTTTCCCCACGCACAAAATAGTTCCAATAATCCCCCTTTTTTTATTCCCTTTTCAACAGTATTTAAAAATATTTCTACAACAGGTACTTGGTAATCGCGTAGTGTTCCGCAAAAAGCTATGTCTATTGAGTCACCTTCAGAAATAATAGATGTATATGGTGGACCCCATTTTTCTAGACCATAATAATAAGGAATGTATATTTTATTGGTGGATTCACGGTATACGGAAAATGTAGTCGATTTATCAATAACAGGAGAACCGTGATTTTGAGGTTGCACAGTTAAATCCTTTTTTATCATTTGTATTTCTTCTTGTGAAATGTTTTTTTTCCATATAGTATAACCTTTTGGGCCGAGATAACATTTGTTACAATCATTTTTAATCATTGTTGTATCTTATAATTATAAACTTTGTTTTTATATTCAATTTTTACAATGCACAAGATAAAATCTCATTGTATGATATATGGATTTTTTAAAGAATCAGAAAAATATAGGAGAATCTATCTTGGCAATCCTCTTTCTTATTTATTTGATTCTGGGAAGCAAAACACCAATCTTTCTTGCCAAAGGAATTGATACTTTGTATGGAAAAGCCATTGTGGTTATTATTGCACTCATATTGTTTGTCAAAACCAATCCCATTTTAGGTGTTTTAGCATTCTTTGTGGCGTATCGTTTGATTCAAAACTCTTCTTTCGTCACAGGAACATATGGGTTGGAAGAATATATGCCTACAGAAAAAAAGAAGCACACAGAAATGACAGAATACAATCAATTTCCTTACACTTTAGAACAAGAAATTGTAAAAAAAATGGCTCCGATAAACCGTAATGGACAAAAATTCCATAATCATTATACATTTCAACCTGTTTTGGAAAACTTGCATCAGGCATCATCTGTTCATAGATAAATATATAATATAATTCATTACAAATATATTATAAAAACTTTTCATACCTTTTTATTATTTTCGGGGTTTTCAGATTTATCATCACCGAAAATTATATTTGTAATACTGTCTGGTATCATTCTTCCATAAGTTCCATTATAGAGACCTCTTATATTTCCTTTTGCAAAATCACTACCTAGTTTATTTGCTGTATCTTTTACCGAAGTATAAATACTATTTTTTGTTATTGTTTCTGTACCTGTGTCTTTTATTTGGGATTGTAATTTATTCAAAAAAGAATTATCAATCTTTTCACCTACAATAAATTTAAATACGGTATAATATATAATAATAATAACCACAAAGGAGACAGTGAATAGTAACAATACTATGGCTGGATTAGTAAACGTATTTATTAAATCATTTTGTGATGATTTTTTATTGAATTCTACTTCTTTTTTCTCTCTTGTATTGCCTGTGGGGGAACAATCAATATAAATATTATCGTCTGTTACATTGACTTTGTTTGCACCTCCTTCGTTATAATAGAGTGTATCACTTGGTTGATAAGGGTCAGATGAAGGAAGTGAATACAAAGATTGAAGTCCTTTTATTTTACCGGCATCCAAAAAAATAGCGTTACTTGTATCATATACAATAATATTGGCGTTGGATGTGGGTGAGATATAATAATAAAAAGCAGAAGTAGGCACAATAGAATTCAATGTAAACTGAGTAACTGGAACATTCATAGGATCTCCATATTGCAACAAAGGTTTAGATACAATTGCATCCACAATTTGTTCTAAAAGAAGTGTTCCTTCACTGGATACAACACCATATGATAATATTGGGATACATACCAACAAAGGAGAACCTGATTGCAATGAAGAATGTTGTATAATTATTTCTGCATCAGCAACTCCATTGGTAAATGTGTGAATGGAAGGGCTATATAGTTCAATTGTTTCTACTTCGTAATGGAGAGAATTGAATACGACGGGTGGGACGGAAGATTTATCATAGGTGAGAGAAATAAAACTGCCGAAATTTTGTGCTTTGGATGTAGAGGTTGTTGTATATTGATAAGAATAAAAACATTTTTCATCACATTTACCTGACATGGTTTGTTTCGAAATATTCATAAGGGACTATAATATTATAAGTATATAAATAAAAAATATACTTTATTTATATAGAAAATGAAGTTGACTAAAGGAAAAATCAATAAATTATATAAGAAAAAAAAACAGTCGATGAAAAAAGGAAAGAAGCTTTATTCAAAGCGTGGTTTACTTCAGACCTTTAGAAAAAGGAGACCATTGGATTTATATAGGAAAACATTGAAGCAAAGAGGTGGTCAAGGTGAAAATGATCAACCTTCTAAGTCCTCATATTTTTCAAGTATGAGAAGTATTGGAAGCAGTATTGGAAGCAGTATTGGAAATAGTGTAATTAGTGTAAGTAAAGCAATAAACGGTAATAAGGGTCAAGTATCTGTAAAAACAGATGAAAAACTAAAAAATAATCCAGATGATAGCCAAAATAAAATGAACAAAATAAAAACAAAAATGCAAGAATATATAGACAAAAAAATAACATCTGATGATGAAACAAAAAGGCAACAAGAAAGGAATAAATTACTAAATGATGAAATCATAAATATTGATAAAAACATTAAATTTTTCGATGATCAGCAAAGTAAAATATTCAAAGATAGACAGACAAAAGTGGATAGTATAAATAAAATCATTCGTGACATTAACAAGAATCCTAATTTCATTCGTGACATTAACAAGAATCCTAATAATACTACAAAAATACAGGAAATTTCTAATTCAGAAATAGATGACGAGATTGAAAGAGAATTTACAAAAATAGCAGCTTCAAGTAAAACTGAAATAGCAGCTTCAAGTGAAGGAGCTTCAAGCGAAGCAGCTTCAAGTGAAAGTAAAACTGTTCAAAGCGAAGGAGCTTCAAGTGAAAAAGCAGCTTCAAGTAAAACTGAAATAGCAGCTTCAAGTGAAGGAGCTTCAAGTGAAAGTAAACCTCTTCAAAGTGAAGGAGCTTCAAGTAAAACTTCAGATGCTACTACATCCAATAGTCAAGTAGGTATCCAGGATATTCCTAGTCCTGTTGAATTAGAAAAATATAACGAAATATCACGAAAATTAAAAACAGGAATTGATGAATTAGAATTACTAAAAGGTCCACTAACTAAATATTTTGAAAATGTAATGAAATATTTGCCAGATAATAATTCTGCTTTGAATAATGCTAGGGAATATAAAGATTTAACGCAAAAATATGCATTTATATGCACATTACAAATTGAATATTATGGTATACGAGATAAAGAAACAGGATTGTATCCCCTAGGACCTGGTGTATTATACTATTTATATATACGAAAAAAAGTAGTGAATGATTTGCAAAAACAATACAAAGATAGTAATTATCAAGCATATGAACAGAGGAAAAATGAGAGAAGTGCAAAGATAAAAGAATTACAGGAGACAGATCCAATGACAGATGAAATAAAAGCACAGATAACTAAATTGAAAGCAGAAGGCGAAGAGGATAGGTTAAAAAATGGAACTGGAAAAATATCAGCACTAAAGAGATTATTTTCAAGTAAACCAAAAACTCGTGAACAATTAGCCAAACAATTAGAAGATGAAAAGAAAGCGCTAGAAGAAAATAACAACAAAGCATCGAAATATAAAAAAATGAAAGGAACAGACGATGACCCTGAAAAAAATGATACAGATATATTTTCACCTCGAAAACCAAAAGAAGAAGAAGATAAAAGTGTGACAAAAGAAGAAGTAAATCCTGATTTATTACAACAAATAGAAGCAGATAGTGATCATTTTATTATTGATTCCAATATTGGAGAATTGGAATATAAATTTTTATTGGTATTACGAGAGATGATACAAAAACACGCAGGAGATTCTAGTGGACGTGCACAAGATTCTGAAAGTAGTACTTTGGTTAGCACAAAAACTACAGCAACTGGAAATGCTCTAGGTAAAAAAAACGACACTTCTGAACCATTAATTGATATAACAGATGAATATCAGTTTTCGGATCCATTGACATTTCAGAATAAAGGATTAATTAGATTATTGGGTATGATATATTATAAAAATAAACAAATATTGTCTATAGCTGAAAAAGTAGCGACAGTTGATGGAAATTTAATAATAGATGAAAGCATAACCATAACGCAAGAACAAAAGAACATATTAAATACATATTTACAAAAAGGGTTCAAGTCACACAAATCTTTTTGGATTTCGCTAGTTTTAAAAACGTTAAATTTTTATATATCTTTGACTCAAGAAAAAAGAGCCGAAATACCTTCAACTAATTTCTTTCAGGATGAAAAATTTTATATTGAAAAGATAATTGTTCCTTCTATCCCAGAATCAGAAAGAGAAAATGTAAAAAATATTCTTTTGAAAATAAATACACCCGAAAATTTAGAAGAAATAAAAAATTTAAATACTGAGATTCTAAAATACTTTAATATTAATGGTTATAGACGGTTTGATTTAGAAGTACCAAAAAATCCTAACAATTTTTTAAGTAATTTTACAAGAGAAAAAGCAGAGTTAGGGCAAAATGAAAAAGGATTAGGGCAAATTGATGGAGAAGGAGAAAATGATGGAGAAGGAGAAAATGGTGGAGAAAATGGTGGAAAAGACGACGGTTCAGTCGATGATGCAACGTTATTTAAAGAAATGGGTATGTTAATAAAACAAAATATAGAATTACCGAACACAGCCAATGAAGAGAATGTTGCAGGGTTAGAAGGACCAGGACCAAATGATTCAATGATACAACAGACACAGACAAATTCAGAAGGAATTGCTCCAAGAGAAGATGTTGCAGGGTTAGAAGGAAATGCTACAGGTTCAAGAGAAGATGCAGATCAAAGTGTTGCAGCGTTAGAAGGAAATGCTAGAGGAGAAAATGCTACAGGTTCAGAAGAAAATGCAGCGTTAGGAGAAGGAAATGCTAGAGGAGAAAATGCTACAGGTTCAGAAGAAATGCAGCGTTAGGAGAAGGTGTTGCAGGGTTAGAAGGAAATGCTACAGGTTCAGGAGAAGATGCAGCGTTAGGAGAAGGTGTTGCAGGGTTAGATCAAAGTGTTGCAGGGTTAGATGTATCAGGAACAAATGATTCAATGATACAACAGAGACAGACAGGTTGAGAAGGAATAAATTTGTTTGACCCATCAAAAACAAAATAAAACAGCAACATAATAAACATTATTTCGAATATAAAAATAATGTTTACAAATACGAGAGAGACGGAATATATTGTATGGAAGTATTATCATATATTGTCACGTGAAATGCTTGCTTGTAACCTTCTACAACAACAGTATCTTTGTCATACACGCTATCGACGCCATATTCATTCATACCATTGCGCCCCTTTACCAGAATAGGTAATTTTACACTGTTGTTTTGGTCACTCATTGTATAATATTGCCATTTATCGCGATTGGTAAAAAGTGGACGACCCATTAATGGCAAAATGCGTTCATTTGTGTTATCCTGTTTATGCACAGGCGTCAAAATACCAATTTGTCGATAAGAAGAACCATAATTGTAACCTATGTTGGTAGGTATATTGATGGGCATATCAGGTGGTTTCAAAGGAGGGGCGTATGGATTCATCAGTGTATCTCCTGGAATATTTGTAAAAATAGTATTGGGTTTTGAAGTAAAAGGTGGAAGTGAATATGTGGGTGGTTGTTGTATCCAACGCACTTCTTCTTTCACATTATAACGCGGAAAGGCAAAATAGAGGACAATAAAGATAATCAGTAAAGTAAATACCAATGTCATATTTTCAATGCAAAAGGTTCCTGGTGGACATTTTTTGCTCATATATTACTCAAAGTATTTATCATTTGTAAATTTAAGGTCCTGAATCACCAGGACCAAAATTCTTTGCAAATCCAGCGATACTGTTCAAACTATCCATATCAAATCCTTTCAACATTGATTTTGCATTGTCTAACAATGGTGTCATTTGTTTCATTGCATCTACCAATTGCATTTGTTGTCCCATTAATTTTTGTGTATCATCAGTCAATTGCTTAATACCTTCTCCTCCTAAAATTCGATCCAAATCTTCATAAGCATCTTCCACAGTGCTGGCATAATCAATACGATTGCGTTTCTTGTTGCTCATTACATTCATTCCTTCTCCTTCTTTTGTCGGTTCCAATGGTGTCACAACTGTATCTAATGTGGATGTTTTGGGTTTGCTTTTTGGCTTATCTTTGACTGGTTCTTTCGTATCTTGTGTCATGGTGCTTTTTTTTGCAGGCGCTTTTTTTTCCTTTTTATCATCTTCATCCTTTGTGGCATTTTCTAATCCTTCTCTCACTTTATTACCTACCATTAGAAGATTGGTTACAACAATGGCTATTGCAAATACAACCACCAAATTTTTACTAAAGTGAAAGGTTAGGTATGAGACAAGGGTAAAAAATATAACAGCGTTGATTTTTCCGTGTAAGAGATATCCTAACACATTAATAACTGCTAAAAAGAGAACAAAATACAAAACAATCTCATTGTTAAGAATTTTTGTTATGGTTTTGGATAACTTCATCTATATATATTACTTTGTAAAAAAAATTGATGTTGAAAAGCTTTCTATTTATTTTAAAGTATTAATAAAATGTCATCTCGATTTTCTATCGTGTTATGTGAATTATACAATCCATATATTCATTCTTCTTTAGAAGAAGATGAGGATGAAGAAGTGTACGGACATTATTTAGTTCATAGTCAATACAAACAGTTTTTGCGATGGGCAAATGACGAAGAAGATGAAGACGAAGACGAAGAAAATATATTTGAAATGATTCGTGAATATCAACATCATATTCGTATATGTGTATTACCATATTTAGAATTGTGTCGGCACCCTTTTATTCGTAATTATGATACAATGATTCGAAAACGAAATTATGTTCGCCCAGAAATAGCGGAAATAATGTATTTGGAAACAGGAGAATGTGTTGCTATTTTAAAAACATGGAGAATACGTTGTATTCAACGCGCGTGGAAACGAGTATATAAGGAAAGACAACGTATCTATATGCTACGTTGTCGTCCAATTGCCTTGCATTTTCGACAAGTTAATGGGCGCTGGTCGTCGGAATGTCGAACTCTACCTGGAATCAAAGGTTTATTGTTGTAAAATGATTCATTTCTTATCTTCTGGTCTTGTTTCTTCGTGAAGAGAACAATTTGCTACTATGTCGTTTCCTTGTTATGGATGATGATGCGTTATTATGCTTGTATTGAAAACCACCAGCCTGTTGTTGGTTACTGAAAACAGGATGAAAAATGAAACGTTTCTTGGGTTTACTGATGCGATGTTTAACACGTCGTCCATTTTTTACACTGTAACGTTTCTTTTTTGTTGCATTACGCTTCTTGCGAATCATACGCTTTCGAGTACGTCGACCACCCCCTATTAATTGATTAGTTGGCGTGAGAAACCATTCAGAGATTGATGATAATTTTGTGTTATTTCTAGTTGTAAAATCAATAAAATGGTAAAATTGATATCCAAGCGGTGTATCTTTTAATATAATATTACCTTCTTTTTCTGTTTCGATTAGTTTTTTAAGTGCATTAAATTCTGTTTCAGTCTTTAAATAACGAATTATTTGTTTTAATTGTGGGTTAGGTAATGTTCTATTAATATTTTTCGAAATAAAAGTTTCTACTCTTTGAGCATTAATATTTTCAGGGTCACCTAATATGTCGTCTAAACCAATAAATTCATTTATATCTTTAGAATTTACAACTGGTTTAGCATCTTTCTCAAAAAATTCGGGGTTAATTTCAGATTCATTAGAATCAGTAGATTCAATAGTTGCAGACCTATTATTTCTAGTATTATTTTCATTCTCATTAAAATTGCGTATATCACGTATAGCAGAAATAATTGAATCGAACTCTTCAAAATCTGATTCTAATTTATTTTGCTTCTCTCGTGTAATTTTTTTATTTTCTTTCAGAGTGGTTATGTTGTCCTTAAGATCTTTTATCAAATTTTCTTTTGCTTTTTCAGCCTGTGGATCATTTTCAAATTTATAATTATTGTTTTCTTCTAAATCGTCTTTAATTTTTTTTAAATAGTATTCATCATATTTTCCTTTTTTATTATTTTCAGATATTTTAACCGCAAGATCTTTCATTAACATCTTTTTAACTTCTCCTGTTTCGGGATCTATAATATCTATTGTTGAATTTTTTGGATTGGATCCTTTACTAATGTCAAAAACGCTCATATCCTTATTACGTAAATAATTATTAGCAAGTACATTTTTCTTAGCTTCCATTAATATTGCTTTATCTTTATCAGTGTAAATATTTTTGTTACTTCTAAATAATCCTTCCCTTCTCATTCTTGCCAACTCACCAGAAGAAGTGTTTTGACTGTTATATTTTGGATCCATCTCATATACTGCAAATTTACCTGTTTTGTTATCAAAATCTCTATTTATTAAATCTGTTTTCTCATTTTTATATCTATCTGAAATAGTAACAATAGAATTTTTTAATTCATTTCTTAATCCTGCAATCAAATCTGAAATAGTTTTTTGTTGGTCCATATTCAATTGTGAATATTCGTCTTGTTTTAATTGTTTTACATAATCCATAAAATTCACAAAAGAACCACGCACCTTTTCAAGTAAATCAAAGAAATAGGCTTTATATGCATTATCCGAGTCAATTGATTGCACTAATTCTTCCAATAAAAGTAAATTCAATCCTAAATCTCTTAAATCGTCAATTACCTGTTCATTAAATAATACTGTTTGTTGTTGAAACATATCCGTTTTCTGTAACACACTTTGTGCGGAATCCAAAAAATCATCAAACGTTCTACTGAAACGACGAATCTTGCTTTTATCCAATTTACTTGTAAAAATATCATCTCGAAAACGATCTCCTTTCGTATATTTAATATCCCATATTCGACTGTCTCGTAAATTATAATCCATTGCATCTTTACGTTGTGATATTGATGTTGCATATTCTTCATCTGTAGTCAAAATATTTTCTTCGTATTTGAATAATGGTTTATTTGGTTGATCATATAAATCTTTTGATTCTGTTGTTATTTCACTATCTAGTTCAATAAACAAAGCTTCATATTTACGTCTTCCTGTGTCATTTGAAGGTTTTTCTCCAGGTACTTCAGGTAGTTTTACTATATCAAATCCAGGTATTCCATTCAGTATCAAATCTTTACCTTGAGGAGTATTTATTTTATCTGTCATTTTTTGTAGTTCTTTTTTAAATGTTTCAAATGTCTTAGAAGTTTTATCCAATGTTGTAATGTCTGGTTCTTCTGGTGGCCATATATCAGTTACATCAATAAAGCCTTGGTAATCAAATATGGGTTCGAACCAAATACGGTCAAATAACTCATTTTTTTTTACAGAATTATTATCATTGGTATTTTCATCACTGAATTTTTTTTCTGTTGCATATTTGTCAAATAATCTTTTATTTGAAGGATCATTAATTTCCTCGATCTCAGCTGTTGCTATATTTCTTTTATCAATATATAAAGGAATGCGTTGTCCATTTGAATTAGTTACATAACTACCATCTGGATTTTTCTTATATTTTGGAATTAAATATGGTTTATAATTTTGTTTTTTGCCGTTGGGGATCAAAGATAATGGTATTATTTTAACTCTTGAAAAGTCTTCATATAGTATCTTTCCGTCTTTGCTCATTTTCAGTTGCTTCGATTTTCCTGTTATGCTACTATCAGGTCCATCATTATCTATATTATTATAGGAATTAATGCGTTCAAACCATAAATCATTACTACCTTTACCTCTTACCAATTCCGCATTATTCTCTGCTTTATCCAATTCCTTAGCTTCTTCGGTAGTATTAGCTTCTCTAGCTTCTCTAAAAGCTTTAGCTTGTTTTTGTATGTCTTCTTTACCTAATTCATTAAATCTAAGTAGCTGTTCTTTTTTTACACTTTCTTTTAAATCTCCATCATCTGATTTATCAGCAATAATTTTTAATTCTTCCAATTCTTTTGGAGTCAATTGTCTTATTGGTTTGTCAGTTAAATATCTTAATCTATCATTATCTTCGGGAGTAAGCATCTTATATTTCTATTATACTATCTCAATATTTTATTTTGGGAAATTGACATATCGTTTACCATGAAACCGAATCGTGATCCACTAAATAATTTAAATCTCCTTTGATTCGATCAATTTCGTTCAAAATCAATCGTTGGTCGTCCCTGGTTTCTTGGATCTGTTGTTCTGTCAATTGTGCTTTATGTTTCATTCTTTCCGTATACTCTTCCAATATATTCATCGCCCTTAATTGTTGTTGTTTCTCATTCACAATATAATTCCTGTATTTTTCATAATCATTTCTTACACCCGCTAAATATTCATTGTCCTCTTTCGTTTTGTCTAAATATCTACGCTTTTCTAAAAGAAGTTGCTTTTTCGTCCGTATTTGTTCCTCAATTTGTTGAATGAATTTATCACGCACTCCCAACAATTCTGGGCTAATTCTCTTATCCATATCTTGTATTGTATTTCGATTATCTTTTTAACAAACTATCATTTGTTAACGCGTTTATAATTAAATATATTTTGATACAAAACATTCTAACGAAAAAATATTAAAACTTCCTCATCTATTATATTAAGGATGTCAAAAACTGTTGTGGAACCTTTATTAGCGCGTGACGACAATCGTTTTGTTATGTTTCCTATTCAGCACCAAGACATATGGGAAATGTATAAAAAACAAATCGATTGTTTTTGGCGTGCCGAAGAAATCGATTTGTCGCGAGATACCGCGGATTGGAACACGTTAACGCAAGAGGAACAGCATTTTATTTCTATGATTCTCGCCTTTTTCGCGGGCAGTGATGGAATCGTCCTTGAAAATCTCGGTCTCAGGTTTATGAATGAAGTTCAAGTTGCAGAAGCTCGCGCCTTTTATGGTTTCCAAATGGCAATGGAAAATATCCATTCCGAAACATATAGTCTCCTTATTGATACTTATATTAAAAACGAAGAAGAAAAAAACAAACTCTTTTGTGCATTGGAATATTTTCCGTGTATCAAAAAAAAAGCGGATTGGGCGCAAAAATGGATAAAGGATAGTCGTGCGGATTTTGCCAAACGATTGGTTGCATTTGCTTGTGTTGAAGGTATCTTTTTTTCGGGTGCTTTTTGTTCCATTTACTGGATGAAAAAACGAGGTCTTATGCCAGGACTCACGTTTTCTAATGAACTCATTTCACGTGACGAAGCCTTGCATACTGAATTCGCTATTCTTTTGTACAAAAAATTATTGAAACGATTGAGCCCCAAGGTTATATACGAGATTATACATGAAGCAGTCACTATTGAAACCGAATTCATTTGTGAAGCATTGCCTTGTCGGCTTATCGGAATGAATGCTGATCTAATGACGCAATATATTCAATTTGTAGCTGACCGTTTGTCAGTTCAATTAGGATATGAAAAAATATACAATGTAAGCAATCCTTTTGATTGGATGCAACTTATATCCGTTGAACAAAAAACCAATTTCTTTGAAAGTCGTGTCAGTGATTATGCACTAGCAAACAAGACAAAGGATGATTCTGTTTTTGATTTTACGGCGGATTTTTAAACGATATCGGGAAACAAGGTCGGGTACTTATTGACAATCTTTTGTGTGACACGTTTTCCTCGACTTTTTTTTGTAGCATAAAAAAGATTACCTATTCGTTTTGGATATTTTTTTGTTATTTTTTTCTTATAACAACATTTTTTGACATAATGCTTCATTTATATAATATAAAGAAAGATTGTAATGCACTATTGAAAGAAACACTTTATATAAATCGCATAGATATACATTTTTTCTGATTTTGTATAATGAATGTTTTCTTATCAATATCCAACATCATCTTTGTATAATTGGTTTTTTTCTTTTCTATATCACTATATGTTTCACGTTGTGTAACACTCAATGGAGTAATTAAAAACCATTCGTCTTGTATTTGTAAAGTGAACCAATATTTATCGATAGCATATAGTATATGTTTTTGTGGTTCACGTATCAAACGATTTAATCCTTCACGAAAATTTTCAATCAATGTATCATAATAATGATTTTTAACGATGTAACCAGTTGTTGTTTGACATTTAGATACTTTTACACAACAATCATCTATATTTAAAAAAGGTGGCATATTGTTTCCGGCAATTAAAACAACATCCCAAATCTTATGTCGAGAGAAAAAAAGATTCAATTGATTGACAAAGAGAGAAGGATTTGTAAAATGAATATCATCTTCGCAAATCCAAACATGTTCCCATCCTTTGTTCTTTGCCATTTCCAAACAATTTATATGACTCATACAACAACCAATTGCACCATTGGGTAATTCGACAGCATTGAATCGTTCTGCATTAATACCTATTTCTTCCAGTTCCTTTTCCACTAATTCTTTGCGATCCGTTCGTTTTGTTAAATTAATATAAAAGGCGTGTTGTATATCTTTTATGGATTCTAACATTCTAAAATATATATGTATTCTTTTAATTATTTTTTAATGCATTCTTTTTATCGCATTTTAATAGATATAAATTTTTGTAATTAAAATAATGTTGTCTTACTATACTATGCCTAGAAAGAATAGAAGAAAAAACAAAAAAATTACTACCATAGAAAAAAATACTATAGAAAAATCTATAGAAAAAACCAATTTCAATGTTATTGAATTATCACAGAAAGCGATAGAATTGGCAAACAAGGCAGAAAATGCGGACAAGGCAACTGATTGTGTTTGTATTGCTATTGAAAATATAAGCGAACTTGATATAAAAAAAGAATTAACCATTATAAAGGATGATATTCGTATATTGAATCAGTACAATCAAGAAGCGATAGAAAAAACGAAACAATTGGCAGAATTATTATGTGCCGACCCACAATCGCATTATTGTGCTGTGCTGGCTGTTGAAGCTTCCAAAGCGCATAAAGATGCAGAATCGTTTGCGATGGAATATGCCAAAGTTGCCAATATATTGGTGGAAAAATACAGACTTGCCAAAACTGCTGCATTGGAATTAATTTCGGCTGCGATCACGGCATCCAACTCACATAGTATTGCAGCAGAAGCATTTGAAACAGTAGCAAAAAAAATAGAAGAAAACGCCTTTTTTTCTGAAAAGAAGGATATACAATGAAAAATATATTTTTTTTTCGGTCTGTATAATATATAATGACAACAATATCTCTTTTTGACTATTTCACACAATTTGTAAACAATGTGGAAAAACAAGAAGCCATCCAATTGTATTCCTTACAACCAAGTACGATTCAAACAATTCAAACCTTGCTAGAAAAAACACCGCAAATGTTTCAAGAATTATCTCACGAAATTAGTATTATCGTTGAAAAAGGGAGTATAAACGTGCACGACATTATTCCTATTGTCATTACTATGAAAGATATATATAATAAGAACATAACTACATTAAAAACACCCATTACAATAATACAAGGTTTGGATTTTATTGAAACAGTACTGATTTTATTGATTCACGAAAATATTATTCCGATTGATGTAGCAAATAGATATGCTTATATTTATATTATAGAAACATCTATTGATTTACTAGAATCTACTATTGAAGGTAAAAATAACTCTTTTTTAAAAAAAATATGTTGTTGTTTTTTTAAGCAAAAGGAAGAAGATGTTATTACACCGACAAGACGACGTTATAGTGTCGTTTAAAATCATAATGTCGCTTTTGACCATATATAAATATTTTCTTCGTATTTCTGACCCACATTGGTTTGTTTTTGTTTTTTTTGGGGTAAAATCCGGTTGTATTTTTTCAAAGCAATAGTGTCTGTTGCTTCTCCAAATAAGGGAATACAAACATCTTGATATAAATGGCACGGAACATTTAAGCAAAAATATCCACCCGGTTTCAAGTGATTCCATGTCATTTGAAACAGCGGTTTATAAAACGTATCATTCCATTCTTGAGGTGTCTTTTTTGTATTCCATTGTGTCGCCGTTTCTTTGTATAATTCTTTGTTATAATAGGGTGGTGAAGTGAAAACCATATCATAATCCAATGTAGCATAGTCTACTGTAAGTGCATCTTGAAAATACAAATCTATCTCGGTCGTCGTTTTAGTCGATGATTTTAAAAAAGAGGTCATTTTTTCATATGGTTCTTTTAGATTGATGTTGGAATCAATGCCGATATACTTGGGTATAGATAATACAGAGGCGCCGAGAAGACGTCCTCCCCAACCCATTGTGAAATCGAGGATAGATGATGGTTTGTATTTATGATAAATGCGTGCTGCGTGTGTGGGGCGGAAAATGCTGATACCACCATAATATAAATTGAATACTTGTTTAGCGATTTTTATTTCTGATAGATATGGTTTGTTGGTAGAAATGGATAAGATTAAATTCTTAGTAGCATCATCACGGTTCATATAAAAATGGCGATTCCACCAGAAATCATAAAAGGATATTCCGTGTTTAGAGAATGTATTGAGTAATTCGGTATGAATAAAGGTTTCAATAAATGTAAGACCAATTGGTGAAAGAGGTTTGATTGTATCCATATGATTAAGAATGGCTTCTTCAAACCGAATATAATCTTTTTTCGCTTTTTCCTGAGAATGCTCTTTTAATTGTTGTGATATCTCTCTTTGTTCCATTTCCGTAAATGAATGATGCATATTCTTGTATAAAGAGAGAAGGTATTTAAGAATATAAAAACGAATCATTTTCTATCAAAATTAAAATCCCATTTCTCTCTGTTGCGTTTTATTCGTTCTATAATCTGTGTTTTTCGTTGAAGTAAATACAAAATCAATTGTCTTCTTTTTATTCTTGTTTTTTTATCGTTTATATTATTAGCCCTAACATCAGGAGCCCATTCAGTAGCCCTAACATCGAATGCCTTAACATCGAATGCCTTAACATCGAATGCCTTAACATCGAATGCCTTAACATCGAATGCCTTAACATCGAATGCCTTAACATCGAATGCCTTAACATCGAATGCCCTAACATCGGATGCCTTAACATCGAATGCCTTAACATCGAATGCCCTAACATCGGATGCCCTAACATCGGGAGCCCTAACATCTTGACAATCAAAGGCATTGGTTCCGACAAACGGTGGTAATTTTCCTGTTGTTTGTATTTGATTTTTATAAAAAGAAAAAGCACCAATAGAAATGAGAGAAGTAGGAAATATGAGAGAAGTCAACATATTGTTTTTAAAGGCAGCGGAACCAATACAAAGTAATGTACTCGGAAACAATATAGATTGTATACCCAGATTTTCATATTCAAACGCATCTATATAAATAGTTCCTTCTGGAATAACCAATGTTCCGTTCTTATAAGAAGCATTTGAAATACTCTCCACAGAAGAAGGAATTGTAACGCTTGTCATTTGTGAATTTCCCGCAAAGGCACGTGCACCAATATGAACTATTTTATTGTGGAGAATGACACTCGTCATATTTCTATCCGTAAAAGCATTGTAACCAATAGATGTAACAGGATATGCCTTACCAGATAACGGATCGACAAGAAAAAGTGGTAGGATCAAATTTTTGTATTCACCATTGTAACGCACAATAGTAATATTGTAATTGTCATCTGTAACACAAACGAACCCATCTATGCTAAAGTTCATATATATAGTTTGTATAAAATCCTTATTTTTTCATCGCAACTTGTCCATTCGATTTGGAAGTAATACTCATTATTCTAGGATATTGTGGAGAAAACACATTCATACGCGAAACATGATTGTTATTACGAATTGCTTTATCTTGTATCATTGGTATGATTGTTTCCTTTTTATGTGTAAAAGGTTGCTTCTTGTGAGAAATAGTTTTCCAATCTTCTGTCGTTACAACACGTTTGTTTGTTCTTGATTGAATATCTGGTTTGATTATATTTATTGTCGATTCTCTCAAATCATATGTATAATAATTGTTTTGTTCAAATGGTTTTTCTGTCAAAAAAGAAAGGATATTAATAACATTGATTTTATCATTCTCCACTTTGTATATATTGTCTTCCGGATTCAAAGAATCCACATCTATCGAATAAATCAAACGATGAATAGTGGTTAATCCATCTATACCTGTATCCTTTTTACCTACTGTATAATCAGTAGGAGAGATAAGGCGCTGAACACCATCAAACAATTGGAGTATTTCTGGACTGCCAATGGGGTAAAAATGACTGCGATCGATATGCAATCTATTACGTAAACATCGCGCTTGTAAAACGGAATCTTCGTTCCCCCATCCCCAAAAATTGGGATATCCATTGATCTCTTCAAAATCCGACCCTTTGATGACAACTATCCCACCTAAAGCATATTCAAAACCATAATAATGTTTTACGACACCACGTTGTGTCTGGTAATCAAATAGTTTATGAAATGGTAATGTATCTACATCATTAAAAATAAATGTAATATCTTTGTAATGTTCTGGATATTTTTCTTTCATGGTGAGGAATCCAATATTTTTGCTTGCACCTCGATTGAATTGACGATTATCACATTGATGAGAGAAATAGATTTCATAATCGGAATCATCTTCCAAAAGAAAATTCATTTGTTTGCTAAAAAAGAACTTGTGTTGCAATCGTTGTCGATAAGGAACAATAAAAATACGTTTGGGAGTCATTGTCATTGCCGCTTATTTTATTTTGACTGTTTTTCTGTATAAACCCGTTGATTTATATTATTTCCTTTTATCCGGTATAAAAATAGAATGAAATCCAATTGTGAGAGAAGTATTACTAATTTCTCTCGTAAATAATTTCTTGGAATATAAATGAAGAAGACCAATGTAATTTTGACAAGTTTTTTTATCGTAACAGAAAAATAACAAATGTGGTTCTTCTTTGATAGAGAGAAAAGTGGGTTCACCACAAATAGAAAGATTATCTCTCAATGAAATAGTATCAATAATTTTCAAATCACGACATATCAAAAAAGCATTACTTTCCTTTTTGTCTGAATCCAAATGACGCAAAATAACCTTGTCTTCCCAAACAATCGGAAAATCAACACTGTATTTTTCCAAATCATCGTTTCTCTCTATACGTACTTTCTTTGTCTTTTTATTCAGAACAATACGCCTGTATCTCCCACATATATCTATTTTTGAAAAATCAATACTTTCATACAAGGGTGCATATATTTCTATTTCATCCCTTTCCTTTATTTCTCTCGCATATGCATAATGAAACAAAAAAAAGGATTCATCGGCTTTGTATTTTTTAAAACTATTATTTTCTTGGATACAATAAATAAAAGTACTCTTGTTAACACTAAATCGCATCATATTTTTCCACGAGGATGCATAAAAATTCCATTCAAAGGGTGAATCAATTACAATCGTTTTTTTATCCATCATATAAAAATCGTGTACCATTGGAACATATGTAAAAGGAATTTTATATTTAGAGAGAAGAGAGAAATTTGAATCTAAAGAATATATATGCACTTCTTTATTGATGACATTATAATCCAATGTGGTGATTCGTTTTAAAAAGGGATTGTATTTTGTATGACCAGAAAAAAGGCGGACACCAGGAACGCTCTTTTTTTGCAATGTTTTCAAGGTTCTCTCTTCAAATGAAATATCCAAGTGATAAGGATTGTTGTGTTCAAAAAAAGAATAATATGAATTATCAATAGCAACAATATTGGTATTCGATATGTCAAATGGATTTAGAAATGGTGATTTTTGTTTACGTTTTTCAGTTTCCACGTTTTTTTTCATAAACAAAATCTCACCTTTGTCAAAAAAAACACCTTGAACCAATCCATCCGCCATAAATAAATCAAACAAACTAGGAACCGTTTTCATTTTTACATCCGGACCCATTAATCCGTAAAATCCACTTATTTCTGAAAAAGGGTCTCTTTTTTGAAAACTCAAACGAAAGGGAAAAAGGAAAAGCCATATTGTCCATAACATATACAAACTATATATATAGTCTTTATATGTTTCTCTCTCTTGTAAAACAACGAGTGACCAACAGTAAAAAATTGAATTTTTTTTTCGATAAAGAAAATATGTAAATACAAATGATTGCCAAGATATATAATTCTTACAAGATATGGAATACGGAAATAGATAAAGTATCCCAAACACAATTAGATTCAATTGAATCAATTGTTAAAACAGAACAATCGATTCAAAAATCTATATCCTTTCTATCAGGAGGACGTTTGGATACAGTCAATACAAACAGAAATCGTCATATTCAAGCTGCCTTGACCAACTTTCTCTATGAAAATCAAATGGCCATTTCTTTCAAAGAAACGCCCTTGTTACGAGAATTAATGAATGGTTACGATCCACGCTATGCGCATTCGCAATCATTCTTTGAAGAGAGACTAGGGGGTCATTTGTGGTTTGAATATACTTTGACCTTTTTACAAAAAGAAACAGAAGAAACTAGATACATTTTGAATTCATTATTGGAGATTTACAGCGAATGGGATGGAGAATACCAATGCGAATCTTTGTATGCAAACAAGATATTCCGTCGTATATATCGATTCCAAATGACGGAAGAATATGGAACTTTTAAGAATAAATTGGGCGATTCGTGCAAGACAGAGGATGTACTCACTGGATTGGTCTTTTACCAGGAAAATGGAATCGGAAATGGACTATATCGCTCCTCCTTTTATAATGTATTTCTGTTTTATGTTTTGTATTCTGTTTTCCTTGAATTACGCGCCGTTACAGATCTTTAAATTGTTTTATTGTAATTAAATAATGTTTCCTTTTTTATTATGGATGAAATGCATATCCGGATTTTTGATAGAATATATATCTTCTCTATTGTGGGTTGATGAATGTTTGTTTATATATTTTATGTTGCAGATCCATATTTTTTTAAAATAATAGCGGGAACCAATTCCTCGCTCTTTTTTTCTATTTTTTTGTAACATTTATTAATAGTAACTTCACTGATTTCACTCACATTTTTTACCTCTCGTTTTGTTACATTCAACTTACATACTTGTACAATAAAATAAATGATACCAGCTGCAATCGAATGTGGTGTATTTTCCGGCATATAATTCATTTTTTCAATTCGTACCGCAATAAACTGACACACTTTTGTCAATTCTTGATTGATATTTAATTTACTACAATAACGTTGAATAAATGCCTCTGGTTTCGTCTTGCAGAAATTCGTCTTTTCCTTTTGATCCATATCCTTTTCCAATTGATTGATAATGAGTAGCGCATTCTTGCACCCCCTTGTAGCATCCGAAACATCCAAATGAAAGATAGTGGCAATTTCACGTGCCGTTCTTGGATACTGATTGATTCGACATGATATATAAATCGACGCCGCCAATATACCATCGCGATTTTCACCGCGGAAAGTCATTTTATATTCTGAAATCTTCTTATGATAACGCATTGCGTCGTCAATAATTGCTTTAGGAATGCCTGCATTTAGCGACATAACAGTAATACGTTGAAATTCTTCGTATTGTGATTTCTCTTTGTATGGCATTGATTGCCATTCCGTATAACGGCGAATTTTGCGCATTTCATACGAGGTAGAACCGTTGCAAAGAACTTTACATCCAAACGAGGATTGTTGTAATAATGGATTGGTTGGCATTCCACAACGTGTTGGATCAGCGCTTTGATTATCATCCGCACCATAATAACGCCATTCGGGACTATGATCCACCATATCTTTGTAAATAATTCCACATTTTGAATTCACACACGTAAGAAATCCTTCTTCAGAAAAAGCTAAATTGGATTCACAATATTCACATTTTTCACGATCACCTGCCACACGATAAAGACATTCCAAAGCAACATTTTGTTTGCTGTTTTCACCAACCATTTCGTCATCGAAAATATTCCATAATTCGCTTTTTTTAAATATCGGTTTATTTTTTTCTCGAAAACGTTTGCTTTTATTGTCCATAGTTATATCTTTTCTATTAATTATTCATTTTTAACTTCATTTTTTTATTCTCTTTTTTATTCTCTTTTTTATTCTCTTTTTTTAGTAATGTGGGGTTTCAATGTTACTATGTATGTAAAATATTTACCTTTGTTTGTTATACCCTCTACTTTTTTTTGTAGAGAAAAGAGACTATTCATTGGAATAGCCGTAGGTATTTTTTATCCCATTAGTTTTCCAATACTAGGTATTTTCTTTTTTAGTAAACAAGCTCTTCGAATAAGAAAATGATATTGAATTAGAGAGAAATCAATAATATTTTTTATAGATAAATTATATACAAATGGGAAATACACAGCAATCGAATCGATTGTCTTTTGTAGATATTCAAGAATTACTCGACGAAGATAATATAGATAAACTCAATACTACTTTCAATCGCATTATTTCTGAACCTAAAATAAACAATACCCGTACTGATTTAGATGCTATTGCCTGTGAATATATTTTAACAATGGATTATCCTAGTATGAAGAATATGCAAATAAAAGATTATTGTAACAAGATAACGACCCTTGCATCGGATTTGGTAGAAAATTCGTTACCAGAAAAGGAAATAGATTATTGGTACAAAAGAATTCGTAATAGTGATGGTGAAACAAAAGAAAAATGTATCAATATTGCGCGATTTTATACAAAAATTGGGCATTTGTTTTCTGCTATTATGATGGCAATCAATCCGCAATATATTTATGTAGACAAAACAGGAAATCGAAAAAAAATTGGAATACAGGAGAAACATTTGATTCCTAATGACACAGAAATACATGTAGTTACATCGGGACTATGTCAGAAGCGGATTGATATTTTAATGGACAAAGACTTTCTCTCACCGAAAGAAGATCCATTGTTGATAGAGGAAACAGGTATTCCTGAATTGATGGATTTGTATTACGACGCGGATTATGACAAAGAGACAGGAACATTTCGTGCAATGAAACAAGATACAGCGGAAACATACAAACAAGATGTAGATATGTTTTACAAGACATTTACAGGAGAGAAAAATGTTCCGGAAAATATCACATCATTTTCGCAAATTCGTCTGAAAGATTTTAGCAGAGGAAACAAAGACGCTTCATTGAAACAACGTATTTATTCATATCGTTCTTCTTTACTCATTACCTATGCAGAAAACATACGAAATATGATGACCGAAATGAATGAAAAGCACGAACGATTATTGGATATATTAAATCAACTTTTTTTAGTGGAAGAAAGAGAGAATACAATTGTTTTGATACATCCGCGTATGACGGAAGAAACACTTCAACAAATAATTGAAGAATCACGTAAAATAATTATTGAATTATATCTTCATTGTGAAAAAGATTATGAACAAGGATTGAAAATTTATGAAGCCATTGTGGAATCTCTCATATTGGATACATCACAGAAACAAATAAAAACATTGGAAGAAGAATTAGAATCATTGTATCGTCCTTGATATAATAAATATACCACTTCTATGGTATATTTATTTATTTACAACAAATCATTTACAACAAACTATTTACTGTTGCTGTTGCTGTTGCTGTTGCTGTTGCTGTTGCTGTTGCTGTTGCGTAGCAGCTTGGGAAACAGACTGAGCCATTGATTGCTGCTGTGTAGCAGCTTGCTTGGCGTGATTGGAAGCACTCTTCAATGCGCTAATAGCTCCGGAATGAGTAGAGGACTTGGCAGCCTTTTTGGTAAGAGCGACAACCTTCTTTGCCTTGGAGAGGATAGCACGGGCTTTGCGGTTAGCATTGCGAGCTATAGCCTTGACAGTTTTAGTAGAACGCTTTCCTTTAGAAGCACTTCGTCTGGATTTAGTAGCCATCTTATATATATAGTTCACAAAAAAATTAGTACGCTCTTTTTTATCCTAATTCCTAAATATAACGATTTTACTCATCCTTCCTAAAGATATTCTTTTACAAAAAATCAATATAAACAGAATGAAGAATATATATGGTTCTTTATTTACCAAATAGTATCTGTTGAATGCCACCACATTTTGTCTCCCTTTTTTACGTTGTATAAACTCCTAAATAATTCCAAACGAGACATTGGAACATTGGTTCTGTATTTATCCATAGGATGAGGATTTGTTTTGAGTTGTGCTTTTACCGCATTTTTATAGACATGTTGACGCTGTTGTATAGCAAAATATATGAAAAAAGATTGAAAGTAAAGAGAACCAATTGCAGCAAATTCATTCGAATACACTAGTAAATCTCTTAAATATTCTTCTAAAATAGCTACCGCAGAAATATCCGCCATATCTTCACCTACACCAATGGTTGCATCAAACTTGACACCATCATAACCTGCAAACACTTCATATTGTTTGATAATATCATCGATAATCCTTTGGTATTTTACTTTGTCTTCTTTGCTCCACCAATCATTGAGATTTCCTTTGTAATCAAATTTACTACCCATTGCATCCAATGAATGCGACATTTCGTGTGCCAATGTATCCCCAATATACGCCAAATTATACATATGCGATTTACTCAAATCGACAAAAGGTTTTTGCATATAAGCAGTGGGAATATAAATCGCATTCAACAACGGAGTATAAAATGCATTGGCAATATATACCTGACTTCCTGTAAGTTTAAAGAGTTGCCAATCAATGGTCGGAATATCAATAATAGGCTTTCCATCTAATTCAATAAATTTTCTCGTCTTCCATACCGCCAGTTTTTTCATATTACCCCACGCATCATCCGGATCATATTGCAAGGGAGGATCGTAGCGTAATTCTTCCGGTTCACCTACAATCAATTTGATATTTTCCAGTTTCAATAAAGCATACTTTTTTGTTTTTGGAGACAACCATTTGTTTCTGCGTATTATACGTTTGTATACAGTGAGTAGATCATGTCCCAAATTTTTTACATATTGAATAACTTGTGGGTCTCGGTTACGGTCTAGATATTCTCGCGACAACCAAGTATTGAAACAAAAGGAAAGCCCAAAAACGGGATAAATCTCAGTGGGGAATTTAGCTTGTTGTCCACGCAAGAATTGTTCGTGAAATTTGTAATGAATAATGCGCCATTTTTCATCAAAACGGATCATTTGTTTCAAGAAAATATAATACCAATAACTTTTCCATTCTTGTGTCTTCCATTTTTCTAAAAGAATATCCGACATACATTTCAAATAACTGAGATTACCACAAATAAATATATCTGGTGTTTCTTTGCATCCAAGATAATGTGTGAATTCCTCCCAATCAAAATGATATTCTTTCAATGCATCGGCCTTTTTAACTACATTATAATATTCCTTTTCGTTACCATTTTTAACTGAATTACATCCTGAAGCGAGGAGAATTTCACATTCTATTTTGAATACATCAGTCGATTTCAATCCGTGACCTTTTCCGAGTGTCGCATCAAACATTTCATCAATATATTCCAAATACTTTTTCTTTACCAATTCAACATATTTTTTCTCTTCTGGATCCTTTTCATTGAAATAATCCGCCATATAGACTTTGAAATCAAATACTCCCATTTGAGGTATACCGATATGATGACGATATACGTGTGCATTTTTTTCATCAGAATCAACACTCCAATTAAACGGACACGCCCAACTTATAATCTCATTCAAATTGATACGCGCTAAAAATTTCCACAAAGTATCCTTTTTTATAATTTCATCGTACAATTCAATAAAATCTCGGATATGTCTCTTTGTCGTTGATTGACGCATCGTTATGAGAGATTGATATAAATTATTAATGTTTCCTGCAAGAGGAGTTTTGTGTTTTTGTGTATATTCTTTAACAATATCAATTAGTTCAAAATTTATTTTATTTTGCACTAAACGTGCATTGTCGACCTGGACGAAATATTTTTCCTTTAATGATTTATTTTCACTTTGTTTGGCAGTTTCTTTGAGCCAACCATAATTAATATAGGTATAAAAATCATCATTTGGTTTGATCTCTGTTGGAGAGAAAGGCGTTTTGAATTTTTTAATAATCTTTTTTTCTACATTTTCTATTTTTAAGAACGAATCATATTCAGGTGATTTGGATAATTTATCCTCAAACAACATAATATTTTTGTCAACACAATACTCATTTTTCTTTTTTTCAAGACGTTTCTCTTTTTCTTCTTCTGCAAGAGATTTATTTCTACGTGTTATGTTGTTTTTTACCTTTTTTGGCATTTATTATATACAATGACAATAAATTAGTATTCTAATACCGTTCTAAATAATTTATTGTATTAGTTTCTTCTACTTTGATAAATACTTACTTTAAGCTAGCAATTTATGCATCATTTTTTTACATCTTTGCACAGTTGATATATTACGAAGAAAATTTATCACCTAATTGTGTCAATGTATCATCATCATATATGAAATTACCCTTTGGTTTATATGATTGAATAGGAGTATATTTTTTCGAGTTTGCATTTACATTTGATTTTCCCTTTGTTTCTTTCTCTTTGAAAAAGGGATTTTCTTTGAAAAAAGGTGATAGTCCATCGTTTTTTTGTTCTTCTTCGACTCTGCGTCCATATTCATCAAGAACAACACCTGTTTTTTTTTTAAGTTCAGCACGTATATATGAAGGAATAAATTCATTCCAGCATATGAAAAGTGTATTTGGATGAATATAACGAATAGCAAATCCATTGTTTTTTAATTTATCAATAACATAAGCAATACAAGCAGCTTGGTCATATTTTGGAACCCCAATAATAATTTCAGGAACAACAAACCAACAAAACGGTTCATTTATTTTCTGTCGCGCTGTGGTTTTGATTCTCACATGAATGCGATTTAGAATTTTATTAAACAATTCCAATTGATTCATATCGTGCTGCTTTTTTTTCTCATATAAATCATCTAAATTTATCTTTTCTGAAAAGTCCGCAATGTTTTCCAATGTAAAGATATTTGACATATATTACACATTACATAGAAAAAAAGTGTGCAAAGTACACGTACAAATAGGTTTTACACCTTTGCGTATTTAAAACGCCATCCTATAGGAAAGACGCATCTTCCCGTAAGGGAGTATCGTTCATAATCTTGGGAAGAAAACATTCTGGTCTTTATTGTAGAATATTATATAAGAAGCGTTTAAGGAAGAGGTATAAATTTCTATAGAAATATAATTCCATGACAATCAAACATTTAGTGATATCCGGTGGAGGACAAAGTGGTTTGCAAATATTGGGAATTCTACAAGAATTACATCAAAACAATGTATGGAAATTATCTGATATAGAAAGTATTTATGCTACATCTGCAGGGACTATGTTATCTGTTTTATTGATGCTCGGTTTTGAATGGGAAACCATTTATGATTATATTGTTTTACGACCGTGGCAAGAAGCATTTCCCATCAAACCCCTACAGATTTTCAATATTATTACAAAAAAAGGTTTGTTTGATTCTTCCTTTTTTGATATTTTTTATGAACCCTTTTTCAATGCAAAGGATATTTCTTTAAAAATTACAATGAAGGAATTTTTCGAATTTACAAAAATCGATTGTCATTTTTATGCTATTGACATAAATACATTTGAAGTTACTGATTTCTCTCATTATACACATCCCGATTTACCTATTATCCAAGCGGTTCATATGTCTTCTACTATTCCATTATTATTTATTCCATATTCTATAGAAAACAAATGTTTTATTGATGGTGGAATCCTTATCAATTATCCCTTGCAAGAATGTATGAAAAAGGTACAAGTAGTTGAAGAAATTTTAGGTATAAAAAAAATAGATGATGCCCTTTATCCATCTTTGATTCATGATGAATCCAATTTTTTAGATTATATTAGTTGTTTTATTCATAATATAATGAAAAATATTAAAACACCATATGTGGTTCCAAATAACTTTATTCCAAATGAAATTATTTTTTATGGGAGAGGCGTTTCTTTTCAAATTATGAAAGAAATGCTTTATTCTAGTACTATAAGAAAAGACTGGATTGATGGTGGATATGTTATTGCAAAAGAATGGTTGTTGAAACGCAAAGAAATTATACAAGAACCGTCTGTATAAATTTATCCAATGTGGATTTTGTCGGTTTTGCATCAAACTCAATGACCTGTCCATCTTTGATAAGTTTAATAGTTGGATATCCTTCAATTTTATATTTTTCAACCATTTTTTCAATGTCTGGCGTTTCGTTGGTGCAATTCAGTTCCGTAAAAACAATAGAATAACCATTTACAACAGTTCCATTGTATTCCGCCTTGACTTGTTCCCACTCTGGTTTGGCTTGTTTACAATGAGGGCACCAATCCACAGAAAATAATATTAATTCCGCATCTTTGTTTGCATCTGCATCTACGTTGAGGTGTTCTTTGTTTTCTTTGTATTGCACTTTCCATTTTTTAACAACATAATAATAGAATAATACAATAGAAATTAATACAATGATGCTGAGTGTAAATCCTATAAATATTTTAGTTTTTGAAACATTAGAAAATATACCTGCTACTGAATTTCCTGGACTGGTGTTGTTTAAAAAAGAAAACATTTATTTATATATAATATTAAATTAGTTTTTTTTGAACGATAATCTAAAAGAAATTTTGCAAGACTGAAAATAAGAGGACAAAAATAAAAAAGGTTAATATAAGACTACAAACAATATTGGTTTTCACGGCATCCCATGTCCCATCCAAAAAACTGGTTTGCATTAATTTAGTTAAATGTTGTATGTTCATTACGTTTTTATAGATGGTGTATATCAATAAAACAACAACAATTGTTTTGCCTAAAAGAGATAAAAGAGAATACCGTCGCAACGGGCTGACTACAAATACTAAAATGAGCAAAATAGAAGCGCATATATAATTACATACACTTCTTGCATTTTCTGAAAATAGTGCGTATGAATATTCTGGGTCCATTCTTTCCTGTATTATATTGTGGTTATTGTTTTTATTTATATAATATAGGAATGATTCAAACCAAAAAAAAACGAATCAATAAATTTAATAAATCAAAGAGAGAAAACAAGATATTTACAGAAAAAGATTATAACAACGGAAACGGTATGTTGACTACCGTATGGGGGCCCAGTATGTGGCACAGTTTACATACTATTTCGTTCAATTATCCTGTACATCCCACACGTCAAGACAAAAAAAGATATCGCGATTTCATTCTATCATTGCAGTATGTACTTCCGTGCAAATATTGTCGCATCAATATACGTAAGAATTTTATAAAACTGCCTTTGACACAAGATAAGATGAAAGACCGTGCTTCTTTTTCGCGATACCTTTACGACTTACACGAATTGATAAATACAATGATTGGAAAGAATTCTGGTTTATCATATGAAGATGTGAGAGAAAGATATGAACATTTTCGTGCAAATTGTGTTGTCGATAAACCGCGGATATCTGTTACAAAAAACAAAACAAGGAAACATAGAGGTTGTGTTCGTCCATTGTATGGAAAAAAGGCAAAATGTGTTATTCATATTGTTCCACAAGAGAGAAAAATAGAAACATTCCAAATGGATGATGCGTGCATAAAAAAGAGAGATATCACATAGTATGTTTCTGTCTTTATATTGTTTTCAACGTCTTTATATTGTTTTCAATAGTAATTTTTAAACAATATAAAGAAATATGTTTATCGTTTTGCCTTGCGCTTTTTAGATTTATTACGTCTTGTTTTATTACGTCTTGTTTTTTTTCTTCTTTTACCACCCCCTGTTTTTTTAAAAATACTTGGATGTCTTATTTGTAAAGCATCGAATAATAATGTTATTCCTTCTTTACCAACATTATCGACATTATCGACATTCACTTCTCCTTTTTCTGTTTCATTATTACTATCATTTGCATTATTAATAATAGTATTTGTAGTCGCATCTTTTATCATCAATTTATAATTATCTATTGTAGGTGTTTCTCTTGTGAATAATTTCATAATTATAAGTGTAATAAAATTTAATATATTGTCCATATTTCTTATATTTAATGTCAATAAATCAACTGGTAAAAACCCTCTGAATATTATATAATATAACAAAGTAAATATAAACCATAAACCTAGAAGTGATAATGATTCCAAATTTATTATTTTACTAGCTTCTAAAAGCATTATATAAGTAATTTTATTATCAGTATTTATATTTTTTATTAATGTTTCTACAAAAATATTTGTATTGTTAAAAAGATCTATATGTGCATTTACACAATAAGTCATTGTTGTAATAATATTTTGAACCTTTACAAATACTTCATCATTAGTAAGTATAGGTAACCAGTCTCTTATTTGTCCCTTCACACCCGCTATATCAATCACCACACCTTCGGCTTCTTTAATCATAGACTGCATTAATTTATCCAAAATAAATATCAAGTATTTATAGTTTTCTTTATGTAATAAACGATAATCTGTATTAAAATACCAATCTGCTAGTTCTAAAAATTCACTGTCAATAAGTTGTATATTTGAATCAATTTTTCTAATTGTTTCTTCTGGTATATAAGGATTTGTTCTACTTTTTTCAATCATTTCAGTTGGAGTAATTTTATGAGGATTATATGATTCTACTGCATTGGAATCAACTACTGCATTGGAATCAACTACTGCATTTGATTGATTTATTTTATATTGATTAGGATCAATACCTGCTATTTTCATTTTTGAATCAATTTCAGCTTGTCCTCCTAGTAATAATTTAAGCAACATTCTTGCTTTTATTGTTTGTAATTTTTCTGCAGCAAAATTGGGACCAGGTGTTTCTATTTTTACCAAACTTTTTACAAGAAGTATGATAGCTCCAAATGTCATTAATCTATAAACAATAGGAGCTTTTTTTATCTTCGCTTCGTCAAAAACGCTTTTCATTTTCGGATTTATTGTAGCCATATTTATATTAATCATATATAAAATTATTTATTTCTATTACATTCCATATGTACTAAAATCTTGTAGAACTGCTACCGGCATCAATTCATCTTGGTTCTTGTTATTTTTCTTATAAGTGGGAACCTTTTTACAGTGGAAATCAGATGAAGATCTATCTGGACAACGTGCGCACGCTGGACACGGTGGACATTTTCCCCCATTCTTGGAAGAAGATTCTTTAAGCACAGGACACACTGGACATACAGGTGGAACAATCTCTGATTTTAAAATATACAAGTCATCTTGCCCTTGTGGGATTTGTGATGCAGGTATACCTGATGGTAAAGAACTAGAATAATTATATCCATCACTAGGATAATAATTGGCAGGAGTCGAACATGATGGATACGTTGAAGGAGGAGGAGGGGGATTTGACGAAGGATCAGAAGGAGGATTGGACGAAGGATTGGAAGAAGGATTGGAAGAAGGATTGGAAGAAGGATTGGAAGAAGAATTGGACGAAGGATTGGAAGAAGGTTGATTGGTATAAACAACAATGTCTCCACTAGGATAGGTAATTTGTACAACCACATTGCAATCTCCATTGTATATAATACGAGCTGTTCCTCCATATGCCCCTTTAAATACAACACCTTCTATGGTATTTACATAAGATGATTTGTATATATAATTTGTCGCTGTTCCTGTCGAATCAGTAACTTTCAATTGATAAACACCATTTGAATTAGTAAATATAGCAGTTCCTCCTGTGGGTCCATAAAACGTAGTTGTTGTAATGGTAGTAGTATCCATTGCACCACATTGATCTGTAGAAGTAGTACTAGAAGTAGTACTAGAACTAGGAACAGAAGACCAATTTTCGTGACATTGCACCGCATTATCCTGCTTGTATCGTTCTATATATTGATTTGGATGTGTAATGCGAATAATTGCATTACAACAAGAATCATTTTCTACTACTGCAAATGCATTATCAGGACCTTGAAATTGTGCATTTATTATGGATACATCATTTGATATAGAAGGACCCATATAGGTTGTTGTTACACCTGTTGCATCAGTTGTTACAATAGAATAATTTGTGTTATCAGAAGTAATAACAGCAGTATTGTTATTGGCTGTATTGGTAAATGAAAATCCTGTCAAGGTTGTATTATCAGTTGAACAATTGGTATTTGTAAAACCTTCCTTGTAACAGTGATACCCCCCTAAAAAGGAACATAATAATAGACCTACTATCAATATAATAAGAAGAAATATAACTTGATAATTCATTGTATACTTTATACAATGAAAAAAAAGACGACTAAAAAGAGTCAAATCACTTACTAAATATATAAAATTGAAACAATTATCTATTGCATAAAATAGAATACAATGTCTTCTTCAAAAAAGAGTCAGTCAGTTTCATTGATTCATTGTTATGATCCCAATTCGATGACGATTGAAATGGGTATCGACGAAGTTGGACGAGGTCCCCTTTTTGGACGAGTTTATGCAGCTGCCGTCGTTTTACCTAAAGATGATAGTTTTGACCACAGTCAAATGAAAGACAGTAAAAAATTTCATTCTTCCAAAAAGCGTTCCATTGTTTCTGATTATATCAAAAAAAATGCACTCTTTTGGACTATTCAATGGGTAGATGAAACAACCATTGATTCTATTAATATTTTACAAGCTTCTCAAGAAGCAATGCATAAAAGTATTCATATATACTTTGAAAACCAAGAAAAAGAAAAACCTATCCTACTCGTTGATGGCAATTATTTCAAACCATATGCCATAAAAAACAAAGACAATATCGAATATCTAGAACATCATTGCATTGAAGGTGGTGATAATAAGTATACATCAATAGCCGCAGCTTCTATTTTAGCCAAAGTTGCACGGGATGAATATATTGATGCATTGTGTCAAGAACATCCTGAATTGACCGAAAGATATGGAATCGATTCCAACAAAGGATATGGCTCCCGACAGCATTTACAAGGTATACAACAATTTGGAATTACAGAATGGCATAGACGCACTTTTGGAATATGTAAACAATATTTGTAATGTAGAAATAAGCTGTTTCTTATATTTTTTATGCTACAAAAAATTGATTCAAAAAAAAACAATATAAGAAAGACATACTACCAAATATACAATAAGATGACGTCAAATTTTCTCGTGGAACCAACAGATGTGAAAGAAGAACAAACAATATTAGTTTTTGATTTTGAAACAACAGGATTACCAAAAGATAGAAATGCAAAATTTATTCCTGGTCATTCAAAAACAGAAGATTTCCCACATGCTGTACAATTAGCCTATATTCTTTACAACAAGCAAACCGGTTCCACGAAAATAGTAAATGAAATTATTCGCTTACCAGAAGAAGTTGTTATCTCGAAAGAAAGTGAAGCTGTACATCATATTTCCGCGGAATTTACGCGAAGAAAAACGACAGAAGGTATACATTTTCATAAAGAGATAGAAGATGTATTACGAGAGTTTATTATAGATTTTCGGAAAGCAGACATTGTTGTCGCGCACAATATTCAGTTTGATCGCAATATCTTATTGACAGAATTGGATCGTCTTCGTCAAAAGGGAAAAGAAGAATTTGTAGAATTCCTGGATGATTTTTATAATAACAAGATCGAATATTGCACCGCATTAAAAGGTAAATATATATGCAAAGTGGAAAAAATGGATAAATATGGGCAAATGTATTATAAAATGCCGAAATTAGTGGAATTATATAATACATTGTTCAATGTCACGCCAAACGAATCTATGTTACATAATGCCATCGTAGATGTTGTTATTTGTTTTCGTTGTTTCTTCAAGATACGATACAATATAGATATTTATAAAGAGGATCCTTTATTACATACAGAAATAAAAGATATTATCGAATCTTTACATAAAGAACCATTGGTTCCGAACGTACTTCATAAAGATGAATCAAATAACCCTGAAATAGAAAAGATTGATAACATTATTGATGAAGAAGAAAAAACGGCAGATGCTATTGTTACAGCGGTTTTATCACAAAATCGACAATCAGAACGTTTGTCCAAAAGAAGAAGAAAAAACAAAGGAAAACGTTCTAGAAACAGACGTACAAACAAAGGGATTTTGTAATACCTGATATGTTATGCCGAGCACATTTCACAAATATCCGGTTCTTCTTTTTCTTTTTCTTTTTCCATTTGTTGTTCCGGTTCGACTGTGAATTGTTGGGCTTGGTGTTTGCCTTTGCGTCGTAAATAATAGATACCCGTTTTCAATCCCTTTTTCCACGCATAAAAGTGCATCGATGTCAATGTCGAATAATTTGGATCCTCTAACCATAAATTCAAACTCTGACTTTGGCATATAAAAGCACCTCTATCCGCCGACATATCTATCAAATGTTTCATCGGCATTTCCCATACTATCTTGTATTTTTCTCGCATCTTCTCTGGCAACATTGTCAATTGTTGAATACTACCTTTGTTTGCAATAATATTATTTTTTACCTTTTCATCCCAAATACCCATTTGAATCATCTCCTTCATTAAATATTTATTAGCTAAAAGAAATTCACCCGCCAATGTACGACGACTATATATATTACTCGTCAACGGTTCAAAACATTCATTGTAACCTAGAATTTGCGACGTACTCGCTGTAGGCATCGGTGCCGCAAGCAACGAATTTCGCAAACCATATTCTTGAATATCCGCTTTCAATTTATCCCAGTCTTCCACTTTTATAAAATGTTCCTGATTTTTGGTTCCACCTTTATCAAAGGTGGTCCATAAGTCAAATTGTAACTGCCCTTGTGACGCTGGGGAACCGTTAAAAGTCGAATAAGCACCTACCGTCTTTGACAATATTCCGTTGTTGGAAATTGTTTCATTTTCTCGCTCGTATTCATTCAAGAAACTAGTAACCGAATTTGAATTCAATATTTGATCATAACGTTCCCTTGACAAAGCACAACTCTTTGTTAATGCTGCATAATAAATGGTCTCGAAAATACGTTTGTTCATAGTAATTGCTTCTTCACTACAATAAGCAATATCCATTAAAATAAATGTATCTGCTAATCCCTGCACTCCAATACCAATCGGTCTATGTCGTAAATTACTACGACGCGTTTTTTCTGTCGGATAATAATTAATGTCTATAATACGATTCAAATTATTTGTAATTACTTGTACCACTTCATTTAAACGCGCATAGTCAAACGTCTTGTCCGGTAAGACAAACGCCGGCAATGCCACACTCGCCAAATTACATACCGCTGTCTCCTTTTCATCCGAATATTCCATAATTTCCGTACATTGTGATGTAATAATACCATTGAAAATACCTGCATTTCTTTTTGGTTCATTAAAACAATAAGTATCGTCTTTTCTACCATTACGTCTTGTTGTGGTAATATATATAAATTGTTGTGCGTTACGTTGTGGTATAAAATCTGAAATTTTTAGACGTTTGGGTGCAAAACCATTCGCAACAAGTTTTTGTAATTCACAAGATGTTATCAATAATCTATATAGTGGTTTACAAATATATTCCTTTGGATTTTTATTTGAATCTGGCATCATTCTTGTCGCACCATTATGCATTTGTCTTACTTTAGGATTAATACCACAAGTCTGTAACATCATTTTGACATTTATTAAAAATTCTTTTTCGATAGAACTTATTTGTAATTGTTGATTATCACCATTTCGTGCGATGCAACCATCTGCGTCACAATATCCTGAAAACCATTCCATTTTATTCATCAAAGAACCTTTCATTGGTACAAGAAATTTTTCATTTATATCAACAGGTAAGGTTACATTTAATCTATCTTGTGTATCTTCATTTTCTATACTTCTATAATTTAAAAATGGTAATACATCTTTTTTTTCTCCATATAAAGACATTATAGGTTTTTTAATATAAGATACTCCATTACATTTAATATTTGTTTTTCTTACTAAATTATCATTAATATCTTCATAATCAATATGTCTTTTACAATACGAATGATTTACTAGTGCTTTATGTTTCTGTTCTGTGTTTTTGTTATATGTTCCATCACCACAAAAAAACCCGTGTGTATAAGCATATTTAAAATCTTCTTTACCATCATTATTAATAATAGGGAAATTACATTTTATAATCTTATCTCCTTCCTTTAAATATTGTGCTTCTGTTAATACAATATGTTTTTTTGATTTTGAATATTTATTTTGAATATAAAACTTATGATATGGTGTGCACATTAGTATAGATCCATCATTTGTTTCTACTTCCATTAATTCTTGATTTTCCCCTGTTTTCACGATAGTGACAGGACTGAATTCTTCTCCATTCCATACATTCACATTTTGCCCTTCCAGTGTTTTAATCTCAATATGTCCTTTGTCTGTTAAAATTTTTGTTTCTGGTGCTACACATAAATTTGAACTCTTAATAGTGCCGATATTTTTTTGATTTGATTTCTCATTCGCTGCATCTTTATACAAAAGATAAGGCGTTCCTGTCTCCATCTGGGAATCTAGAATTTTAAACCAAAGATCACGAGCATTCACAGTCCGTCGCGCCTTTCCGTCTGTTTCATATCGACAATAGAGTTCTACAAAGGCTTGCCCATATACGTCTGATAATCCAGGACATTCATTTGGACAAAAATATGACCATAATGCATTGGTTTTTACACGTTCCATAAAAAGATCGGAAACCCATAAAGCATAAAATAGATCACGTGCGCGCATTTCTTCATCACCGTGATTTTTCTTCATTTCTAAAAAATCTTCGATATCTGGATGCCATGTTTCCAAATAAATCGCAAATGAACCATTTCGTTTTCCACCTTGATTGATGAATCGTGCTGTATCATTAAAAACCCGCAACATAGGTACAATACCACTCGATTTCCCATTTGTACCTCGTATCAATGAATCTTTGGCACGCACATTATGAATATGTAATCCTATACCACCTGACCACTTTGATATACGTGCACAATCCTTCAATGTATCATAGATACCATCCAAACTGTCATCTTCAAGTGCTATCAAGTAGCAAGACGATAATTGAGGACGTGGAGTACCCGCGTTAAATAGTGTTGGTGTAGCGTGTGTGAAATATTTTTGTGATAATAAGTCATAGGTTTCTTTGATGGCAATCAGATTGTTTCCGTGAATTCCGATGGCAACACGCATCCACATATGTTGTGGACGTTCTACAATAGTTCCATTGATTCTAAAGAGATAAGCACGTTCCAACGTTTTCAAACCGAAATATTCAAACAAATAATCGCGCTGATAATCAATCATTGCATTGATTTCTTCTCTATGTTTGACTACCATATTCCAACATTCTTGGGATATCAAAGGACTATGCACTTTATTAGGGTCATAGAACCAATACAATTGTTTCATTACATTGTAAAATGAAGCACTAGTATTCTTTTGATGATTGCTAACAAAAATACGTGCAGCCAATGTTCCATAATCAGGATGTTGCGATGAAAGAGATGCACATTGTTCACATGTTAGTTCATCAATTTTGGTTGTAGGAATACCATCATATAATTGGTCAATCACCTTCATTGTCAGAGAAGAATAATTAAGTTGAATATCCACTTCTTGACCTATTTTTCTAATACGATTGACAATCTTATCAAAAGCAACAATCTCTTTTTGCCCATTACGTTTTGTCACATACATATCACTCATTGTTCTTCTTTATAAGAGGTGGAATGATTTTAAGTTGTTGTTTTTATAATACAAATTTTGGAAAGAAAATAATTCTAACAAAATAACAATATGTGTTTTTTAAAAGAAGAAATAAAACCAATTATAGAGAGAAAATTGACATCACAAAAACAAATATGGAAAATTATATATTATACTTTTGATGATAGTATTGTTACTTTTATCAATCGTGAATGGTTCCTTATTGATGATAATACATGTATTTTCATAACATTTGAATATCATCACACTATTCAACCAGAGTATAGAGAGAAAAACATATTACAATGTATAAAATTTCGCATAAAAGGTACATATGAATCTTATTCATTTGATTCCATAGAAGAATTTATAAGTTATATTATCAGTCATCCTTCTCTCTGTAAAATAATAGCAAGACCTTTAACTCTGGATAATGTATTTCAAAATGAAAAGAGAGAAATGAATGAAAATATAAAATGGAAAACGTGGGTTATCCAAGAATACAATCATTCTATTGCAGAACAAATAAATTGTCTCTTTGTATAGTAATATGCCTCAAACAATAACTGTTTTAGTCTCTTTATTTATATTGATCATTGTCGCTTTATTCGCGGGTTCTTATTTAGAGAACAAGAATCTTGAAACATTTGAAAATCGTAAATCATACAAAAAAATGTTTCATTATAAAAAACGTTTTGAAGATGAAGACATATTATTACAAGGCGTATATCCTATCATTCACGAACCAGGTATTACAGCCAATAGTATTACAGATGTATGGTGGAAACGACCCATTTTCCCAGTTGGATCATATGCACAAATCACAAACAATCTTCGTTATAGAAAGAATCCTGATGATGGCGAATGTACTACAATTGATTTTTGTGATTCACTTTACAAAGACATTCGAAATAAGTCAAATTATGTATTTCCTCTTCCACCTGTTCCCACAGAACTTAAAAGTGGTACAAAACGTGTTAATTACTTTAATACACCATATAACCTCTTTCTCGGAAATCAAGCCGTCGAGTTACCCGTCTTTCAATAATATTATTTCGGTTTTTCAATATTTTCATCCTTTTTAAATTCTTTTTTTGATAATGCATATTGCCCACACGGACCACAGTGGTCTTCATTTGATAAATCTATTTTATTGTTCATCTGAGTATTACAATTATCTATTCTCCATCTTCCAAGAGGTTTTGTTACTACTTTTGTCGTAGCTATTTTCATTGTCAATATATTTTTTATAATAGTTGTTATGTATTTCATACTATATGATAAGTATTCTTATTTTTAAGTATTTTTTATTTCGTAATTCATTTTCTACAAGGAATATTCTACAAGGAATAAAAGAACATTCCTGAGAATCCATTTTTTATTGCTTTGTAAATCATAATTTTTACAAGTAATAAACCTGCTTCTCTCTATTTTTTGATTGAAATGTCTTCTCCTCGTGTTTTGAAAAAGTTGAATGATAACAAGACCAAAGTATCACACTTTCAAAATGAACCGATGGATGCAACCGTTTGTGTTCTTTTCAGTTATTATCGTATTCACGATTTTTTAACGGTCATCAATGACCACGTTGGTTTGGAATTGATTTTCAACGGTTTGATTATCGTTACCGATAAAAAATGCAAGGCAGTACGTACTCTACCTACAAATTGGGAAATCTATACACCTCCTCTCAATAGAAATACTCAAAACGATGGTTGGCATTACAATGAGGAATGGCTCTTTCACAATGCTCTTGCAGAACACTGTATTTTTCGTTATTTTAAACCTATGGAAGAGGTGTTTCATATCTATGCTAATCACCCTACTCTATTGATGCGTGACAATTTCTTTAGAAATGAAATCTATGCATCAATGATCCGTTTTTTTGAATACATTGATGTAACGGATAAAAATTGTCCTGCGTTCCTTCTACCTTGTTATACCTATTATAAAAAGGTGCGCGTATATTTGCGTAAATACAATCACTTTCTGCATCTCTTCCTTTTAAGAAAGAGTCTTCCTATTGAATTAAATAGTGTTATTATGTCTTATCTATAATTTGTATTGCTTATTACTTATTTTATGTAATATAACCAAAGAACCTTTTGTATTCCAAAGAATATTCTTTCCTGTAAAAGAATGTTCCTAGAAAGTTCTTTTCAATATTGTTCCTGAGAATTCAATAAAATATAATTTTGTTTTGATTGTAAAATCAAATTTTATTACCACGAAACTACACCATATTTAATTTTTCTCTATTTTTTGATTGAAATGTCTTCCAGGTCAAACTCTATCATTGTATTGAAAAAGTTAAACAACAACAACAAAAAAATAAAATGTTTTTTATCAAAACCGATAGAAGAGATCATTTGTGTTCTTTTCAGTTATCATCGTATTCACGATTTTATAACGGTCATTAATAATCCTGTCACAATGGAATTGGTTTTGAATAGTTTGATTATCGTTACCGATAAAAAATGCAAGGCAGTACGTACTCTACCTACAAATTGGGAAATCTATACACCTCCTGTCAATAGAAATACTCAAAACGATGGTTGGCATTACAATGAGGAATGGCTCTTTCACAACGCTCTAGCAGAGTATTGCATTCCTAATTTCTTCAAACCTATGGAAGGTGTGTTTCATATCTATGCTAATCACCCTACTCTTTTATTACAAGATAGATTTTTAAACAATCCAACCTATTCGTCTATGATTACCTTTTTCGATTACATCGATGTAATGCATATGAAATGTCCCGAATTCCTTCTACCTTGTTATACCTATTATAAAAAGGTGTGTGTATATTTGCGTAAATATGATCATTTTCTGCATCTCTTCTTTTTAAGAAAGAGTCTTCCTATTGAATTGAATAGTGTTATTATGTCTTATCTATAATTTGTATTGCTTATTACTTATTTTATGTAATATAACCAAAGAACCTTTTGTATTCCAAAGAATATTCTTTCCTGTAAAAGAATGTTCCTAGAATGTTCTTTCCTGTAAAAGATTGTTCCTGAGAAAAGATACTTTGCTTTTACTTGAATAATAAATCATTATTATTGATATTATTATTATTATGAATATGAGTGATAAGAAATTATTGACGTTGGGAGTGATGAATTTCTTTTTTAAGAAAGAAGAGTGTAAAAGTTTGAGTAACTTTTGGGAATGTATTGTTGTTATTGAAGATGATGATAAAATAAGGGAATATGATAGTGGTGAAAATTGCTTTCATGGGGAAAAGTTTATTAGAATAAGTAAATATTGTGAAGATGAAAATAGAAAAAGGGTATTAATGGAATATGGGAGTAGATTTTTGAGAGGTATATGTGAAAAAAATGGTGCGATAGTAAAGAAAATGGGTAGAAATTTGATTTTGGATAAAAATGAATTGGATTTATGGGAAAAATTGAGTATAAATGTTCAAAAGGAAATTTGTAAATATAAATATGAGAATTATGAAGAGGTGAGAAATGATTTGATAAAAAGTAGGGGTAGGGTTTTAATTCATCCTGCTATGAGGTGTAGTGAAGAAAAAGTAAAAGGTAGATTATGGGAAGGAAAGGGTATTGTTGTAGATGGTAAAATAGAGGTGATAGGTAGAAATATGTTGGGTAATTTATGGATGGAAATTAGAGATAAGGAATGAAAATATGTTATCTGTAATTAGTATGTATTAGTATTATATATTTTGTATGCTATTTGTAATATAATTAACATAATCTTTTTACATTTATTCACTCATTTTTCCTTTAAATAAATTGTCTGGATATAAAAAGCAAAGATTTCCTTGGTCCTTTTTAATAAATGGACTGATATATGAATCCTCCTTTTTAGAACGTCGTGCAGGTGCTCTATGTTCGTATCCAGTAATTCTCTCGTGTTCAATGATTTTCCATATTTTACCCAAACATTCAATATTGTCTCGAAACCATTGACGGTTTCGTAAAACAAGTACACAACTGTATTCTTCCAATTTCCAATATATATTTTTAATCCAACAATGAGAATATTGCATATTATCCATTTGCTGTTGAAACCAGGGTTCAAACTCGGCTTGATCCATTGACAATGGTTTATACACATAATGAGGCCTACCTTCGGATGTTGAAAAATACAATATGATACCTTTTCTATCACCTTCTCTCGTCTCTAAAAAGGCGGATTCAATATTGGAAGCATCTTCTAAAAACGATGCTTCATTTTCATATTCTACAAACTTAGTTTCCAAAAAATCGCATTCATTCAAATCACATGTTTCCATTTGCAATTGCATTTGAATCCAATATTCTTTTTTAGGAATACCATCAATCTCTCGGTTTACAATGTTTTTGATTTCCAACATACGTCCATATCGATTTGAATCAGATGTAATAACAATCCCGTCAGGAGAAGCTCCTAAATAAGGATATTGGTCGTGTTGAATACAACCAAATTCACCCACGCTTAATTTGTATTCTTCTTCATATAACAAAACTGAAATCGGTTCATATTTTTGCCCCCAATGTAAGGAAGATTCTATGTTTACAAACGATGAACTGACATGTTTGTTTTCACTTCCTTCTTGGTTACCTCCTCCTCCCTGGTTACCTCCTCCTCCCTGGTTACCTCCCCCCTGACTTTGACATTTTTCAAATATCAATTGATTTTGAGTGCTCTGGTTTTCAAAAGCTTTATATGCGTTACTAGCTGTTATTAAATTATGACGAAAATTATACCACGCTTCTGTGCGTTGAACAGGTTGTGGTTTGGAAGACAAATAGTCAATTTTCTGTTCTATTTTTTCCCTTTCTTTTTCTGTTTTCTTTCTCTCGGAAACAAATGTAAAGGCAAAGGAACGTGGAGGATACAATAAAGAATAAAAAAGTTCCAAAGCAATTTCTTTGGCTTCTTCTAATACAATATTCCATTCATCGGAAGATAAAAGATTTCTATAAAATATATCGTGAGTATTGCAAAGAACAGAATAGATATGATCCCACATTTCTTCTTCAAAATCAGGTTCAGATATCTCTCGTGGATTCTCATCCACATAATCCGTCATCAATTGCAATATACTTTCAATGAGATCACATTCCTCTGATTCAGTCAATGTATACATTGTTTCCTCTTCCTCTTCCTCTACCTCCTCCTCAATAGACAATTCCTCGAGAGATTCCAAGTCATCAAGATATGTTATTGTTTTATAACAAGAACAATAGGTCATTGTTATAAATATATACTTTTATATTTATACCTTTTTTCTCTTATTCCTCTTTTTTGTTTCGTATTGTACTGTTGCTTTTCTTAGGAAGCGAAAGACTTTTAATAGTATTAATTCGTTTGTCCATATTTTTCAATGTAAAATGTTTATTACTCTTTTGAAATGACAAAGCAGGAATGTCTGTAATGATACATTTTTCTTTGTCATAATAAACATCTTTGATACGCTGTAATTTTTTTCTGTCCAATGAATCCTTTAAAAAGGCAATTAGCAATTCCTTTTCTTCTTCTGTATATAGATTGGTCAACGAATATGATTCTGCATAAAGAATTAATTTCTTTATTTTAACTGTCTTGTCTAATTTAGACCACGTCTCATTTTCCTTGTTTAATTTGCTATCTTCTAAAAATTTTTCCAAATTATTTGCATCCTCCTTGGAATATTTTATATCCGATAAAACAGTTCCATTCATTAACATTGTTTTGTATTTTATGTTTTTCAATTCAATACATTCTTCCAATACATCTTGTTTTATGTCCCTTTGAATATCTTTCTGAAGACCATCTTCTACTATTGTTGTCTCCATTTTATATACTATATTATGATACCCTAGTTCTAACTTGTTTTTTTGTAAATATATTTTGTCTTACCTTTTTTTAAGCCGTTTCTCTATAACTAGCATATCCTAGAAAAGCCATTAAAAAATACAATGGTACGATTTTAAATAAAGCTATTATTTTTTCTTCTGAAAATTCCTTGTTTTCCTGTATTTTTTTGTTCATTTCTTTCCATAAGTAGGCAAAGCCGAAACAAATTATTGTTTAAATATGATAAACCATATAAATATTTTTTACCATATAATTACAACCAATGAATGATTATGTTTCAAATAATATTTAACCGCACCCAATTTATAATCATCGCTTTTGTATTTATTTATACAATAAAATAAGAAAAAATACTCATATTTTGTGCGAACTTAAATGTTCAAAGGTGTATAAGTTGTGTTTGACATTATATATATATATATATACATATATAATGGAAGACACAAATATAGAAGAAATAAAATCGATCCCTATTCAAGGTCAAAACAATCGATATCAGATTCGAAAATGTATGAAAGAGAGAAAAGAAGCTACAAGGAAAAAGAATGCAATAGAAATTATCCCTTTTGAAAAACAAATAGTGATTCTAGAAGATATTTATTATGAATTGTATCCTTCTTATAAAAAAAGGTTGAATAATGATTCTCTCCCATTTACAGAAGAAGAGAGACATCGATTGTCAAAAGAAATAGAAAACAAACGCGGGAATTACAAACAACAAGATATTCTAAAAAAAAGATGGGATGAAACATTGTTTATCGATTATCAGTGTATTGTAAATCTATTATACAAGGCGCAATTGTTATGTTTTTATTGTCAACAACAAATATTGATTTATTATGATTTTGTTAGAGAAATGAAACAATGGACATTGGATCGTATCGACAACAATCTTGGACATAATCAAGGGAATGTAGTTATAGCATGTTTGGATTGCAATCTAAAAAAACGGAAGCAAAATATAGAGAATTTTGTCTTTACCAAACAATTACAAATAGTAAAAAATGATTGATTATTTCTTTCTCTCTTTTTGTTTATTATAAGCCAAAACAAAAAAGGCAATTGAAATAAGTAAAAAATATATACCTGTTGAATATTCAAGAAAGGTTTCCGAGAAATTTTTAGATAGAGAAGCACCATAAAGTGCTGAAAAACAAAAAGGTATTATTAGACAAATAGCCACATAAAAATCGACTTGTTTTCTTCTATAATATTCAATCACAGCAAGTAAATATATTGGAGGTAAAACTGTAAGTAAAATAGTACCTTCAATGGTTTTATAATCCTTTATTACTTTAAGAAAAGCAAGACCCAACAGCATAAATTCCGCACCTGATACAGCTAGTGCACCCGAGAGAGTGCCTCCTAAAAGACCTAAAATAATACTAGTAATTGTAATATACATTTATTATATGCAAGTATTTTTATATAAACATTTTTACAGAAATTCTTTTCGTACAAATCATTTCTAAAATAAGCATTAGAAATATATGAATCAATCAAGAGAGTGGATTCATTGGAAATGGACATTGGGTGAAATATACGATAGAAGCAAACGTGTAAAACGAGTTGTGAATGAAAAAGAACCCCAAAACAATCATATATTGAAACAGTGTTTATTATCTGAAGAAGAATGTTGGAGACAGGAAAATACCTTGGCACAACAATCGATAGGTGGAGATGATAACAAGAGAGAAGATACGAACAATCGAATGTCACAACGAGAATGGACTATCCAAACGGGTATCAATCCGTATTCAAATAATAATTATATGGATGATTTGATTGTCCAAGAAACATTTTTAAAACCCATCAATAGTCAAATCGATCGATTAAATACCAAAGAAGAAGAAAAAATGGCTTCGTTTCCAAAGAATTAATTTTAATAGAAAAGGGCTTAAAGTGAATATTTAAATATACAACTACAATGTCGACAAGTTATATATCACAGAATGATTTATTGTTGAACAATCTCTTGGAATTTTACAAGAATGACGAGTATTTAAACAAAATGTTGAGTATCATTACAGGTGAATCTAATATTTCGTTACGTATTGTGGATTGGTTTGCAACAAATTATGCAAAGAAGAATTTTACATTATATACTTTATCTTCTGAAATGGGACAAAAGCGATTCAAGGTCTATGTAGATTATAAATTAAAATTAAAGGCTTATAGTAAGAATAGGTTCGATCCTTTTTGTCGATGGGAGAGAATAAGCATACCATACAAGGGTGATAAATGGATAGAAACTACAATTGGTCAATTGAATTTTTTTAAATGGACAATAGAAAATAAAGTATTGGATTACATCGAGGAGCATTATACGGAGATTGAACAAGATATGAATTCACGAAATAGTACATCCAAGAGAAAGGAATTATCAATGGGTGATGCCAAGACGAGAAAGAAGCGGGAAGAATTGTCTATTTCTGCGACAAAGAGTATCAAGAAGGAAGAGGTTGAAATTGTGGTGAATTTTCATTAATGTGTATATTTAATGTTGAATAAATTATAGAATAAAAAAACTTAAAGGAAAAGTATGTTTATAATATGGAGACCCGGTTAGCTCAGATTGGTAGAGCGCCAGCCTTTTAAGCTGGTGGTCGAGGGTTCGAGTCCCTTATCGGGTGTGTATTGTTTTATATGGGGTAGTGTTTACGTCTTGTTCTATTAGATGTATTTATGAAAGGAGGATCATCTTCTTCCTGTAGAGAATTTTGTCGTGAACAAAATATTTGTGTTAAATTGTATATATTTATTGAATATTGTAAAAAATTTTCTGCGATAATAAAAAATAACAGATAATCAAGTGCCATTATATATTTTTATGTAATTTGTTACTTAATAATATATAATATTATAATAAAGACATAAATAATCATTCTATTATGATGTTGTTTTTAACATAATTATTTGGATATAATTGCATTAGGTTCTTTATTAATTAATGTCAGTTTTTGTTCTACCTATTTTATTTGTGCACGATATACGTCTGATAACCGCGAAGATGTTTATTCTTATTCAGAAACATTGCCGTTGTATCAAAGACATATAATAAATATATGATGCGTATTTATTATCGCGTATTTTAATATAAACCTTTTTCAATGAATAAATATAATGGGGAATGTACCTACGAAAGAAAAATTAAATTTTGAAGACATACAATATATTCGTAAACACCCTGATAATTATTTATTCATTAATACCTTACCAGTAGGTGAGCAAGATTGTTTGATTATGGGTTCTATCCAAGCATCCCAAGAAGAATCCATAATAAATGAATATATTGTAAACAATAAACGCGTTCCTATTGTTCTCTATGGGAAAAATACAAACGATGATACTATGTTTGTTAAACACCAGCAATTGACACGTCTTGGATTCAGTAACGTATTTGTTTATCTAGGAGGTATCTTTGAATGGTTGATGTTACAAGACATTTATGGTTTTGACGAATTTCCAACCACACGAAAAGAATTGGATTTTCTCAAATACAAACCACGAAAACAATTATTGACACATGTAATGATTGGAAATGGTTAAGTTTCCATTGCACAATGATTTATACCCTCGTTTGATAATGCATCGGCCCTAGTATTCTTATCTCTATAGACGTGTTCAAATTGTATATTTTCTATCATTTTGGATAGTGTCTTTGCTTCTTTATACAAAGATAGTATATTTATAGATTGTACCTTGTATTCTCCGCGCATTTGTCGAATAACAAGTTGGCTATCTCCACGAACTAACAAACAAGTAATACCCATTTCAACTGCCTTACGTAATCCAATAAGTAAACCTGTATATTCCGCTACATTGTTCGTCTTTTTGGCACCCACATACAAAGAATTTGCCCATATTTCTTCCTTGTCTTTGTACAAGACAGCACCCGCCCCTGAATGACCCGGATTGCCTTTACTGCATCCATCAAAATATAATATATATAAATCCATAATAATCTATTATATATTCATTTGTGTCTTTATATTCTATTTATATATTCAATAAAAAACAATTTAAAGACCCAGACCCAGACCCAGACCATAATGATAATTATTTATACAGTCGTCACACTTGCAAACAGTCGTCACACTTGCAAAACGGGTACACATTTTGTACAAAAGAAACAATGATGACAACAACGTATATTTTCGTGGTTAGGGCAAAATCTCCGCGTTATATTTCTATCATGATTATGCAAATATCCTTGACAAAAACTATTTCTCTCTAGGAAAGCATTGTCTTCCATTCCACAAAGATAAGCTTCACATTTTTTACCTTTTCTCTCTTTGATAAGACTATGCAATATACTATCTGGTATATAGGATGCTTCATAATAACTAATATATTTTTGGTCAGATAAACGAACAAATCGATTCATTAAATCTACATGAATCAATGAATCCGTTTCCTTGTGCGATTCTCTCGTAAATAATAATGGTTCTCGTTCTACCTCGTAATTTGTTGCAAAACGTATTCGCACCTTTTGTTGTATTCTCTCTTGCAAAATAGGAAGCAACGCAACAAAGGGAATAGACAAGACCTCGAACGAAGTAAGCAGTTTTCGCTTGTTCCTTTCTACTTGATCTATAGAAAGACCTGAAATAATAGAGTCTTCCCTCGGAAAGACAAATGATTCATTTCTACACAAAGGACAACGAACTCCATAAACAGAATCGTTGCGTTTGTATTTACGTAATAATAATTCACAATTTGTACATACCATATGACCACAATGTTGCAATGAAACAAATGAATTCATTGATTGTAAACAAACAGGACATTCTTCTGTATTTGTGCTTTCCATTTTATACAAAAGAGAGAATAGAATTATAAACAATCAATTTTTATATATAAATAAAAATTGATAATAAAAATAATATAAACAATAAAGATTATATTCATAATGAACTTGTATCAAACAAAACTTACCAAATCGGAATGGAATTCAACAGAGATTCCTGTTAGCGAACAAGAAAAGGAAATCCTATTATTGATTATAAAAGGATTTCACGATGTTAATATAAAATACAACAAACATTTATCCCTGTTTGGATTTTTACGTATTGATTATAATGAAGCATTGGAAGACTATTTATACAATACTTATTTTCACGAAAAAATTTACGCCATCGAAAAAAATGTCACCAAAGTAAAAGCCACAGTGGCTATTAAAAAAGCCGACCAAATTCGCATTGAAAACAACAGCCAACCTGAAAATGTAAAAACAGTGTTTGAATATATTCTCATTGACTTGGCAGAACAAGTAATAAATGCCTTTACGAAATCAACAAATAAAAAAAATGGTATTTTATCCTATTTTACACTCTATAAACTAGTTCGGTTTAATATACGTAATATGAATCGTCATGTTTGTCAATTCGTACAAACCATATTGACAAGATTTGAAAACAATATTGATATGACTCACGTGATTCAAAACGCGGTCCAATGTATTGAAAAAAACGTAAAACTATTGGAATACGCAGATATGACTTTATATGAACACCAAAAACAATTATTTACCCTTGTGAAACGACAGGAACCTAAACTGATTCTCTATATTGCACCCACAGGAACTGGAAAAACACTCTCCCCCATAGGACTTACAGAACAGTTTCGTGTCATTTTCGTTTGCGCAGCGCGACACGTGGGTCTTGCATTAGCAAAATCCGCCATTTCTGTGAATAAGAAAATTGCAATGGCACTTGGATGTGCAAGCGCAGAAGATATTCGTTTGCATTATTTTGCCGCCAAAGATTACACAGTCAATAAACGAAGCGGTGGAATTGGAAAGGTGGATAATAGCAACGGTGAAAAAGTGGAATTGATGATTTGCGATATCAAATCCTATATCACAGCAATGTATTATATGTTGGCGTTTAATGAACCTGAAAATATCGTGGTTTATTGGGATGAACCAACAATCACTATGGACTATGAAACCCACGATTTACACGAGACAATTCGTACTGTATGGAAAGATAACAAGATTCCAAATGTAGTATTGTCTTCTGCAACCCTACCAAAAATGTACGAATTGACAGATACTTTGGCATCTTTCCGAAATAAATTTTCAGGTGCTGAAATTTTCAATATCGTCAGCTATGATTGCAAAAAGACGATTCCTCTTATTAACAAAAACGGATTTGTTGTATTACCACATCATTTAGCAGAAGAATATTCTATATTGTTAGATATTGTAAAACATTGTGAAAACAATTTGACATTGATGCGGTATTTCGATTTACAAAATGTTGTGCAATTCATATTGTATGTAGAAGAAGGTAATTATATTAATACAAATTCAAAAATAAGACGTCATTTTGCATCCATTGATGATGTAAATATGATGTCCATCAAACTGCATTATTTGCGATGCTTGAAACATATAATACAAGGAACATGGGGGGCCATCTTTTTAACTCTTCGGGCTTTACGAACAAAGCGTATTACAGTGAATGATTCTGTGGATACAAAAGGAAATAAAATAAGAAAAATTTCCAGTATTGGACCAGGTATTAAAGAACGTGTTACAGAGACAACGACTGATTTACGGCGTATGGCAAGTATGCAGCACGAAAATGTACGAGAAGAAGAAGAAGTACAACCTGGTATTTATGTAACAACAAAGGATGCTTTTACATTAACAGATGGACCTACTTTGTTTTTAGCAAACGATGTAGAAAAGATTGCCAAGTTTTGTATTCAACAAGCAAATATTCCATCCATAGTAATGAAGGATATTCTAGAAAAAATCGATTTCAATAATGTAATCAACGAAAAAATGCGTATTTTGGAAGAAGAACACGAAAATTTAATACTCAAAAATACATTGAAAGACAATGCCAACAAAAATGGAAAAAATGATCGCGTCAAAACAATGAATAGCGAAGATGACCGACGCAGTAAAAAAATAGAAGCGGATCTGGAATTACTACGTCAGAATATCAAGTCCGCACAATTGAATGAAACATTTGTTCCTAATAAAATATTACACGCACAAAAATGGGCAGAATCCATCGCCCCTGCTAATATATTTACTTGCGATATGGATGAACGAACTGTGATGAATATAATGATGTTGCAGAATATGAATGATTCGTGGAAAATACTATTATTAATGGGTATTGGTGTATTTACAAATCATACCAATGTAGAATATACGGAAATTATGAAATCATTGGCTGACCAACAGCGTCTGTTTCTTATTATCGCATCAAGTGACTATATATATGGAACCAATTATCAATTTTGTCACGGCTATATGAGCAAAGATATGAGCACCACGCAAGAAAAAATTATACAGGCATTAGGTAGAATAGGTAGAAATAATATACAACAAGAATATTCAATACGATTTCGCGACGACGAACAGATACGAACATTGTTTTTTGAGGAAAAGGATAAAATGGAGGTACGTAATATGAATCTATTGTTTTCTGTGTAGTTTACTATTGTTTCTATTCTAATTTGATAATAATATTTGTTTTTTTATTTAGACTTTTTATACCGATAGTATACCGATATAAAATATTTAAAAAATACAAAGAAATGAATTTTTATACTATACCCAATCGTGTGCAATATAAACAACCTTTTTATTTTGTATGCGAATCAGAATCATTTTCACCGGATGCGAATTATATTTTGTATCAAATAAATAACGCCTCTACAGTATTGTCATCTTTTCAACCAAATTGTATATTTTCTACATTACCAAACAATCACATGGATCATATTCATTTTGCCACGGATTCGATAGGGGATTTATATGCATCTTCTCTCGAAAACAATATCATTTATAAATATAACAAGATAGACAAGGTATTTGAACATTTTATTACAGCGACACTTGTCTCGCCAAAAGGTTTTGTTTTTGATAATGACAATTATTTATATGTTTCCAATACAACCAAAGAAAAAAATGGACGTATTTCTGTATTTGATAGCAATGGTACTTTTTTATACGATATATTTTCCGAATGGTTGTCATCACCAGGTGACATCAAGCGAGATAAAATAGGAAATATATACATTATAAATGAAAATGCATTGGATTTGCCTTGCAATATATCAGAAGAAAATTTTAATCCCAATTCTAAATACAATGGTTCTTATTTGTTATTGCAAGTCATTCCCAACAACAATACATTATCAGGAACAGTCAATCTGTTTTGTTATCAAAGTTTTTGTAAACCTACATCTATCGCGTTTGATTCAAAAAACAATGGATATATATGCAACAGTGGAAGCAATAGCATCAGTATTATAGATATGGTGACAGGTGATGCAGATATTTATATTCCAAAAGGTGCGGGGTTGATTCATCCTCGTTCCATTACTTTTGATAAAAAGGACAATTTGTATGTCACTATGGAAGATAAAGAATTTCAAATACAAAAAATAACAAAGCAAAAACTATTGACGACATTTGCATCACAATGCGGAAACAATCCAATCAATTTATTTTGTGATAGAAATGACCAGTTGTTTGTGGGGAACAACGATGGTCAAATTTTCCGAATCACATGCAATCGGTTTTTATTTCGAATCACTCATCCATCCCTTTCTGTTGGAAATCATCCATTGATTATTTATGATGACAAAAAGGCAAAAACGGTAGTATCTTCTCTTTCTGTTCAAATTATAGGAGATTCACAATCGATTTTACCATCTTATTCGAAAAATAAAATGACAGACCGTTTTCGTATGGGTAGTACACGACGACTTATGTGGGAAAGACGTGGTAACTATACTCGAAGAAGATAAAAAAAGGACTTTGATTTATTTACAATAAGGGATACATTACAAAGAACAAGAATCGTTTCTTATCGTGTTTAGTTGTCTACGACATACCGCACAGCAATCTATATTGGCTTGTTCGCAACCACGAATGCATACTCTACAAAAAGAATGACTACAACCATAATGCTGTGTTATATAATGTGTTTCATAACATATCATACATTCTCCTCTGCTACGACTTTGTACAATGGGATTATTATAAAATATATTGGCAATACTTAAACGAGGTGCACGTGCAACTAAAAGAGGACGTACATAAAAAGCAATATCATTAAAATTGGGATACAAAGTTGCCAACATCTGATTCGAATTTGTCATTTTTGGACCCGTCTCTCGATAACGTCCATCCACCAATTCATATTCAATCATTTCAAAATCGCGTGGTATAACATTTGCCAAATGTAGGAGTAAATCGTTCAAGGTAATGTATTTTGATATTTCATACATTGCCATTTTACTACTATACGCCAATTTGACATAAATATGAATAAATGTGCCATTGCTTCTGTAGAACGTAGATTGTCTTGTCATTTTGATATATTTATAAAATATATCAAAAAAGATTTCAATTTTAAAATGCCTCCTCTGAATCATTTTTGAGAGAAATATGTTTTTCGTATACCTTTTCTCTCAATTCTTGGTATCGAATAAATTCTTCCGGGGACAATTCTGTTGGATATACTTTACAATTTCCTGTTGCCACTTGTTCTACATGTTTCTTGTCAACGAGAGAAAGGGGATTTGCTTGTATAATAGTGTTGTAAATACGAATGGTCTTCCAGCCTTCCAAGATACGTTCAAATATGAACAATACCTCGGGTCCCGTCACAGCCCGTTTGGCAGTCCTCTTTTGCGCGCGGCGTTCCTGTTTCTTTTCTATAAAGGTTTGTTTGTCTTTTGTATATGAATTGGTTTCCATTTTCTCTCTATGTTTGATAGAGAGAAAAAAAACTGGATATATAACTTACGATTAATGATTCTGTATTTTTTCTATATATTCATTATATCGTTCTTCACAAGGATACAATGGACATTTCTTTTCAGATATTTTTCGTTTTATATTTTTTACAATGTCAATCGTAACAAAATTGATATCTTGGTTTTGTTTCTCTCGATTTTCTTGTAATAATTTTAATATAGATCTACATTGCAATCCTTCAATACATTTATCGATGATAAGACATATTTCTTCCACATCTACTTTTCGTTTGGAAATAGCTTGTTCTTCTACTGTCATTTTCTTTGAATCTTTTTTTTCTTCATTTATACAAACAAGTTCTCCATTTTTAATTCTGGTTACAATATGTCGTCCTACATCGAGTTCTTTTTCAATATCAATATTTTTATATCCTTTGTCTAATAAAGAACGTACTTTCAAAATAACATCATCAGGAATACCTTTATTCATTTTATGTGTGATTGACATTTTTCTTTTTACATCTTCCGTCTTAGCAATTCCATAATTATGATTTGATTCTCCTATCATCCTTTCTGATTTTTCTTGATATTGTTTTCTTTTTCGAATTTCCTGGAAAGCGAGTCGATGTATTTCCATAAGTGCCATTCTTTGCAAATATCCTTCTTTTCCTATATCATTCTGATTTATATTTTTGAAAATCTCTGTTTTATGTTTTTCCTCATTGCAAATTCGATACATTTCTTTTTTAATATCGATATCATTTGTTTGTAAAAAGGTTTCAAACGCAATTGCTTGTTTATATTTAACAATCAATCCTGGTTTCATTAAAAGTGTAAAACGTAAACAATCTTCTTTATTATAAATTATAAAATATATTTCTTTATGAATTTGTCCACATTGTAATAATGACTGTATTTTATGTAAAACATATGGATTGTTTTTCTGTGATATTTTTATATAGAATTTTGTAATTCTTGTTTTATCAATATAAAAACAACCTTCTGCATCAAATAATCCTTGTATATATTCTATGTTTATTTTATCACTATTTTCCATATGATTCATAATCCTTTTTGAGCATATATTATACAAGGATTCCTTTTCTTCTTTTTTATGAGGAATATGTACAAGCTTCTCCATTTTACATACACAATCTAACTCTTTCTTTTTAACAACAATTGAATTCTTTATATATTCTAAAATAAAATGATATTCATTACTACGTATCAATAAATTGTACTGATTTCTACGATTATATTTATGATATAAATGACCCGAAGAAGAAGTATCCATTATATTCTCTATCGCATTATTTCGATTGGTAGATGTGGTAATACTTCCACCAAAATGATAGCGAATGATTTGTAATATATTTGTTCTACTTTGTGATATTGTAATTCCAGATTGATAACCATCTTTTATTTTTCGTATAAACATACATCCATCACCATCGATAAATCCTGCAATATAAGAGGGATGTGGTGGAAACTGTTTATATCGTTCTAATAATTCCTGGTTATCCTTTTCTATATTATCCATAATGGTTTGGTACTCTATTTATGCATTCATATTTTTAATCAATTTTATTATCCAATTCATTGATCTTTTTATTTGCTTGTTCCAATTTATCAAGAATGGATACAGAATGTGATTTGGTACCTATCCATATCTTATTCAAATTGGGGTGTTTTTCTATTTTGAAATATTCTCTCGTTTTTACCTTTTCGGGGTATATCCATTCTTTGTAATAGACAACATATTTACGTATCATATCTTGTGTAATTCCTTCAGGTAATTCTCTGGCGCTGTGTTTTCTAGCACGTTTTGTATCAACCATAATACCTTTGCTATTTTGTTCCTGTTCCTTACGAGTCGCTACACGCAAGTTTTCCATTGTATTGTTTAAAGGATTGCGATCTATATGATCTACACTCACTTGCTTTGTTCCTTTTCCGTTACCATAACATCCAGTTATCATTTGATGTATGTATAAATTTAAAGTAGAACTTATATATCCGTTCATTATTTTGAAAAATGTAATTTTTTTACCCGAATTATTGTCGCGTTCAAATTCTTGTATTCTTTTATAGCTATCTGGACATAATTTACACAAGGTATTGTTCTCACAATACATAAGTATATATTCCTTCCCATTTTCTTGGATATTCCATAATGGGTTTTTCATATGATAAGGATCCATACCATGTTTTGAATAATGTCCAGGAATATATTCTGTTACTTGGTAGTTTTCTGTAACGTGTTTATGAAATATATGGTAACAAGTTACGTTACAACGTCTTAAATCATACGGATTACCATTTTTGAAAACATAATTCACATTATTTTCTCTGTAATGATAAATAAATTGCAGATATGTAATTCTATGTTGATTGTATTGATAAGAAGGATATATATCATCTTCTTTTGTAAAAATAAATTGTTTCGGAAAATTAATTATATCATCACGATCTAATAAATCCATTATATAATTTTTTCCATTGTATTCAATCATTCCATATTGCATCATTGAATCGGTTACATATTTTGGTTTGTTTTGTTTATGATTGATACTGCAATCATTCTTGTATGCTATCGATGAATCCATATTATAATATATATAATATAGATGTTTCTAAATTGTTTTTGTGACTAATATGATTCTAACATTAGTTGCTTCAATTTGAATAGGCTAAACCCCCCCTTGGAAGTATTCCTTACTTTCATAAGAAAAATGGACTATCCCTTAAGTCTTCATCGAAAGTTGCTAGCTTTCTCTGACCCATTCTATTGTAGTCTCTGAACCTTCTCCATATGCTTGCGATAGCGCACGTAGGAGCTTGGCTGCGGATTATCCAATCCTTTTCGTTATTACTATGCCCGAGGTCATTATCCTGGGTTTTCATTACGCTTTCGTATAATGAAGTAGTAGAAAAGGCTCTAAGGATGTTCCCGCAATTTAAAAATGTCGCCTTCTTGTGACATAGTCACGAAAAGACTAGCTGGTTATATACTACATTTTTATTGTAGATTTGCTTTACACTGTTTACCCATATTAGTAAGCAAATATCTAATATGGCAGCCAACTGTTGGGCACAGGAAGTTTTAATGCCCGACATAATTCTTAGTACGTTATAATTGGTGGCGTAGACGCGCACCTTGGCGGTCTTTGTACCCTCGACGGTCGCGTTCGAGAGCACAAGCTGCAGGGTAGCGTTATCAATACGCGAGAAGTTGCACGTGCCTGATGGCTGATGTTCTTCAGGGCGAAGAGCAAAAGAATACACGTTGATACCCTCATCCGGATTGCGGGTATGCGATTGGTAAGGTTGGACCCAAGAGAAGTAGGAACCTTCACGCTCCGAGAAGCGATCTTGGCCGTTCAATTGAAGCTTGGCAACCACAACGGGGTTCTGACCCCAACAGTGAAGATCAATGGATGTCTCTGACAACACAAAGGTACCTGCATCTGAAACAGTGGAATTCAAGTTATGACTTCCTCCTTGGGGAAGATCTGCCTTGATACCACTGATTGCTGAAGGTATACCAGGAAGATTGTATGGCACAGCAGGGCCTCCAAAATTGGCTTCATTGTAGCCATGATGATCATTATGACCCCAGTAGCCTGTGAAATTATCTGGGATATATGCATCCTCTGCACCAGCATCCTCAAAGAGACCACGAGCATCAATATAATTACCATCTGATACCTCTGAAGGTCCTCCGAAAGCGTGGATAGCGTTGGGAAGAGCATCAATGGCATCAGTGTAGTTAAAGGGTTGCGCACCAAGCACTTTGAACAAAAGTGCGTCACAGAGAAGCGAAGAACAATAGTCCACGTTCTGATCAGGTTGAACCACCCAAATGAGTTCCTTCACAGGATGGTTAAAGTTGAGCTTGATCTTATTGGAAGACGAACCAACAGACTCATCACCAGTAAACTGAAGCTGAGAAATCAAATACTCGTGAGGATTTTGGGCAAAACGACGACGCTCGTCTGTATCCAAAAACACATAGTCGACATAAAGAGACGCGGCGACCAAAGATTGATTGTAAGCAACTGTCGCTTGAACACTGGTTCCCACAGTGTATTGTGTTTTAACATTTCCATCATTTGCAGAATTGCAAGAAAGAGATGTAACAGCCCATAGACACTCGTCAATAGGACGAAGATCTAAGTTAATTTTAACTTCGTGATACTGCACTCACGATAACCCCACCTTTCGGTGTATTTTATATTTCTAGGGGATAGACTTTATCTTAAGCCTTCATTGAAGTAGATTATACTTCTCAGACCCAAAACCATTAAGTCGTTGAACCTTCTTCATATCCTTATCATAACGGACTTAGAAGTTTGGCTGCGGATTGTCGATTTCTTTAGATTTATTTCATCTAAATCATACGAGGCGTTATTACCATACCTGAGTGTTTTTTTCTCAGCCACAATAAACTTTCATTTACTGCTTGGTAGCCTAAAAATTGTTTATATTTTGAATTGAAACGATGAATGTTTACTATGTTATTAAAATAATAGTGTAGATGTAATTTATTTGATTTATTTCTATTTTCGGTTTTTTCCAATGGTTGTAAATTTGTCCAATGAAAACAAATATTTCTATCTGTTTCAATAGAGCAATTAAAAGCATCAATAGGTAATATATGATCTATTTGCCAATATTCACCAATATTATTCCAATTCATATTTTTATCAAAACGAAATTCTATCCATTTTTTGAAAAACTCTAAATCACAATCTATAATTGTTTGATAATTTGGTTTTTCACCTTTGATATATTTATGAATTTTACTTCTTAAAATTTCACTCATTTTGAAATTTATATTGGTTTGTCTTAATTTCTTTATGTTTTGTTTCCTTATTGGTAAATATTCTTTATTTTTAACCTTTATATGCTGTTTTACTTCTGGTTTATTTCTATACGTTTGTCTTTGATTGTTTATTTTTATAAAATTTATTGCACGATATTCTTTGTTTCTAATCAATAAATCATTTTTATTTGTTTCATAATATTCTTTTTGTTTTATTTGAATATTTGATTTATTATTTTCTCTATAAAATTTTCTACAATCTTTACAATCATATCGTAAACCATCTGGAGTATTTTTTAAATTACCGAAATTATATACATCTTTTTCTATTTTACATTTGCAACATTTTTTCATTCTGCCATTAATTGCATTTTTCGTTTTAAATTGTTTCAAAATGATAACATTTTCTTTATACGTCTTTACGAGTTTCCCGAACAATTTGGTTTTGTTGCCTCTGATTACTAAAACAACTTTAATAACAAGAGACTAGCGACTGAGTATGGTTGAATGCAACCATCCGTGACTCAAAATGATTTTTACCAAAACAATGCACGGATGTTTTGGACATGACGCTTTTCTGCCCTGCAGATTTTAAGGCAATAAGTGGTAGAGCGAGACCAGGATTGGTGTTGAACCAAAACTGAAGAGGAACATACAAAGTGGTCTCAGGAAGAGCATTACGGGGTGCGCACACTTGACGAGGAGCAACAGAGTCACAAGGACCATCCACCTCTGAAAAAGAGGGGTCTGTGATAAAGGTAAGCTGCGTGGTGTTACCAATCATCTTGAAATAACCACGTTGTTGCTCAGAAGTCATTGTTAGCTGGTTCCAGATATGCATCCAGTCACCATACTGACGGTCAATGCGCTGACCACCAATTTCGACTTCTACTTGAGCAATAAGCTGTTCACCAGGGAAATCCAACCAACGAGCATACACATTGCCCTTGGCACCACTAGCAAGCGAAGCAGTACTACCCATATATTGATTGATCTCAGGAAGAGTCACCTGAAGATAAGTGCGGTAAGCAAGATCACCATTTCGACTGATGGTACATGTAACGCGGCGACCGAAATCCGCCTGGCCATTGAAAGTCTGCTCGATAGACTCAATAGCAAAATTGGTATAACGTCGGTAAGTAACTTTCCAAAAAGTAATCTGAGGATTACCAGTTAGGTAAACATCTTGCGATGTTGCTATCTTGCGATAGCAAAATCCCCATTGTTTCCAATGGGGGCAGAATACACCTTAGGAAATGTCAGGTCTGATTAAAACCTTCATTCATTCCCGAATGCCGTCTACTCGTTGAACCTTTTTCTCTCTATTCCATTCTTCTTTTCCAAAAGAGGGAAGAATTCATCATAAGAAAAGAGAGAAACTTGGCTGCGGATTGTCCAATCCTTTGCGTTTTTACTATGCCATCGATCATTATCCGACGGTATTGCTCTACGTCACCGTAAAACAAGAAGTAGCAAAGGCTCTTAGGAGGTTCCCGCAATTTGACATTCTTGCAATCCTTTTTATTTCTTTTAAAAATCCAAGAAAAGTAAAAAGAATCACTAGCGAGTTATATATTTACAACTGGTGGAAATTGTAAATCGTATATTTACACTGTTTATCTATTGCGGAGATATACGACCCACAATAGCAGCTCACTGTTGGCACCCAGATTGTTTAAGCGCCATAGGCTACGAGTTGCATTAATCCACCTCCCATAGTTTATAATATTGCTAAAGAAAAAATTTTCACTGAAAACACACAATTTTCTTTTTTTGTTATATATCACTTTTTCTAGTATGTTACCTCAATAATTTATTTATGTCAAAATTATCTCTCACAAAAGAATGCAAAAATGATTCTTCAAACACTTCTCTCTTACCTTCATGATTCTTTTTAAAAATAAAAGCGCCGTTGTCTTTTTTAACTGTCCAACCATTGTTTACAGCATTAAACAAGAACAACATTTTTTGAAATTCAATATTTTCTATTTGTATCGTGTCACCCTTTTCTATATTGATTTTAATTTCTTTTTCTTTTTCCATCTTATCTATATTCTTTTTTAGAAAAGTATTTTGTTTGTTTTCCTTAAGCGAGTTTATTTGTTTTTTTGTGCGTATAATATAGAATAATATCATGTCAAATGTGACGGAGTTTACACCTTGTGGTTATATGCGTGTTTATGATCTCAAGGATATAAATGATGCTCCTGCTTCTGCTCCTGCTACTGATAGGAGTACATTTTTTTATTTAAGAGCACAGGTTACTAATACATTTTGTGATAGTGGATTAAAGGGTATTATTTTAAAAATACCTAGAAAAAACTACTTTACATTGGAATATGCTACACCTTCTAAAATATATAAGGATTTTAATACGACTACATTATCTACTGTTGTTGATCCTACATTATCATCTTGGATGGACGAATCCAACAATTTTAATAAACTAGAAATACAGAAAAAGGTAAAACATTATGAACTAAAAGGTGATAAATTATACACAAATTTTATTCAGTCTTATATTGAAAACTCGTATAATAACTGGATTAAAAGTAATCCCGGCAAAATATATCCATTAGCTATCCCAACTTCTTTAACACAAACACAAAAATTTCAAACAGGAGGAGGTAAAAAAACAAAAAGAAAGAGAACCAGAAGAAAAAGACAAAAAGGTGGAAATTTCAATCGTAAAGAAACAGCCAAAATACGAAAAGAATTAAAAAAATTTAAATTTTCAAAGAAGGAAGAAAACACATTGATGGCTGAATTGAACAAGACAGCAACAGAACTTAGTAAAGATGACGGAGACATTCAAATTGTAGGTCAATTAAATGCGATTAGAAAGATGAAAAAAAACGAAGAAGAAAAAAAGGAAGATGTAAGACAATTTGTTGCATCGAGTGTAGAAGAATTCGGGGGTCAAGATAGAACAAACCGTGAATACTCTTCACAAGGCACAATATCTAATTCATCGCAAAATAGTCACTTACATCACTAACATCAAATATTATATAATTTGTTTTTATATATTTAAAAGAAAAACACCAGGGTATATATGCCGACATTCAAACCCAAAACGGTAAAGAAATTAAAGGTAAGCAAACGAGCATCTACAACACTCGATGGGAAACATCGTGAATTCATCAATCAATTTCACAAGGATGAACACGATATCATACCGCAATTGAAGAAAAAGAGAGAAGAAAAACGATTATTATTGTCAGAAAATTTGACTCTCTCTATAGAAGAAAAAATGAATATTAATGACGAAATAGACGAAATTACCAAACAAATCAAAACCACACGTAATAAAAAAACCGACTATTATCTCGATAATTCCAAATATATTTTCGAATACTTTGAGAACAAAAAAAATATTTCCAATGGTTCTGATTCAAACCCCAGCAACAGTAAAAATAAATTAGTAAACGCATTTTTCAAAATTAAAACAGAAGAACATGAAGACAATTCACAGAAAAAAGAGTCCAATATATTTACCAAATATTTGAGCAATATTGATGAATCATTTTTGGATATTCAATCCTTTTTACGACCCACTGACGTCTGTAATAGTTGTTACAAAGGAGAGATGATTCCGATGGAAGATGAAGGAGTTCTCATTTGTAATGTGTGCTCAAAAAATGAAATGTATTTGATTGAAAACGAAAAACCATCTTACAAAGAACCACCCAAAGAAGTATGTTTTTACGCTTATAAGAAAATTAATCATTTCAAGGAAATTCTCTCTCAATTTCAAGGTAAAGAAACAACACAAATACCTATCGATGTTATTGAAAATCTAAAGAAGCAAATAAAAAAAGAGAGAATCAATATTGATAAATTAACATATTACAAAACAAAAGAATTACTCAAGAAATTAGGATACAATAAATATTATGAACATATCAATTTTATCAAAGACAAATTGGGAATAAAACCACCCATTATTACTCAGGAATTAGAAGAAACATTGTGCAATTTTTTTATGGAAATTCAGTATCCTTATGCCAAACATTGCCCTGATTATCGTGTCAACTTTTTACATTATTATTATGTATTGTATAAATTATTCGAATTATTAGGTGAAGACTATTATTTACCAGAGATACCTATGTTAAAAGACCGAGAGAAACTTATTGAACAAGATACAATTTGGAAACGAATATGTCAAGATTTAAATTGGGAATTTATTGCAACAATTTAGTTATATCTTTGAATCATTCGTTGTAGCTACATTGTCATTCGCGTTTGCACCTTCAGCGTCCGCATCATACACTGGTTTACCATCATCTTCATCATCTTCGTTCGTCGCTTTTTTAGAATGTGAAAAAAGGGAACCAACAATTCCTTTAACAAATGATCTTCGCCTATTTTTTCGTGCACGACTACGATTCTTACGAATATATCTAATTATTCCACCTCCCTTTTTCGTTCCTTTTTTACTAGGAAAAGTTCCCTTTGTTATATAATGTTGCACGTAATTACAATAAGAACGTAACAATGAATCATCACGTGGAATATTATTATGTATTTCTTTAATTTTTTCTACCTTTTCATTTTTGTTAAACGTCTTATTGTTGGCAATGTCAAATAGTTTTATATATAAAGAATGTACTCCTTTACCTGCAGAAGCCGGACTACGTAAATGATCCAATTGTTGCAAAGCTGTAATTGGTGAATCTAACAATGGTTGGAATATTTTTGTGGTAATATCAGATATAGACATACTTTTATAATATCATAAGATTATTCTCAAAAATAATATCGAATTCATTCTAAATATAACATTTTTATGCAAGCATCCGCAAACGTGGATTCAATTCAGAATAAAATATTTCTCTCTTTATCTGTTTGCATAAGAGATCATCTTTTATGTTATCAATACTTTGCAAAACATCGTCCAATGAAACTTGGTCTATGTTTCGTATCTTTATATCAAACAATTTCAAAATAGATCGCAATAAACGCAATTGTTTTCTCTCTTGTTCTGCTTTTGCAATTGCAATTTCCTTATATCTTGTTGAAATAAGAACAAATATAAACGATAACAAAATCGCAATAACGTGATAAATAGTAAATTCAAACATAATTTGATGATTTGCTTTTTCAAAAAAAGTATTTCAATTTTTTTCATTTTCTTATAACGAAAAAAATGAAAAAATTATATCACTTGTTTATAGCCCACCGGGGAATCCAACAAGGGTAGAACCAATACCGAAACCGGCGCCTGTTCGTGCAGACACACCAATAGATGGGATATAGGTATCCAGAATACTAAATGTAGCTGCTGCAGTAAGAGCAAGGAGGATAATTTCCTCAATATTCAATGAGCGTTTAGGAATAGCATACGCGGCAATCGCAACCATAAGACCTTCAACGAGATACTTAATAATTCTCTTTACCAGTTCAGCAATGTCAAACATTTCTTATAATTAATAAGAAGAAAAAAATATAATATGCGATAAAAACTTAAAAACTTTTTAATCGATTCTATTAAATGAAACAAACCAAAACGTCTAAACCCGACATTTCATTTGAGAGAAAAAATAATAAGGATGGTAGTATAAATACAAAATACGTGGATTTATTGGAAGAAGACAAACCGATTGCTGGACAAAAGTTTGTATGTGTTTCCTTTGTTTCACCAGAAAAAATTTTAAAACAGAAAGAAGTTTTTTATTTTCAAGAGTTCCTAAAGAAATGGGATTTTTCAAAGAGTATGGAAAAATTTGTACAGTTTCTCAATTTTATAAGTTATAAATATAAACTAACATTTGAAGACATTAATAAAGATTTTCAAGAATTTGTAAAGGAAGAATATCAACATCTGATATCCAGTCGAATGGAAGATGATTTCAAAACATTCGTGGACCAGAATGAGGAAACTTTGGAAAACACATTTAATACAGCGCATCATTTTCAAACATCTACACGTGGATTAAAAATTCGTGGTGTCTATCCCACACAAGAAGAAGCAGAATTACGTTCTAAAATGTTGCGAGAGGTTGACCCCTATCATGACGTATTTGTAGGTCCAGTAGGTATGTGGATGCCATATGATCCTGAGGCATACAAGACAGGACGTGTAGAATACTTGGAGGAAGAGTTGAATCAATTGATGCAAGAAAAAACCAAGAATGAAACTTTTGCAAAAAATGCTTTTGACGAAAGACTTAAAGAAACGAAGAAAAAGGCGATTGAAGAGAATATTCAATTGGCTGAAAAAACGGGTGCTACATTAACACAGACTATTGATGCGGATGGAAATTTAGTAGGTGCTACTACACAAACAATTGCCTTGCAACAGGATGTTGGTAATAACGAGAATATTTCTGTGGCAGATATTCGTTCTGAATTGTTTGAAGGTGACAATATTGTTACTGCAGGTAAAAAAGACCCATTGCCAACAATTGTTGCCATGAAGGACCGCAACTAGATATATTTTTATTTTTTACCAAATACAAAATTATAAATTCGTTGCAAAAAACTTGTCTTGCGAGTCTCTACCTTTGAAGTCTCTACCTTTGGAGGTTCTACCTTTGAAGTCTCTACCTTTGGAGTCTCTACCTTTGGAATTATCTCTACTTCTGTAAATACTTCTACTTCTGAAACAAGTACTTTTTTCTTGGGATGATGTTTCTCTTCCATATCATTTAGTTTTGCCACATTGTGTAAATAAGTCAATCCAGTATCCATCTTCTTGGGATGATGTTTCTCTTCCATATCATTTAGTTTTGCCACATTGTGTAAATAAGTCAATCCAGTATCCATCTTCTTGGGATGATGTTTCTCTTCCATATCATTTAATTTTGCCACATTGTGTAAATAAGTCAATGAATTGTTATTTGACATTATACATTACGGTAAGACAAATTTAAATACAAATTTTTTTACGATCAAAATATTGTATCTTTACAAATACAATATAACTACATTTATTGGTTAATTTTTGTAATTAATGTAACCATATATCATATAACATTTAGAATATATTATTTGTCATTATATGACAAATAATGAAAAAAGGTATTGTAACATTAATAGCAATTGTGGTACTATTGTATGTATTATATAAACAATGGATTCTCTCTAGATTGGATTATTCTGATTTTGTCCATCTAGAAAATATATTATCACCAGACGAAATTACATTTGCGCAACAATGTACAGAAAACAACAATACATTGATATCGACGCCTTGTTTTGCTTCTTTTCATAAAACTATTTTTGCCAATACACAAGATATATTGAAAAAAAAGGGGAAACATATTATTCACATAGGACACGCACGTTTCAGCAACAACAACAACAATGATGGACTCGTATTTCATCGCGATATCAAACCACATTTTCGTGTTCAAATGAATGAATCTTATCCTGCTATCTATACAATGATTTGCTACTTGGACAATGCTTCACTTTATTTAGGAAATAAATACATTATGGTAAAACCAGGTGATGTTGTAATATTTAATGCTTTTCATATGCACCGTGCAGGCGATTTAACTATATGGAAAAACAAGAATCGCCGTATACTTCAATGGTTTCATGTTTGTTTTGATGAAGTCGAAAAAAGGGCTTTTTATGAGCGTCATTCTTTCCAATCTAGTTACAAGGTCCCATTGTGGATGAAAAATATATATTATTGTTTTATTGATATAAAATACCTTGTTGAATATTATCATTTATTGTTGTTTTTTTATCCAAAATGTGACACTGATTATGTCACATTTAGAAATGAATCATTTTTTTGTGAAACAGTCGAAGGAGTTCGCTATTACAGAGAATTTTAGACATTACGCTTTGTAAATAGATTACCAAAAATACTTGCAAAATATCCTGTTTTTTGTTTCACTTCTGTAATATCTTCAACTACTTCATTCATTATGGTCTGGTTTACAACATTGATTTCTTCAACTAATTCATTGATAATATTCTTTTCCACTTCTTCGACTACCTTGACAGGATCTTCTTTAACGACTTTTGTCGCTGGTCCATTGGTAATATACAACATCTTACTCGATTTAAAATACTTGTACATATAATAAGAGAATAGATAATAATTTATACATAAAAAATAACGTATTATAATAACGAATGCCTTTAAAAAAAACAATGAAAAAGAAACCAAGAATTATAAAAAAGGTAGTTTCCTTTCCACCCATTTCAAAGGATAATAAATTATGTTGCGCCATTCGCTTTTACGATAACGAACCTGAAATTATACAACAATTTATTATTTCGAAACCATTGGTAGAAGTTATACAAGTCTCTGGAGAATCCAATTATGATGTTATGCAAGGTGATACGACAGCAAATACATATATCTCTCGATTTTTATCATTGTATCCAAAAAATGCATATGCTTTGTTTTTGAAGCAAGGAAATATTCAAGAAAACAAAACAGCTATTGGTTTTTCTCGAGACAATGGTGAAAACTTGAAGCAATGGGTTATAAAAACAAAATCTGAAAAGGCGGTTTTATTTGATTGGGATCGCACTCTCTCTGTTCTGGAAGGAATTATGGTACCACCAAACAAATGGGTTATTAATGAATTTAAAAAAAAAAAAATTTCATATTATGATATGGCACTGTATTATGCAGGTACCAAAGCGAGGCTGCAATATTTACGTGGATTGTCTGACTTTTTAGAAAAACATCGTGTTCATATATATATTTTAACAAACAATCCATTAGCTACAAACTACTGGGAAAAATGGATCAATACTGCCGCAGTAGGTCCTGAATCGCGCCATCAATTTTTTATGGTGGTAAAACAATTTTTCCCCTCTCTTAAAATAGAAAATGTTCTTTGTGGTTTGGATACAGATGGTTTTAAACCAGATGTATTTTTAACAAATCAACACCTTCGAGATATGTATGGTAGAATGGAACATTGGCATTATATACATAGTCACACGGGACTCTTATACAGATGAATAATAATCCTTACAACTACCATTTTGTCTTTTTCACGCTGATTTTTGCGGTTTGTCCACGTTTTTTTACATTGTTTGGGTCATATTTTTCGTCTTCGTCGTCACTTTGAATATCCTTTGACAATTCCCAGAATTCTTTTGATCCAAGACGGAAATCATTATGTGAATCCGCCTTGTACCAAAAGACTTGTTCGTGCAATTTATTCGATTTGGCGTTGTTGTTGATTACCAAGCACTCGTAATTCTCTGTGCATTGATCCATTACCTGACAAAAAGACTCGAAAGTGGGAAACATTCCTGCATAATTTTCATAAATGCGTTTTCGATTAGCAATATATGGTTCTCTTAAGATAAATACGTAATCAATGTTTGTGCGTAAAGTAGGAGGGATGCCTAATGGATATTGCATAGTAATGATTAACATTATCTTCCAATGTCTCCCATTGAAAAAAAGGAGTCGCATCATCTTATCTCGAGTCCACGAACCGTCATAAAGACAATCATCAAGAATTACAAAGGCACGTGCATCGATAGTACTTCGTTTGTATGTTTCTATTTCTTTTTTAATTTGCTTTAGAACAGTACGTTGTCGTTTTAAAATATTTTCAATAATAGCAGTATTATATTCATTATGAATAAACAATTTAGGCACCAATTTGCTGTAAAATCCGTTGCCTTCTTCTGTGCCTGCAATGACTACACCAATAGGTACATCTTGATGGTAAAAAAGGAGGTCTCTTACCAAAAAAGATTTACCTGTATCACGGCGTCCAAGGAGAACAACAACGGGACCTTTTGCTTCATTCGGTTTGAAGCTAACGGTCTTCATATCAAATTTTTTTAATTCCAATGTCATATATATGCCCTGTAAAAAAAACGGATTCAGAAATCGAATTGACTAAAGAAAAAGACATTGGATAATATATGTTTACGGAATTGTATTTGAAAACAACGGATCCTACAACGAAATGGACAGATTTATTTCAACCAAAATGGTTTCCTCTCTGGATATTTTCCATCTTATATCATCTTTTCTTGTATACAATTTTTGCAAATCTTGTCTCTTTTGTCTTTTTAGGAAGATCTTTGTCTATGAATATTAATAAACGGCTCATTTTTTGTCTACTCATTATTTTATTATTTGGTTATTTCGGTCGGATGCACTATGTAAAAGATATTTACAAAGGTTATCATTATGACAAAGAAAAGGCTAAACTTCATATAGACAAATTCTTTATTTCCTGGGTATTTCTAGGATAAATTTTATTTGAGTTTGAATGATTTTAAATTATTATTTTATTTACCTAAAGATGATTGGCGGATTGAATATCCATTATGAAAAGAGAAAAAATATAGAATTCTTTAGGAAGGTATGTGAATTTTGTTCTTTTTCAGAAATACAAAATTATATTCCTATTTATAACAAATTTTTTGGTCTCAATGAGGGAAATTATAATTCTATCAATTTGAATCACCCTTTTTTTATTAATAATATTGAAGAAAAGCAACATCATTCTGTATATGAATGTACTATTAAAAATATAAACGAAGCATCATCAGAGGTTAAAACAGATGTTTTTTTTAAATTTGCACCTCTATTGGATCCTTATAAATTTCTATCTGGAAAATACAATATTCATAAATCATCTTTGTATACATTGCCTATATTATCAAAGGACATGAAGGAAGATATTGTTCATCCAAAATTGCTGGATGAAAACAACTCTTCTTATATTGATTCTCTCTTTTCATTTATAACGAGTAAATTACTACATCAATATGGATTTATTCACGGTGTCGATTTTTATGGTTCCTTTGTGGGTATTCAAGAAAACTTTACAATGAATGTAGCCGATGATTTAGAGTATCTTGTGCAATGTGATTTTTTCAAAAAACATAAAAACGAAGCTTTTTTTATTGAAAATTATGAACATTTAATAGACACAAATTTTGATGATGATGCGAGTAAGACTAGTCAACCATCATTGGTTCCTATTCATATAGAAAATCAATCTATTCCAATGGAAATAAATGACATTCAAGATTCAAAGGAATGGAATGATATTAATGATTTGTTTGATTCCACTACTACTACTACTACTACTACTACTTCTATGGAATTAATAGATATTATGAATGAAGAATTTGAAATAAATACTAACAATGTTACCACTTTACATTCATTGTCTACTTGTTCTTCACGAACGTCTATTACAGAAGAGGAGGAAGAAGAGGTAGAGGGAGATGATGAAGAACAATGGGAAACAGATGACGACGAGAAAGAAACGTTATCTAAAAATGAAGAGGAAGATGAAATTCCTGTAATGGTCACTATTCCGCGCTTTCCAGTTAATTTAATATGTATGGAAAAATGCGACTATACATTTGATCATTTGATTATCACAAACAAATTATCGGAAAAGGAATGGATGTCGACTTTGATGCAAATTATAATGATACTTGTTACATATCAAAAATGTTTTTCTTTAACACATAATGACCTTCATACAAACAATATAATGTATACTCATACAGAAAAAAAATATATTTATTATATCCATAAAAAGAAGCAGTACAAGGTACCAACATATGGTAGAATATTCAAAATTATTGATTATGGGCGTGCTATTTTTAAATATGATTCCAATTTATTTTGTAGCGATAGTTTTCAACACGGTGCGGACGCATCTCAACAATATAATACAGAACCGTATTTGAATGATAAAAAACCGAGATTGGAACCCAATTTTAGTTTTGATTTATGTAGATTGGCTTGTTCTATTTTCGATTATTTGGTGGATGATTTAGATGAAATAAAGGATATTGAACTATGTGAACCAATTGTGCGTATAATTACAGAATGGTGTATGGATGACAATGGTATTCATATGTTATATAAAAAGGACTATACAGAGAGATATCCTGATTTTAAATTGTATAAAATGATTGCACGTTGCGTTCATAAACATACACCTGAAGCTCAATTAAAACGTAAAGAATTTGAAGCATTTGTAACAAAAAAAATACCATTGTTACAAGAAGACATATTTATCATAAATATAGATGATATACCTTGCTTTTATAAACCATAATACTTTTATACCCCTGTAAAAACTTTATACCCCTGTAAAACTTTATACCCCTGTAAAAACTTTATACCCCTGTAAAAACTTTATACCCCTGTAAAACTTTTTTTATTGTATAATTATATAAAGAAATGTCCGACTTTCAAAGAACCTTTTTTAGTCCTTTAGGAAAAGAGTATTGTTGGTATTTTTATTTTTTGGCACTTATTGCTCTTGTTTTGATTTTATTAAAGGCACTCAATATTATATATTCTCTCTTTACCAAAAAGGAAAAGGATAGCACCAGATATGCATCTGATTTCATATTGCTATTGAGTCTATTGTTGAGTTATTTTGTGAATCGATTGTTGTACTCAATGTGTACTCGTAGTCTTCGATAGTTGTTTGTTTTCCAAAACTTTTTTACAAGCGTTTGTTTGTTAAAAAGCAATAAAATCGTATTTAAGCAATTCTTTTTATATGAAACATATAATATTATGGATATAATACCTGATCCTCTTCCACTCAAACCGAAAACATTTGGATTTATTATTACACGTCATGTGAATTCAATAAAAACAAATCGTTATTGGAATAAATGTATTCAATGTATTCAACGTTTCTATCCAGATAAAAAAATTATTATTATTGATGATAATAGCAATCGACAGTTTTTAAAGGAGAATAAAATATATGAAAATGTAGAATATATTTATTCCGAGTTTCCAGGTAGAGGGGAACTTTTGCCTTATTATTATTTTTACAAACATCATTTTTTTGACAAAGCCATCATCTTGCATGATAGTGTATTCTTTCAAAAAAAAATACATTTCGAAAAAATAAAGGCGCCTGTAATGCCTCTATGGCATTTTAAAGAAGAGAGAATGGAAAATCAAGAACATTCTTTGAATTTAATAAAAACAATGGAAAATGTATATCCTATTCTCTCTTCTTTAACATCACATAATGATACAATATTATCTATGAAAAAATCAATAGAATGGTTTGGATGTTTCGGTGTTCAATCAATGATTCAACATTCTTTCATTGTAATGCTCCAAAAAAAATACAATATTTTTAATTTGCTTACAGTTATAAAAACGAGAAAGGAACGATGTTGTTTAGAGAGAATAATGGGTATTCTTTTTTATAAAGAATATCCATATTTATTACGCCGTCCATCATTACTAGGTGTTATTCATCATTATATGAATTGGGGATATACAATTGATGAATACGAGAGAGATTGTATTAAAAAATGTGGATATAAACATCTTCCATTAATAAAAGTATGGACAGGTCGTTAACCATAGGACAGGTCGTTAACCATAGGATGAGTCTAAAAAGCGGGATTATCTGTAAACACTGCGGGATTTTGTAGTGACAATGTTTCACTTGTTTGTTTTAAAAGTGGTTTTAATTGTTCTAAAAAAAAACCACCTACAATTACACTAAAAAAGACAACCAATGTATCCTTTACTAATATTTTCAAAGGCTTGCTTTCCTTTTCCAAAAATCTCATTTCAATAAATTTCACGAGAAAAAAAACAACTGATATTATGACAGCTTCCACGTATATATTCATTCTTTATCTATAGGAGAACAATCAAAGAAAACTTTGAACGCAAAATACGGTTACACTTTAAGCCAATACTTCAATATCATCCAAAAAATTATTATCTTTTATATTTAAAGAAGGTGGGTCAATGACGTGAATATCCATATTATCTAGGTCTACAACATCATCAAAAATCTTTAATCTATCTGATGAAGAAGATGAAGAAGGTTCATATTCAAACATATTGTTTTTTGTTTTTTCAAAAACAGTAGCAGCCTTTTCTTCGACGTTTTTCTCAAAATCCTTTACCAATACTTCATTGTTGAATGTTACCTTTATCTCTTCTTCTACTGGTATTTCAGGAAACGTAAATATATCTTCCTCTTTATTTGGCAAAAAGATAGGATCGCTTTCCAATTGCTTCACATTTATTTTCTCATCACTAGAAACATCACTAGAAACTATTTCATTCACAATACTTGATTTATCTTCTGCTTTCAACTCTGATTCAGCTTCCTCTAAAATTTGTTCCTTTACTTCTTCCACTACATCCTCTTCCACTGTTTCATCCATATATGCCTGCAAAATAGCTTCCACAGGAACACTTTCTCTCAATGTATTCATAATTCCTTCTTGCACCAATATTTCTAATTCTCTAAAATTCTTTTGCTTCTGTAAAGGAGCAATACCCAATTCAAATAAATACACATTTTTATACACACGTCGTGCCACATAAATATACATTTTGTGAATAAAATCATCCAATTTAGGAATATTAATATTTATCTTTTTTTGTTTCTGTCCAACTCGTATCGCTGTTAGCAATTTTAATTGAATGATATGAACACATGTAACCAAATCTTCTAAATATTGACAACCACTTTTTTCAACGATTCTTTTTCTCTCTGTTTCAATAATTGTGGGATTCCATTTGGGAATACGACTAATAAAATTTTGAAATGTCATTAAATATTTATCATTTTCATTGTTGTTTTTGCAAAGAATAACCGCTTCATCAAAAATAGAATGAAATCCTTCAATCACCAAGGGTGTTAATATAGTTAACAAACGAGACCCCCATTCATTTTTTGATTGATGAAGAGAAGATATATCATAATCGTCCATATTTACATGAAGGATATATTTTCTAAACTTTCGTTTGAACTTACAAACAAAAAGTGTAATATAAACATCATAAACAACTTTTCATTTCTAAATTCCTTACGAACACGACTCATTGCAAAAAGCAATTCATATCTTTTCTCCAATGATAAATGTGAGAGAAGAGAGACATCTTCTTCAATAATAGGAATAAAATCCAATCCACTATATCCATTTTCATACAATTCAGAAGAAAAGGAATGTATTGTTGTTTCATTGATTTTCTCTCTTTGGTTCAATAATTCCTTCTTTAACCAATCAATCCGCTTTTTTTGAATCAACCTTGTTTTGAATGTCTCTTGAATATTGTACTTGTATAAATTAATAGTTTCACCTTTTAAAATAGGTTCCTGCACATTTATTTCACAAAAACGTGACAATATAGGTTTCAATAATTTATATTTATCTTCTACAATAATAAAAAACCGTGTATTATGACTGAATAATTCTATGCAACGGCGCAAAGCGGACTGAGCATCAATCGTCAATTTGTCAGCATTCAACAAAACAATACTCTTGAAAATATCACCACCATTGGAATGAATATGTGTCTTGGCAAAAAATTTCAATTCATCACGAATAAATTTAATCCCCTTTCCGTGTGCACAATTCACATACATGACAAACGTTTTAATCTTATCCTTGTCACCTGTATAAATTTGTTGAATAAAATGATTCACAACAGTTCGTTTCCCAGAACCAGAAGGGCCGTGGAATATTATATTCGGAATTTTGTTGATTCTATGAAAGTAATCCAATTTTTCTAGTATAGAGTTATGAATTTTTAACATTGATTTTGATATAATATTATGAATGTTTTTATATCAAAATTATTACGCAATTCCTTCCATTTCTATTGGCAAAATGAAGGTTGGGTTAGGGCAAATAGCTTAACGCGGGATCCATTAAAAATTTGACCACGATTGAAAACTCTGAACATAAGGGTTTGTTTTCAAGGCACTCAACATTTCCGGTTGAATACGGTCTGTACCAATCTTGTCATTATCATATTGCTGTGGAACAGTCATTTTTCCATATATTTCTTTTCCCACGGGCATTTGCGAGACAGTTGTAGCCTGTGGTACCCACATTCGAGGATTGTCTCTATCTGAATCCATTTTTGTTATATGAATATTTGACGTTTGATTGAATATCTGTGTGTTTCCCTGTGGTGTATACGAAATCTGTGCCTTTTCCAATCGATCATTGTTATATTGACGGTCAGTTGACTCTCTACTAAACAATCCCTGTGTATTCGCACCTGCATTTCCCGTATAACTTACATTTGTTGTATCTCGTTGGTTATCAATCGGTGTCTGGTTATGCAAGACAACACCTTTTGTTGTTTGATTCCCAATATACGTATCAGGAGAATACAATGTCGTTTCTTTTACTGTAATGATCGGTGTATCACGAGGATTCAAAATATACGAATTCGGTACTTGACCTCCTGCATCTCCATAGACACGCACATTGTCTCCATATTCTTCTTTTCGTGTAGGGCGGAACGCATCCATCAAAGGCGCTATAACTGCACCAATCACACCACTAAACGAACTGCGCATCGTATCTGGTTGCCGTGTTGTCGCACGATTGTTTGTATAATTTGTATGACTTTTCATAAAAGTATCCTTGTCTGTTCCAGGACCTTTTCCTTGCGCAGAAGACGCATTTATATCCTTGGCAGATAAAACATTTCGCTTCGACTCTGCATATTCCGTCGGGACATAACTACCGTTTTTTTCCGTCAAAGAAGGTGCACCCGCATACGCTGTCGATGTATCCATTCGTGTCGTATATCTATCTTCTTGAATTGGTTGCAATGCAGGCGCCTTTTCTTGGCCTGTTGTTGTGAGCCAACGATCTTGTGTATTAATAAAAAATGTATCTGGATGATATTTTTCCACTTTGCCTAGAATACCCACATTCTGAACATGTGAATACGAGGGACCTTGTAAATCATTCAAAGAATATTCCATCTTTGGATTTGTTTCAACACGCATCTCATCCACTGTCTTTGGCAACCATTTGTCTCGAGATTGCAATCCCGCATTATAACCACCTGTTCCTTTTGTTGTATATCCAGCATCCAAACCTGGACCTACATTTTCTGTTTCAAATGGTTTCACATTTGAACTCTTCATACCAGGAACAACGCGAGATTGATAGAAATCACTATAATTAGGTGCACCATATGCCCATTGAACATTGTCCTCTGGTTTAAACAAAGGTTCCTGTTCTATTTTTTTAATCACTTGAGCTCCTGTACCTGCCATATTGTCCAAGACAGATTCATTCACAGCCATATCGTAAACCTGCCCTTTAATCTTTCCACCATAAAAAGGAACCATATTGTTATGTTTAAATTGAGAACTATCTAAATAATTACCTGCAAGAGAATAAATATCTTGTATTTGATTCGTCACCTTGGTTCCATTTATTTCTTTGGTTTCATACAAGTTTTGATTGAAATACTTGTCCGTCGCTGCATTTGGATTCGCATATTCTTGTACTGTATCCACTAATTGTGATACATTAGAAACAGGATAATTCTGTGGCGGAATATCTGTATTAGGTAAAGCGTTTGCATTCGGTTTGTATCCCGTAAATCCTTCCCTGTCTGTCTGTATCAGCTTCAAACCTCGTTCCACTCTTTTTTTCTGTGCTGTATTGTTTTGATTTGATATTACATAGGCACCTGCTAATGCAATAAAGGGAATCGCTATTTCCATTATAATATATACAGTATTTTATTTTTGTTTGTCTTTATTTTATGCATTTTGATTTGGAAAAGAAAAACTGGAATTGGCATTCCATTCAGCAGCAATACGTTCATTTGTATCTCTTGCACCCTGGATAAAATATGAATCCTTTTCTAAAATACGTGTACTCACATTGTTTTGAAAAGGTAAACATGTATTTTCTTGTGGATTCAATGGTAAATGATACCAATTGACCTGCTCCTTGTCTTTTATCATCCACGCCGGTGCAATTGCTCTAGATTCCTCTGTATACAATTCTGTACATTCAGGATATACAATACGTTCTGACCTCACTTCAAACCTCTTGTATTCATCTTTTCCTAAACAATCTCGGCTCAAGGGACGGTTCACACCAAGCAATTCACTTTCCAAATTAACAATATTTGTTCGTAAATTACCACCCCATTTTTGTAGAATAATATGTGGATCCGCCATATAAGATGGTGTCATTCCATTTCCTGGAACACTCATATGATATCTTCCTGGATCCGTCATTTGTTGCAATTTTTTCGATATTCTGCAATCGTCACTATTGAATCGTGTCTCTGCCATACAATAGAAATATATTTTTTGCTCATCCTTTTCCATTGAATTCATTTTAATCCATTGAAAACTGTATTTTTGTACATTACAATTGTGATTGTATTACGTCTAATTATTTTCTATTTAGATGTAAAAGTAGAAAAAGGTTTTCTATTTTCTTTTTATAAAGATGAAAAAAACATTATGTTTGAATATGATTGTCAAGAACGAATCACATATTTTGACGCGGTTATTTGATTCAGTTATTTCTCTCATTGATTGTTTTTGCATTTGTGATACTGGATCAACGGATGGAACACAAGATACTATTCGCAACTATTTTGTTGAAAAGGGTATTCCAGGCATCGTTTTTGAAGAACCCTTTGTCGATTTTGCTACGACTCGTAATATTACATTATATAAATGTGTCGGAATGTCGGATTACGTATTGTTGTTGGACGCTGATTTCGTGTTGGAAACTTTTTCTTCAACAACGTTTAATAAAGAAAACTTGGACAAAGATGCTTATTATATAATGCAAGGTTCCCCTTCTTTTTATTTCAAAAATATTCGCATTATTAAAAACAATGGCGCCTTTTGTTACAAAGGAGTCACGCACGAATATATTTCATTGCCCCCTCATTCTCTTGTATCTAATATAGAAAAGGATCTCCTTTTTATAAATGATATAGGGGACGGTGGTTCAAAATCCGATAAATTTGAACGCGATATTCGTCTATTGACACTTGGTATAAACGAAGAACCTACCAATATGAGATACCATTTTTATTTGGCAAACAGTTATTTTGATTCTGGAAAATGGGCTGCTGCCATTGAATGGTATGAAAAACGAATTGCATTCGGTGGCTGGAATCAGGAAATATGGTATAGTTATTATCGAATTGGTTTGGCGTATAAAGAATTGACGCATTTTGACAAAGCTATTGCATCATGGTTAGAAGCCTATTCTATTCTACCTTTGCGCGTTGAAAATTTGTATGAAATTGTACATCATTATCGCAGCCAAGAGAAATATGCTTTGGCGTATTCTTTTTATAATATGGCAAAAGAATCTTTGCGACAATTAACCAACGAGGTAAAGGACAATTTTTTGTTTGTCAACAACAACGTCTATACCCATCTTTTGGATTATGAATATTCTATACTTGGATTCTATACTTGGATTCTATATGGGATTTAGAGATATACAAGTTCCTCTTGTTCGTATTTTGAACCACTGTCATTCATCACATTTGGTAAAAAATACTTTGTCAAATTTACAATATTATAAAAATAGTTTACAATGGGTTCCAACAAAAACAATAGATATCAGTCAAACAATTGAATATGATATTTGCGGTAAATTACGCACATTTTGTTCAACCACTCCTTGTATTATACCATGTCCAAAGAATTATGACTTTACGTATATGGTCAATGTTCGGTATGTGAATTACAGTGTCAATGAATACGGTGTATATACACACAACGAAAAACTTATTAGTGTCAATCAATGTTTATTCTTGGATGCTTCTTTTTCTGTGTTGCAAGAAAAATGGATCGAATGCACCGACAAAGAAGACAAATATTATGTGGGAGTAGAAGACATTCGATTGTTTGAAAGAAATGGCACGTTGTGGTTTATTGGAACGGGGTTATTGGAAAGAGAGAAATTGGGATTAAAATTTGGTGTCTATACCCCGGATAAACCTTTGATACCGAGAGAAATGACTTGTTCTTTTCAAAAACATTGCGAAAAAAATTGGTGTTTTGTTCCACTTTTAGAAAATGTGGAGCAAAAGGAGACGATCATTGTGTATCATTGGTATCCTCTTCAATTATGTCGTTTAATAAACGACGACAAAGACAAAGATGCCACTATTGAATTAGTGAGAACAATGGAAATGCCGCTCTTTTTTAAGAATGTACGTGGATCTACTTGTGGATTCGCATACAATCAGGAAATATGGTTTGTTGTTCATTTGGTTTCTTATGAAGGAACAAATGAATATCCGAATAAACGTTCGTATTATCATTCACTTGTAGTATTTGATGAAACCATGACACAGTTAAAACGTTATTCCGCCCCTTTTACAATCAAACAATACTGTATCGAATTTTGTCTAGGATTAATAGTAGAAGAGAATCGTGTTATACTATCATATAGCACGATGGATCGGACATCTCATATTTCTATGTATGATAAAACTGTTGTAGAGGAAAGACTCTGTTTTTCTTAACGTTTCTTGGAATTTCGTTTCTTGGAATTTCGTTTTTTTGATTTACGTTTTTTTGATTTTCGTTTCATTCTTTTTCCTCCTGGCATTACAGATTTTTTCCATACTCTCACGGTATTGTCCTCCGATCCGGATATGATTTTAGACCCGTCCGGACTCACACACACAGATTTTACCGGAGCCGTGTGGCCCTCCAGAGTCGACACACACGGACCAGTGACGGCATCCCACACTCGCACGGTATTGTCAAGCGATCCGGATATGATACGGGACCCGTCCGGACTCACACACACAGAGGTTATATCAGAAGGACTCTTCAGAATTAACACACACGCGCCGCTCACGGCGTCCCACACTGTCACGGCATCAGATCCGGATATGATTTTAGACCCGTCCGGACTCACACACACGGAGGTTACTTGATCATAGGCTTCTTTATCTTTGGAGTGTACCAGAGTCAACACACACGTGCCGCTTTCAGCATTCCATACTTTTACTGTCTTGTCATTCGATCCTGCTGATATGATACGAGACCCGTCCGGACTCACACACACAGATTTTACCGGAGCCGTGTGGCCCTCCAGAGTCGACACACACGCGCCACTCACGACGTCCCACACTCGCACGGTCTTGTCCCACGATCCGGATATGATTTTAGACCCGTCCGGACTCACACACACAGAGCTTACCCAAAAAGTGTGACCCTCCAGAGTCGACACACACGCGCCACTCACAGCATTCCATACTTTTACAGTATTGTCCTCCGATCCTGATATGATTTTAGACCCGTCTGGACTCACACACACAGAGTTTACCGGACCAGTGTGACCCTCCAGAGTCAACACACACGCGCCGCTCACGGCGTCCCACACTCTCACGGTCTTGTCCTCCGATCCGGATATGATTTTAGACCCGTCCGAACTCATACACACTGAGTTTATTTCATTATCGTGGTTTGAAGTAAATTTATTGTCAGAATTTACCTGATCTGGTTCATCATTTTTTAAAAGAGTCATTTTGAGAGAATATGTTTCAGATAATGTTTCTTTATAACTGTATTCAACCACGTTTGTTGTTGCTTGAATACTATTAGAATTTCCTAAAGTTCCTAAAGTTTCAGGTAATGTTTCAGTGTTTTCAACGTTTGTTGCTTGAATACTATTAGAATTTCCTGAATTAGAATTTCCTGAATCAGAATTTCCTAAATTATTAGAACTATTAGTAGGTTCTAAAAGTCCTGCTAATTCATCACTCATTATATATAATTAATATTTTAATAATTACATTAAGAACTGGGTAACGACGCCAAACACAATTTAATATCACCAAGAGACGCCACATTGTATTTCACCACCAATGGTAAATCATTCTCTAAATACAATTCAATTTGTGAACACAAATTTGTACATTTTATAAAATAACCCAGATTTTTCAAAGAAAATTCACCCTGAATCACTTTCGATGAATCCAATTTGGTCAAAATACTCATACTACCATCCGACTCCGCACGATGAATTTCCGCCGATGCAAACTGCCCAGAACATTTAAATATTAATTCATTCCCAACCGACTTTATTTCCAATTTATCCGAAATGCACGACAAATCACGAATTATTTTCTGAAAATCTGCCGAAGGCAAATTAATAACCGATGAAAACTTTACATCCGGATATTCCAACTCCTCCACTTCTGGTTCTATAAGACGCAACTTTTGTGTCTTGCATTGTTTTATTTCACCATTTTCAAATTTCAACGCCAAATGTGACACAATACCATCCACATAATCCGCATTTTCTATATAAATCGTCAATGTATCATCATTATCAATAGAGTTAATTAGTTTAAACAAGTGAAACATATTGACTCCAATAATGATTTTGTCTTTTTTGCATTCATATAGTTCAAAATTTTTGGCATCTAAATATAAATGCGCTAAAATAGTATGCGATTTATCCATATTAATAATACGAATTCCATCTGGTTGAAACGTTATATTGGTTTCTAATAATATATCCTTGAGCGCAGTCATCAATGTTCGAAAAGGAGCTATTTGAACCGTTTTGATTGTTAAAACATTCGACATATATTATATAAAGCTACAATGAAAATCTTTATATTATTTATTTCTTATTTTATAAATATTTTTAAACTGGGAATAATTTATCAATATATTGATATTGATTTATGAATGATTTGTTTTCTTTATTTCTTCTTTTTATGATCGCATCTGCTTCTTTATAAACGTCGTCTTTTTTCCCATTTTTCCCACCTTGTAAAACAGTTTTTCTCGTACCTCGATGTCCATATCCATATTTGGCACGTGCCTTTTTTGCGAATCGAAAAGCACGACTCGTTCTTGAATTGCAACCTTGCTCCAGAATGTTATAATCCACAGCTGCCGCTTTTCCTCCTGTAATAGAGCTAGCTAACCTTGCTAGACCCCAACTTTGTGCGGTTTGGTTCGGACGTGAACCCGACGAAAAATATGCACCTTCTCCTTTTCTCACAATATCAGACAATGCCTTTCGTGTGCATCCTGTTTTTTTAACCAACTCTCCATTGATTGTTAGATTCCGTATTTTGTAAATTCTCTCGGCATCTAAAATATGTTGCGATTTTTTTGAAACAAAAGAACCAACCGATTTTCTTTTTACAAATTCCCCACGTTTGTATGCTTTACGTGATTGACGCAACATAGTCGCCTGTTTCCTTCTATCTTTCTTTGTTAAACCCATTGGAATATAACGAAGAGGTACGTGAATTTTCTTTGTCGTCGTCATTTCTTATGAAATAAAGAGAGAAAATAATGTGTTCCTTCAAAAAGACATCTCACTCGAGTTTTTTCTGATGAAAAACAAAGGGATATACCAAAACATAAAAATCATATATATTCTTCAAAATAAACATCCAAATAAATACATCATAGAATATAGAATTTTCTACCATTCTTTCATTACATACCATCATCATTCCTAATTTATATACACAAATGAGAGACCAGCATATATATTTATTGATACCATGATCAAAACGTAAATATACAAAAAATAAAAAAGATGAAATGACAAATACAAAATGAATCCATTTCACTTCCGTATATAAAAAATAATTTGTATATAATAATCCAGCATAAATAGTATGCCAATCCATCGCCTTTATTATATTCTTTCTTACCAATGTCATCAAAAAAGCTGCTAATTGAATCGACAACAAAGGTGAAAATGCTGTGTCCTCATTTATCAACATAAAAAGTGTTGCACATACTTGCATTCTACTATGAAAACGAGTCATTTTATTTTGATCTTCTATTGCAATATTCTCATCATATGGCATATTTCTCATTGTATTCGATGATGACTTATAATGGTATGTGATTAAATCAGCTAATCCCATTGTCGCAAATATAACCATCATAGAATATATAATATGAAATTTATAGTGATGCAATGCGCAACATAGAATGCTTCGAAACGCAAACACAATACTATGCATACGAAATTCAGGATAAATCATAGGTGCCACTTTATTTCTAACACCAGAGATATGAAAAATAAGACTCGTCAAAGATAACAATCCGTGAAAAGACAACCAAATCATATCTCTCCCTCCAATAAACATAAAACTACGGTAACGAATGAAGAGAATAAAACGGTATAAAAAATGACATAAACATACAATACCCAAAATTTTATGTATATGATTGTATTTTTCATCTTCTTTGGTGAATAATTTTTTATAAATGTAGTCCAACATTGCGTTTATTAGACAATATATATGTATATTGTTTAATATCGTTTCATATATAGTTTAACGATATGTCCCACATAACATATCCATAATGGGAACCAAAAAACAATAATTGCACGTGCGAAATATATGATGTGTCACGTGGTGATTGTAAAACAATTTCGAATGAGATATAAATCCAAATGTAATGTACAAATACAATATAGTAATATATTCATACCAATTAAGTCGTAGAAAAACAACAGGCAGACCCATGGATGAAATCAAAAAGGTAAAATCCAAAGGATCCAAAAAAAAGGTATCGATGGGAAACACCTCTCTCTTTTCGTGATGTTTTCTGTGTAACCAACTATAAAAAAAAGGTATATGTGCTATTCGATGATATATATAATATACAAATTCAATACCGAAAGAAAATAAAATACAATTACAACAAAAATGTAGAATAGAATGTTGTTCCTCTACAATATAATATTTATGTAACACATAACCCACCAAGGTAGATTCTAATAGAGGCAAAGGCATCAGATAAGCAATATAGGTTACTGTATCTTGTATTTCCTTTTTTGAATGTGCAGGATTAAAAAACGGATATTTATACCAATAAAATACTCCTACCGCCGTGCTTATAGAAGCAAACAATGTCTTTGTAATAGAGAGAAAAGATGACACAAGAGTAATCATATTGTTTATATAAACAATGATAGGTATTTAAGTCCTTTTTAATATATAAATTTCAATAAAAAGTGTATAAAGAATCTATGTGATACTTATGCAATGTTAGAAAATGAAACTGTTTCCGAGAACAGTAATACAATATATCTTTATATGCAATCTATAAACGAATGGGTAGAAAAATACAAGGACAATGATTATATGAAACAACGATTGCATTATCACATGACTTATTTGCTCCCGAATGAATTAGAATCTGAATTCAAACAACGTAAAGAACGTCTCGAGAGAAATCACTATTTAACTCAAGAACAAAATGAGTTCATTCAATTGTTTTTGAATAAACATAAATATTATTATTTACCCAACAATCATTCTTTTTATGAATACAATGGCAAGACTTACAAGATGACCAAAGAAGATATCATTCATCATCAACTGCTCAAAACCATTTCAAAGGATAGAATTTTAATGGATTGGAAATACAAAACCAAAATAAATGTCCTTAAACGAATTCGTGAAGAGAGACATTTATTTTCTTCGGTTCCCGAGTCCACAACAATACAACGTGTTCTTAAACTATTTTATCCCACCTTTTTCGACGATAAAGCCGAAGTCAAATATTTTCTAACCATTTTAGGGGACGTATTATTGAAAAAACGCAATCAAACATCTTCCTATGTATTTCTTGTCAAACCAAAAGCCAAACAATATTTACAGGAATTGGATTCCTTTTGTTATAGTCTTACAGGAATTCACAACGTAACACAACATTTTGTGACAAAGTTCCACGAAAATTATGATTTCAATGTTTGTAGGCTTATTAAAATAAATCCTCTTCTCTCGTTGAATGAATGGAGAGAATCATTACATAAAAATGGCTTGAATCTTTTTTGTGTTGCGGCTCATTATTCAAAACGATTTGAATCATCTGAATCCTTTTTAAAACAATGTGCTTCTCTCTCTTTACAAACATATACCAAATCTTTTGTCAACAAAACACCAGATATATTCATTGAATCCTTTTGCTCTACTTATTTACAAAAATGTAGCAAGGACGATAATAATAACAGTATTTCTTGGAAGGATATGCAATATATTTGGAAACTCTTTCTCTCACATTCATCTATTCCACAACCTCTTTTCTCCCATTCCTTGAAATTAAAATTACAAAACATTCTTTCCTATGACGAAACAAACGATTCCTTCCTTTTTGTCACTAGCAAATACATTCCTCTTATTAGTAATTTTCATAGTTTTTGGGAAAAAAACATTTTCTTTTCTCAAGAAGATGAAATCGAAGTCGATGAATTATGTTCTCTCTTTAAACAATGGGGCACTATTGATGAATCAACCGTTTTAAAAATATTATCCCATTTTTTCCCCTCTGTAGAATGTCTGGATAACAAATATATTCTCGGTATTTCTTGTATTTTATGGAACAAGCATACAGATATTGATACCATTCTCTCTTTGTTGAGAGAACAAAAGACTGAAAACCCTTCTCTCGTTTCTTTTGATGAAGCATATAATTTTTATAATCAATATTGTCATAAACACAAAACAGATTATCCCTTTGTATGCAGTAAACGCTATTTTGAAAATCATATTACGACAACGATACCACAATATGTTGAACACGACACATTTCTCTCCATCTCTTGGATATCAAAATAATATAATATGAAACCAATTCATCCTCTTTGGATTCCCAACGAGGAAGACCAAGATCCTGTCACATTGAAGAATAAGATACTTGCATTGATTCGTTCTCCTTTGATTGTACAAGAATAGTCTTATTTATGTATCTTCTGAAACCTTATTTATATATCTCTTGATAGCATTTTCTAAAATATATTCTTCTTTAGGTGCAGTACTATCTTTTAGAATGGTAACGAGAGAATACAAAGAAAAAGTTGACATTAATATCTTTGAAAATTCAAGAGAGAGATAAAGATTGTATTTTGCTAATACATGATTGATAAAATACAAATCATTTGATTTGATTTCATCCTGCAATAAATTATATTCTATTTTATATTTCATTAATTCATTTACAATGACATTGGTCTCGTATTCTGTTGTAATATTCACGTTTTTTTTTTTCGATACAACTTCTATCAAAAAAATAAACATTAATTCAAATTCCTTAAAGGTATGATGTTTGAAAAATCTAAACACATATTCCTTAATTTCATCATTATAGAAATAGGTAATTCCGTAATCCAGAATACCAAGTTTGTATTTTGGTCCCTCTTCTCCCTCTTCCCGAAGAAACAAAATATTTCCTGTATGCAAATCACCGTGGAATAAATTATGATCCAACATACATTCCACTATAAAATCACATAATAGAACATAATAAATATATCGTTCTTCCTTTGTTAATTCATAAACCGTTTTTCCTTGAATAAAATCCATCACAATTGCAGAAGGATATAAGTTTGTATATTTCGTATATACATTTGGTATAACAACATAAGAACTGTCCTTGAAAGCGTCTTTAAATCGTTCCATATTGTCTATCTCTTTGGTAAAATTTTGTTGCTCTAATAAGATGTGAGTATTTTCACGAATAATATTATTAAAATGAAATGCATATAAATAAGGTACAAAACTCGTTAAATAGGTTATTATATCAAAAAAATGAAGTGAATCTTTTAATGTTTTTTCGATATTATTTCGCAACAATTTAATAACAATGGGTTTCTCTTGAATATTCATTATACCTTTGTATATAAGAGAAATGGTTCCAGAATTAATAGGGCTAAGTGAATCTAATTTTATTTTTTTTTCATTGACTATTCCCAATAAAGTAGCATAATCAATATCATTATCTGTATATTCTACTTTTTCAGATAAATTTAAAAATATTTTTTTCAATTCGTCATTTTCATAAATAATGGAAGAAGTAATCCATTGAAAAAATTTAATATATAACATATTGACACGACTCAGACGTGTAACAGTGTGTTTAATAAAACCGATAGTATCTGTTTTTTTACATTTCATTTTTATCCATTCGCTTAATACAATCATTATTGATTGACTCATTTGTTTCACTAATTTTATTGTTTGATAGGGGTTCCATTCAATGATTTTTTGATTAACAAATGAAAATATTATATTTGTAAATGATTGAAATGAATCAATATTATGCATAATATTGTTTACTATTTCTTTAACAATATTATAACGTGTATAATTTAACGTGTATATCATTAACGTCTTCGCTTTGTGCGACGCTTTTTGGTAAAAGAACTGCTACTACTGCTGCTGCTGCCAATTTTTACGGCACCAAATTTACCTTTTTGAGTTCCATAACCCGCTTTTACCAAACGTTTTTCCTTTTTGGCAGTATTATGTTTTTTTTTACTGACTATACGTCCATTTTTGTTCTGCAATAAATCACTCTTTTTCAAACCACCACTTGTTTTGTACGCGGTTCCGTGTACCACTTGCGCACGTGAACCTTCCAAAAATTCATAGTTTTTTCCCTGAATCACATAATGTCCATTAATTTTTGCATAACGTGTCATTCTAATTTCTCTAGAGAAAATAAAATACTTCACAAAGAATCATTCTTCATAATGAAAAAAAGAAAGAAAAAATATTCCTAAAAACGATTACGCAAGGGTCCAGGAATTCCCTGACCTTCTATCCTTCCTAAAACAGTTAGTAGTCTCGTCCCACCAAGAATACCAAATGATGTTCTTCCACCATTTGCATAACGTATCGTATTGATTTGTCTATGCAATATTGTCGAACCTGTGCTTTCATTATTAGATGTCATAACAACTTGTTTGTTATTAGTGCGCGGACAAGGAGTGGCTGTTGTCGCTGTTGTTGTCGTTGTTGCTGTCACATTTCTATTACATTTTATTAAACTACTTATACTACTCTTTCCTCCAGGTGTAAAATAAATACTCGTCTTACTCATTTTATTATATTCATAATAAAAATTGAAAGTGAATAAAACTCATTTAAAGAAGTCAAACGAAGTAAGAGTAACTATGTCAAACTTGTCAACTAAATACCAACAAAAGACTGATAAGCAACACATTCTAGACAACCCTGATACATATATTGGTTCCGTTGAACTCATCCAATCTGATGTTCACATTGTTACCGAAAGCAACAATATTATAGAAAAAAATATATCCTATATACCTGCTCTCTTTAAATTATTCGATGAAGGTATTGTAAATTGTCGCGACCATGTAATTCGTATGCAAAAATCCGTCGAAGAAAAGGTAGCTAATGCTATTCCTGTAACAAATATAGATGTATCTATCGATGAAACAGATGGAACAATTACAATGTACAATGACGGCAATGGTATCGATATAGCAGAACATCCTGAATACAAATTATGGATTCCTGAAATGATTTTCGGACATCTTCGGACTTCGACCAATTACGACAAATCAGAAAAAAAAATCGTAGGAGGTAAAAATGGATTTGGATTCAAACTTGTCCTCATATGGTCCACTTTTGGATCTGTGGAAACCGTAGACCATATCCGTGGTCTCAAATATACACAAGTTTTTCGCAACAATCTCGATATCATCGAAAAACCCACAATTGTGAAATGCAAGACAAACAAACCATATACCAAAATTGTATTTCGACCCGATTACGCGCGTTTAGGAATTCCATCCGGATTATCCTCTGATACCATTGCACTCTTCAAAAAACGCGTTTATGATATAGCAGCAGTTACAGATAAATCTGTGAAAGTTAAATATAACAGCACACTTGTACCCGTAAAACAATTTCAACAATATACAGAATTATATCTACATACAAATAACGCTGTATACGAAGATGCGGGACCTCGATGGGAATATGCTGTTGCCCTAACCCCGTCTGATGAATTTAAACAAGTGAGTTTTGTGAATGGTATTCATACGATAAAAGGTGGTAAACACGTGGAGTATATTCTGAATCAAATCACGAGAAAAATGGTTGCCTTGATTGAAAAAAAGAAAAAGGTTACGGTGAATCCGAATTCGATCAAAGAACAAATCATATTGTTTGTGCGTTGTGATATTGAAAACCCCGCTTTTGACAGTCAAACAAAAGATTATATGAATACTCCCAGTTCCAAATTTGGTTCCACTTGCACAGTATCTGACAAGTTTATCGAGAAAATAGCCAAACTCGGCATTATGGATGCAGCTTGTGCACTCACAGAAGTTAAGGAAAACAAGGCGGCAAAAAAAACAGACGGTAGCAAGACGAGAACTATTCGCGGCATTCCAAAACTGATTGATGCCAATTGGGCAGGAACCGACAAATCCAAAGACTGTGTCATCATCTTTTGCGAAGGAGATTCAGCCAAGGCAGGAATTGTATCTGGCCTATCTTCTGAAGACCGTAACACGATTGGTGTATACCCAATGAAAGGTAAAATTCTCAATGTACGTGGAGAAGCGACAAAAAAGATTGCAGAAAACAAGGAAATTTCGGAAATCAAAAAGATTCTTGGTTTAGAAACAGGTAAAGAATATACAACGACTGATGCATTACGATACGGACGTGTTTTATTCTTATGCGATCAAGATGTGGATGGTAGTCATATCAAGGGACTTTGTATTAATTTGTTTCAATCGGAATGGGCGAGTCTTTCACGTCTTCCCGGATTCATTGGGTTTATGAATACACCTATATTAAAAGCGCGCAAGGGTCAGCAACAAGAACTCGTATTTTACAATGACGGAGAATACGAAACGTGGAAAACGTCTGTAGGAGAAACCGAAGCATCACGTTGGCATATCAAGTATTACAAGGGTCTCGGAACCAGTACGGGTAAAGAATTTCGCGAATATTTTGAGAAAAAAAAGCTGGTTGGATTTGAACATACAGGAACCACGTCTGATGATGCAATTGATATGGTTTTTAATAAAAAACGTGCTGATGATAGAAAGGGTTGGTTGGAAGATTATGCACGTGATGTATTTTTAGACACCAATGATACAATGGTACGATATGAAGATTTCATCCACAAAGAACTTATTCATTTTTCGAAATATGACTGTGATCGATCCATTCCTAATTTGATGGATGGTCTTAAAATCAGTTTGCGCAAGATTTTATATGCAGCATTTAAACGCGGTCTTACAAATGAAATCAAAGTAGCACAATTCTCTGGATATGTTTCCGAGCATTCTGGTTATCATCACGGCGAGGCTTCACTCAATGCCGCTATTGTCGGAATGGCCCAAACTTTTGTAGGTTCCAATAATATCAACTTATTATTACCTAATGGTCAATTTGGAACACGATTGGCGGGAGGACAAGATTCTGCATCGGAAAGATACATTTTCACACAATTGTCTCATTTAACGCGTGGTCTTTTCAAATCCGCTGATGACGGTATTTTAAAGTATTTGGATGACGATGGACAGCTAGTGGAACCATTGTATTATGCACCCATTCTACCAATGGTTCTTGTGAATGGTGCCAAAGGCATTGGTACTGGATTCAGTACTGATATTATGTCTTATAACCCATTGGACTTAATGGCCTATATCGAAGCAAAATTGTTACAAAATGTTACACCAACATCGTTTGTCCCTTATTATGAAGGATTCAAAGGTACTATTACAAAAACGGAAGATAACAAATTCCTTATTCGAGGAACATATGAAACAGTGGGACCGGACAAGATTCGAATTACCGAATTGCCAGTTGGATATTGGACAAATGATTTCAAGGAACTACTCGAAACACTTATGGAAACAACAGACAAAACTGGTAAAAAGGTGGTTCCAGTTGTCAAGGATTATGAAGACTTTAGTACAGATACAGTAGTGGATTTCTTGGTTACTTTGACAAAAGGAAAACGAGAAGAATTGGTATCAGTCGTTTTGGAAAATGGTTGCAATGGTTTAGAAAAGCAATTCAAGTTATTTACGACAAATAGTTGTAGCAATATGCACTTGTTCAACGCAGACGATAAATTGAAGAAATATAGTTCTGTACAAGAAATTATGGATGACTATTATGAAACACGTTTGTCACTCTATGGAAAACGAAAAGCACATCTATTGGCTAAGCTGGATAAAGAATTGGTTGTCCTTAGTAACAAAACACGTTTTATTCAAGAATTGTTGGAAGATACAATTGATTTCAGACGAAAACGTAGTGAAGAAGTCCAAGCCTTGTTAGAAGCAAAAGGGTATGATAAAGAGTATGGGAATTATAAATATTTGACACAAATGTCAATGGAAAGTGTTACACAGGAACATGTGGATAAATGGATAAAAGAACATACAGAGAAAAGGGAACAACGGATTCTACTAGATGCGACAAGTAAAGAAGTATTATGGCACACTGACTTGCAAGAATTTAAAGACGAATATATTCGATACAAAGAACATCGGTCATCTCCTATTTCTTCTGCGACAATTGTTAAAAAAAAAGGTCAGTAAAAAATAAATTGATATCACGAGTCAATATTTATTGGTCAGACTAACTTGTAAAAGTAACTTGTAAAGGTAACTTGTAAAAAAATTGATTTATTTTTTTGTTTTCTCACATTATGTATTCATAAAACAAAATGTCACCAACTACATTGAGATATGGTAAAACAGTATGTGGTGTTTATAGAGAAGGAAATCTTGTTATTGCGAGGGAACTGAAAAACAATCCAGGGACAAGTATTACGAATGCAGCGGAAAGTCTTGCAAAAATCGCCTGCATATACTTTAACATCAAGATGGAGGATTTAATCTGGATGGAATGCACGGAAAAGGATGGTCTAGAGCGTGTTTATTTTGATATTGTAGGAGGTAATTTTGTTAATCCTGTTTGGGTTTGAATGTGTTTGTTTTGTAATGTAAACAGCTTTTTTTGCTTTATAAATCTGTATTTTTATGTAAAAAAAAAGAACGATTACAATTTTGATTAGGTTACAATAAATAGGTTATATTACTTAAAGAGATGAGTGGTTGCAGGGTAGACCACAGGGAGGTCTGTAAATCGATTAGGATTATTAGAATCTAAAAGACGTTGTATGAACAGACTATCTGATCGACGATTACCAGTGGAAACATAGGGTACTATTGATAAATCAAGTTTCACCTTATGTTGTCTTTCATAAAGTCGAATGGATCCAATAGCAATTCCTCCAGTAGGAAGCCTTTCTACAATCTGGTTATCAATGCGAACAAACGGATTAGTTGCCATGTTATTAGTTGGTGTTTTTATTTTTTTTTTAAAAAAAATAAATCAATTTTTTTTATTTAGTATAATTATCTTTTTATAAAAAGTGTAATTCAAGGGTTTAAAACCATTCCTTCAACATCAGTTCTTTATCTGAAGTAGTAGACATAATCGGTGGTGCCAAAGGTGTATACATTGTCGAAGCATCTACTATATATTGTCGGTAACCTTGGGCCTCGCCATATACTTGTGGGATGCAATAATCCCATACCATTTGATTCAATGCATCAACTTGTTCTGAAATATGCGTAGGACGATTGGTGGAGTTTTGTAGAAAAATAGACCGCATAATAATCTTCAATGTATCTTCATCTTGGTTGGAAATGGTAAATTGTCCATTGGATTTCTGATAGACACCTGCACGAATTCCGTTTTGGATAATACAAATATTTTTTCCAGAAAAAAACATTTTAGACAATTTTGTATTGTCCCATAATCCTTCTGTAGGGTTCCTAAACGTAGCGCATTGATTTACTGGAATTTTGTCATACATTTGAAACAAATCAGGTGTTTTAGGTTCGTAAATATCTACACGTCCATTGGATACAGAAGACGAATGAAAGGCATCCTTGTATATTTTATTTGAAAAAGTGGCATAATTTGATTTTTCATTGACAGGATTCATTGGAAGAGAGAATCTTTGAATATATATACTCTACATTTTATTCTTGTCACCTTTTTCTCATTGGAATATAGAAATGAATGTATTTTCCAATGTTCAACAAATGTATAGTAAAATTAGCCCATTCCATTTTAGAATAGTTATATTATTTTTGGTTTTATTTGTCATTTGTCTTGTTATCACTATTTTTACTGCTATTCGAAGTATCAAGACAGAACAATGGCCACCTATTATAGCTAATTGCCCTGATTATTGGGTAGACGCTTCAGGTAATGGAGGCAATTGTGTCAATACAAAATATTTAGGCACTTGTGTCGTTCCTAAAGTAGTATCTCCCAATGATTCACTTTTTGAAAATGCAGAAGATATTTATGCCAATGCACAAAAAATGGATTTTAGCGTTGCACCTTATATAGGTTCAAATGGTTTATGTGCCAAGAAAAAATGGGCAGAAGGTTGCGATCTATCTTGGAATGGTATTACATTTGGATACGGAGAAAAAGACTCGTGTAGTTAATTTTACCTCCTTCTTTTTGTAAATTTGCGTGTTTGCTTCTTTTTTCGTGTCTGTTTTCTCTTTTTATGTATGTTCCCTTTCTTGGATCTGTTTTTACCTCTGCCTTTTTTTCTTATTGATGATGATTTTAAATTACCTCCGCTATGAACGCCTATTGGTGGTAATAGTGAAAATGGTTGCATACCATAAAATAATGATTCAGGTTTATTATTAGAATAAAAATTTGATTTTGAGTTTGATTTTGCACGTTTATCATATGATTCCTCAGGAGAATCAATATTCATTTTTGATGAATTTTCTATTTCTGATGGATCTTCTTCTTCTTTTTCTATTTTACGTTTTGATGTTCGTTTTATTATTTTTGATTGAAATTTTTGTGCAAATTGACTATATTTTTTTACTAGTGAATCCTTACCCAACATACCTGATATAATTGCTATTGTTTTTGTTATAAATTCGCTTTTCATATCTGTAAATCCACATAGTTTTAAATGATATGTATCCGCATTTTTATAGACAATTTCAAATTTTACAGATGCACCGTGTACTGCATTATAATTTTCTTCTATAATTTCTTGTGATTTTCTAATGGCCCTTTCCATAACTAAATCAAAATATTTTTTTGATGATTCATAAGCTGGGTTAGGGTTAGGGTTAGGGTTAGGGTTAGGGTTAGGTATAGCTGAGGTACGACTAGGCATAGCTGGGGCCGACTTAAAAGAAGCTTGGTTAGGTCTAGGTATAGCTGGGTTAGGGCTAGACGTTTTTTCTTCAATGTCATAATTATCATCCTGTAAATAATAAGATTTTATATCTTGAAAGCGTGAATATATAATGTTTTCATTCTTTTTATCATATAAGTAATGTTCAAACATTGCATAATTTATATTTTTTAAACTATATTCATTATATTCTTCCAAAAGAATTGTTAAAAATACATAAAATTCTATATTATGTGGAATTAAATTAGTGACACCTATCATATCACTTAAAATGCATGATTCATCTATTTTTGTATAGAAAATATCGATAGCTTCTTGATAACCAACAAAACTAAGTTCATAATTTCTCAATAAATCAAACAAAGCATAAAAAACAGCTATGTTTTCTTCTAATAAATATTGTGAGTTATTTAATATGGTAACATCCGCATTTAAAATATTTCCTCCACCAACTTCTTGCATTTCATTTCGAGTGATATTTGAAAATGAAATAATCCCGAATAATACTATAACAGCGAAAACAATTGAAACATTAATAATATCAAAATATAATGTTTCAGTTATATTTTGTTGAGGTATATGTATATCTTCATAAACAAATTGTAATATATTCTCATCAACAAAAACATATTTACCATATTTATTTTTAACAGGCTCACCTTGTTCATCTGTAACATAAAAACCTTTATCATTTGCTTCTTTTGAAACATTAGCTGCAAAATTATTAGCAAATTGATATCTTATACTATCTAAATAAAAATGAATTCCACTTGTAATTTCTTTTCCGTCAATACTAAATTTTACATCTAAATAACAATCATTAATATATTTATTTTGGTAATCTTCTTGCACCATCTTTGGAGTAATTATTTTATCCACTATCATAATATATGTATCACAATATATAGTTAACATTCTTGTATTAGGAAATGTATTTATCTGTTTATCTGCAATAACCAAAGAATTATTATCATAATTACCTATATATTCATAATATGCTTTTTTTTCTTGTAATTTTTTGGATATTTTTTTTAACAAGTCTTTAAATCCTTTTTTATTAAAATTTGAATTATCAAAAAAATATAAAAACCGTATTAAATCATCCACATTTTCCATTACAGACATAGTTGATGTTTCTGGATCAAAAATAGTACCTCCTTTTTGAATCGGTATTATATCACAAGAATCCTTTTTTTCTTTAGGTTTAATTATTTTTTCTATTTTTGAATCTTTTTTTGAAGTTTTTTTATTATTATTTCCTCCTGCTAGTTCTGATTGTGGTGGTGGTTTATATATTATCATATTGTCTTGTAAATCCAATATAACAGGGATTTTGTTTATGACAGCATATGAAAAAAGCATTCTATCGTGTGTCACTAAAACTGCATCCTTTTTTGCTTTTACTGCTACAGAATTAGCAATTGTATATTTATTTTTTTTAAAAATTTTTCCTATTACATTTTCTTCCTTTATTACTCTATCGAAATTTACAGTTTCTAATTTATCTATTTTACAAATTCGTCCTTGTAATGTATCACCTAGTCTTTTTCTAGCATAATATATAGTATATTGATTAATATAATCATTATATATTTGATTATTTTTATTTTTATCAAATTCGCTATAAAATTCAAATCTACTTAATGCGTATCCTTTTGTGCTTATATCATAAACTTTTGATGAAAAAAGATCTGATAAACCTCGAATTGTTTTCGGAGTTATTCTTTCTATGTTTTTTCTAATCAAATCTTTAATCGTATCAATGGTATTTGCTTTTGAATTCATTGTTATAGTCACAAACACAGGAGCAACTCTTTGAGCAGCTATTTGAGCAGCTATTTGAGCAGCAGTTGGAGGATTTGGAGGATTATTTACAGCGATAGAATATTTTGCTTGAACAGAAAATGTGTCTTCTAAATCTGAAGTAATTACTTTTTTAAAAGTAACATCTACACCACCACCTATACCACTACTTGCTAAACATTTTCTTTCTTCTTCTCCAACTAATTTTTCAATATACCAATTTTCATAACCAAAAATATCATTTATTTTTGTGGCTTTTGGTTTGGGTGCAGGGTCGGTAATTGTTTCTGCAGTATATAAAATGCAAAATGAAGTGTTTCCATTTGATGCTTTCTTTTGTCTAATAATATCAAACAAATTTAACTGAAAATCGACCACTAGTTTTATTTTACCACCATTAAAATTTTCATCTTTATAATTCGCAAAAAAAGTAGCCAAATAATCATATATATTGTTTTTATTAATATTTGTGCTACGTGTATTAGGTAATATTTCTATTTGTCCTCCTCTTTCTCTTTCTCCTCCGTTTATTACATTAAAAATATTACCAATAGAAAAATAATTTTCAAGATTGTCTTGATTCAAAGGTCTCGGTATACGATTTAAATAGGAATATTTGTCTTGAATTAATAAATTTGGATATTTTGATTTCAATGAAGGATATCCTCCTTCCAATAAAAAGGTAAAACCAAATTTTTTAAAACTATATTCCTTTGGATTATTTTTAATAGGACATTGACAATCAAAAAAATCAGATTTAAAATCATGTAAAGAGTCGAAAAAACCCACAGCATCTATTTCCTTATACATATATATAGGTACATTAAGTTCTCCTGTGCTTAAATTCTTAATTGTGTTATCAGCTATAAAATTATTTTTAAATGGTTTAAATAATACTGGATCTCCTGGATATCCTGGATATCCTGGATTATCGTTTTTAATTTCCGTTAATGGTTTCAATGTATATGCTTCACCATGTCTATGTGTCATAGTATATTATAGTATAATAATTATGTCTAAAGATACATTTTTTACATAAATTATCAACTGAACAAACAAGAAATAATATTTACATCATGTATACAAATGGATACTTTTCAACAAGCAGTCATATTTATTGCCATTGTTATATTAATTATAATATTGGTTGTCGTAGGTTACGGATTATATAAATCAAACGACGAAGAGAGTTGGCCACCTTTGATTGGAGACTGTCCAGATTATTGGGTAGATACTTCAGGAAGCGGTGCCAATTGTGTCAATGTGCAATATTTAGGAACAAATTCTGGGACAAGAGATCCCAATACTACCCTACAATCTCAATTACAAAATGCACAAAAAATGGATTTCACTGTGGCACCTTACGTAGGTTCCAATGGTATATGCGCAAAATATACGTGGGCAAATAGTAGTGGTGTCACGTGGGACGGAATTACAGGAACAGATAAAAATCCCTGTATAACAACTACTACAACATAAAAGTTATATCTTGTAGAATCATGACATAAAATGATAACAAAGTATATACAGAATTATGCGAAATATAAATGATTTACCATTTGAAATTCAACAAGAAATATTAAATTACATTCCAACAATATATCTCCTCTTTACTAACAAACAAATGTATTTACAGCATCATTATCTCGTTAAAAAAAACATCCCAAAGGAACAATATGAAAATTATATACGTGATACGATACGTCGTGACAATGACTTTGTATTTTTTCAATTGATGAAAGAGAATCAAGAACGATGGATTCATTTAAAACGTTATACATATAAAAGCACTATTTTTTCCAATTATCTTTATTTCGTATTGGAATATTGTATACAAAACAATTCAGATCATTGTAAAAACATTATTAAAAACTTTTTGAAAGAATCAGGTTTGAGTAAAAACCAACATAAAAAGAATACCCATACAAATATAAGATGGATAAATTAAATATAAATCAATTATTGCACCGTGAAAACGATTATCAACGAACAAAGGAAATATTAAAAAATTTCGATAAAAACAAAAATGATCTCACTATCAAGCGTGGTATTTATTTATATGGAGAACCAGGTACTGGTAAAACCACCTTTATTATGAATATATTAAAAGAATTGGATTATGATGTTATTTCATATGACGCAGGAGATATACGTAATAAATCCATTATTGATACGATTACAAAGCACAATATGTCGGACAAAAATGTAATGAGTATGTTTCATAAAAAGGTAAAAAAGATTGCCATTTTAATGGATGAGATTGATGGTATGAATAGTGGTGACAAGGGAGGTATTAATACACTCATCAAATTGATACGTCCTAAAAAAACAAAGAAACAAAAACAAGAAGAAATGACATTGAATCCTATTATTTGTATAGGCAATTATCATATAGACAAAAAGATAAAAGAGTTAATAAAGGTATGTAATAGTGTAGAATTAAAAGTTCCAACCCATTCTCAGATTGCCACGATTGTGCATACGATTATGCCGGATGGTACCCCCACTTTTCACGAAAAGGTCACTTCTTTTGTGCAAAATGATTTGCGAAAATTGCATTCGATATGGGAGATGTATACAAATCATCCTTCAGGATTGACAAATGATATGATGGATCATATTTTTCAGATGAAAAAATTCAATCACGACACGAAAAAAATAACACAAAATATCATCAATCATAGTTATACGATTGATGAACATATGACTATTATGAATGAAACGGATCGTACTATTGTAGGTTTGTTGTGGCACGAAAACATTATTGATGTTTTAGGAAAAATGGACAAAAAAACGAGTATTTTGTTTTATTTAAAAGTATTAGAAAATATATGTTTTGCGGATTATATAGATCGCATTACTTTTCAGAAACAAATATGGAAATTTAATGAAATGAGTTCTCTCATTAAAACATTTAAAAATAGTAAAATGTTCAATACAACCTTTAAAAAAAAACCGAAATTTAATCCCCCAGAAGTTCGATTCACAAAAGTATTGACAAAATACTCAACAGAATATAACAATTTTTTATTCATACAAAATTTGTGTCAACAATTGAATATGGATCAACGTGATTTGTTTGCTTCTTTTATGGTATGGAAAAATCAAATGTCGACAATGAATCCAGAAGAACTGAATCATGTTTTGGAGGATTTTTTAGAAAATTATGAAATAACGAAATTAGATATCAATCGAATGATTCGTTATTTAGAGAAATATACCAAGGATAGTATTGTGACAGAAGATGGAAACGACGATGAGACTATCAGTATTTCGTCTTGTTAAAGATTTCAAAAGATGTCATCGTCAAAATCTTTCATTAATCCGCCTGCTAATAAATTCACTATATACGACGAAGACATCATTTCCATTTGTTTTACAATGTCCTTTTTTTCGTGTATTGAAATATGAGGTTCTTGTAAAATATGTAGCCAATGCATTTGATAAATTTGCAATTGTAGTCGCGATTGAAATTCGGCATCCTTCTTTTCTATAGAAGGATCGTTAGGAAAATATCGTTCGTCAAAACCAGAAAACGAACGCGTATCAGTAATATCTTTGGGAATGGTATGTATCATAATCGTTGCAACAGAAATGGGTTGAGAAGAAGACATCAATTGGAACCACTTCATTTTGTATGAATATATTTTATACATACAAAAACATTTTTAATCAATTTTTTATTCCATAAACAAATTTTTTATTTTATTTCAATAAAACGTTGTTCGCGTGCTTTTGGAATATCTTTTAATCGCTTTCCCAACGCCACTTGTCTCGCATACCATACTTTCTTATTTTCATTTTCTACCGTTTCAAACATATGACGTTCATAATGTTCAGGAGATTCATAAAACAATGTAATAGGTCCATTTTTTGATTCCCCTGTACAAATCATTACCTTGAAATATAAATCCTCCGAAAAGGAACCCACTTTATGAACAAAAATACGTTCCCCTGTAATCGCATTTCGAATAGATGTTCCTTGACCTCCTGAACCATAACACGGTACCTTTTTAATCACCCCTTGATTATTTTTACGTTTCAATAAATGAAAACCGCTATCTTCATTTTCTTGGTATAATTTTTGTAATCTTGCATTTTTCTCCGAATGAATGGATAATAAATCTAATTCATCATATAACATTATTCTCCTTTTCTTCATAAGTATCAAGAATAGTCTTTATATTCGTTTGGAAAATATATTAACTCCGACCAGTTTGTGGATCAATGTCGAAAGTAGGAGTAAGAGAAGACGATTCCCGTAAAAGAATCAAAGCCATTGCTGCATAATTATGCAGATCAATCAATGTATCTTCCAATCCTTCATTTTCAACAAGCGAAATCTGTCGGGAACCAATATTCAACGCACGATGCAATTTGTCCTCCATACGCATAAGAACACCAATAATACCATATTTGGCAAAAGCATCACCATAATCGTGGTTTTTTTTACGAAATAATTCCAAACCATCTGCTTGAATTGCCATCATTTGCTCTACACGGTTCGTAACTGAAGAAGTCATCAATATACTAAACATATATCAATGTCTTTACACTCTTTTAATACAAAAATTATTTTAAAATTGTTACTATGGTAATCAATAATAGACACAAACCATATTATCTAGACGATGAATAGATATTGTATTATATTTTTAAAACGTGTTAATAATATAATACTTTTTAAAACTGGATGCACAAGAGATAAATATAATAGATTTTATACCTATACAATTCGACAGAACACGTCAAACAGACACAATATTGAAATATTTAACATTGATAATTTTGTTTACAGATGCATTCATTTTTTTCGGGACCATTCAAACCGTTTCTTACGAGTTAAACAGTATATTTACCATATGTAATTTTATTTTCATTATCCTTTTTTTCTCTCTTGATATTGCTTGGTTACATTACAAATTACAACATATTATTATAGGTGGATACAAGCTATTTATGGATTTGAAAATTTTTAAATCCAACAGCAAATATTATTCTGGACTTGAAATACCTGATTCTTTTTTACGGGGAAAAATATATCCATCCATTACTATACAACTCCCCGTCTATAAAGAAGATTTGGACAATACTATTCAACCCACCATTCTCAGTGCAAAAATAGAAGCAGACAGATATTATTCAGAAACAGGTAACATCTGTAATATTATTGTATGTGACGATGGTTATAATATTATTTCTGATGAAGAACGACAAAAACGATTTGAATTTTATTCCAAACATAATATTGGGTTTTCTGCGCGTCCACCACCCTCTAAATTAAAACGAAATGGACGATTCAAAAAAGCAGGCAACCTCAATTTTTCAATGAATTATAGTACTACGATGTTTGATTCAAATCATTGTCAAATAAACGATGAAGAAAAACAGATAATGATTGAAAAGGGTGCGGCGTTTGGTGGTAATCTCGATTATGGCTCTTTTATTTTTCTCGTTGATTCCGATACTCGCTTTCCGACTTTTCCTATCACGGATTCCGGTTGTCTCAAACGTATTATCAAAGATTTCTTATTTGATGGAATAGACAAAATTTTATATACACAATGCTTCACTGGACCTTATATGAGTACCAGATGTATCGCAGAAAAATGTGTATTCCATTTTACTTGTCATATTTACAATGGTATATTGGTTGGTACTGCCTTGCATTCTATGGCACCTCTGGTTGGACACAATGCTATGTTACAAACCAAAATTTTACACGAAATTGCATCCATTGATACTGAAACAGGGTATCGATACTATTGGGACGAAAACCGCATATCTGAAGACTTTGATTGTATGATGCGCGGTTGTAAAAAAGGATATATTGGACGTTACTTGTCTTGCGCGGGTACTTTTTTAGAAGGCATATCTTTTAATTATATGACTGAATATTTCAAAGTAAGCAAATTTGCCTGTGGCGCAGCAGAAATGACATTTCAACCTATTTCTAAATGGTTTCGAATAAAAGGAGGCGGTATTTTCTCTCCCGATATAGTCGGTTTCATTATGTGCAAAGAAATAGAATGGTACAACAAAATCGGTATCGTCGCTTATATTCTCAATTTCATCGCCATCTCTCAAGCCCATTTTGCCGCCTTTTATAATCTTCTCTTTTTTGATCGCCTTTTCGCTATTTTACCTTTTGCACTTTTACCTACCAACCTAATGTGGGAAGGAATGATTGTATGGGGCGCAATGAATACTACCATCAGTCTTTTATTTGCAAAACGAATGCAATTCGATATGTTATCTTTTTGCAAACAACAAGCACGTGAAATATTTTTTACATCCTCTTTATATGGTTCTCTCTCTGTACGATTTTCTATTATGTATTTTGTTCATTTATTTGAATGGAACGTTAGTTTCGGTGCAACACAAAAGGACGATGAAAAAGTCCGTTTGATTGATTGGATACAATCTACCAAATATGAATGTTTTATATATTCTTTTTACTTACTATGTATTTTTATTCGACTTTTTGTCTATCCTTCAGTATCCATATTTGTAACCTTTTATTTCGGTTGTCTACCCATGTCCCTATTAATATTTTGGTATTGGTTTGGACCTCTTGTTTACGATATTTTACCCAGTAGAAAAAACAAAACCGAAAATAATCCACATTATAATGCAGAACAAAAAATGTTTCAAAATACTTATCATACTCAAATTCCTGAATCTATCGTTTATACTCACAATGTTGCTAGTTACACACAAGTGTAATATCATACTGTCTTAGCATCTCGGATACTTTTTTCAATCAATACTTTTATTTTACCTTCTAAATATTGAACCCTTTCTTTCAGTATTATGTTTTCTTTTGTCAATCCTTGTACTATAGCTTCCTGTCGTTTGAATTCCATTTGTATTTGCTGCATCAAAATAGCTTCCTTCTGTCTTTTCTCTCGTTCTATCATAATATTTTGCATCTGTTTTAATACATTCGGTTTGTTTTTCGGTTCACCTGCTTCATACAAAGAGAGAAGATTATCTATATGTTCCATAAAAAAAGAATAAATTACATTATCTTGAATATAATCCTCTACCGTCTTTGTAGAAAGACGCAAATATTGATTCTCTCCTTGTTCCAATATCTGTTTCTTATCAAACGAATTGTGTATATGAGAGAAAACCAAAATTGTCTTTTGCGTGTCCAACTGAATCATCGGAATCGTAAAATTTTTTAAAAATATCTTTTCCTCTGCCAACTCCATCGTTTCATCATATGTTGTTTCTCTCAGTAATTCTTTCCGAAAAGCAAATGTCGCTGCTGTAGCGTGATTTGGTGTATAAGGGCCCATTTGATACATCTTTCCTATATGTTTAAAATAAATATGCATTTCACTCGACCCTGCAATCTTGTATTCCGGATTTTGTATTAACGTTTCCACCGCGTGAGAGACACGTTCTGGTGGATAATAATCATCATCGTCTATATATATCAATATATCACCCTTTGCCTTTTCGTGCATCTTATTACGCTTTTTACCTAAACTCATTTTTTCATCAAATGAAAAGTATTTGACTTGTGGAATATCTTTTACCAAGTCATCAATTTTATCTGTTCCATCATCCAAAATAATCCATTCCATTCTATCCTTGGGATACGTCTGATGTTGAAAACAACGAATCGCCATTTCAAAAAAAGGTCGGCGATTGAATGTCGGTGTACATAAACTCACAAAAGGCAATGTTACCTTTTTCTTTTTTTCATTCATTTTTTATTACTATTAATTTGTTTAAATTGTTTTATAGAAACAATATAAAGCGAAACAATATAAAGACTTTTATTACTGTATAAATATATGCATATATTTTATATTATACTTTTTCAAATTTTATGTTATGATATATGGTTTTATCTGACGCATTTATTTTTACATATTCCATATATTTACAAACATATTCATTCAGTTCACCATGAAATAAAATATGAAACTATGAAATATACAGATACAAATATCGGTCATTATGCTGAATCCATATTGCAATTATTTGGTAATTTTATTCCTTGGTTTTTTATTGCATTCAATATTTATGCTTTTTTGGTTGCTTCTCTCTTTATATTTATTCGTGGAGGTATGCGTCACGACCATCGTTTTACTTGGTTGATAAGCAATCATCATTTGTTACATCATAAATTTCATAATTGTAATTTTGGAGAATATTATTTGGATTGTCTATTGGGAACACAATGCAAGAGAGAAGAAGAATATAAATATGGGTTATTTTATTTATAATTGTTATTTTTTAATCCTCTTTCTTGACCCTTTTGAACCACCCACTTTTGCTGCTCCTGCTGGATCTCCTGTTGGATCTCCTGTTGGCTTTTCTCCTCCTTCTTCTTTTTCATCTTCTTTTTCACCAAATAACAAACGCGAAATTGTTGAAATTGTACCCCCTCCCTTTTCCGGAACAGATTTTCTACATTTTTCAGCTGCTTGTTGCTGCACCGTCAATGCATCCATTCCCTTTGTATCTTCCATATATTTCTTTTCTGCAACACATGTACGCAATGCTGATTCGTAAGAGGCATAACCATCTGTAAAACGTATGTCATCTAATTTAGGTTTTTTATATACTTCTGGATAAAACCAATAAACAATAAGAAACGCAATCACAGCAAAAACAGCACCCGATCCACCCAAGGATGAATTTGCATCAATAAGTATGAAAAAAGAAATCAAAAACATAATAATATTTCGATTGTATTTGAGTGCATTGATAAAACAAGAGAGAAAACTGTAATGTTGTAATTGCCCCTTTCCTTCTTTGTCCGCTATATACATTGGTTTCCCTTCTGCAGTATACACATTACCTTCAAACATTAATGGTAACAAAATAACACGAAAAATAGTAATAAGTGATAGAAATGGCATTGCAAACAAAAGAACATACATAAATGACACATATGCAATTCCATAGACCATAATCGTCCATACCCAATGTTTTCTACGCGACCCTACACGTTTTTCCCAAACAACACGCATCTCCTTTTCTTGATTCTCCTCTGAACCACAAGGAATTTTTGCATCCTTTTCTTTAACAGGTTGTATTCCATCAGGTAGACATACAGGAATATCTTTATCATCCAACATAGCTACATTGACACATGTGATACGTTCTGAAAAAAGTAAACCCAATTCATATAAATACAAAAATGTACCATAAATAATATTAATAATACCAAAAAAAAATATCAACATAACATACAACATCGGTGTCACAAAATAAATGACCGATTCAGGTAAACATTGATGAAAAAAAGATGTCACCATATGAATATTCGAAGCAAAATTAGAAATCATTTTTTGCTGTATGGTTGCCATATACAAAGAAGTAGGTGATGACATTTCACCATTCATCCATTCTTTTAAAAATCCAATACCAATAATACCACTTTCTATTTGTTTTAAATTTGCTGCATAAGGAAAATGTACCTTTATCGATTTTTCTTCTTTGTTACCATCTTTATTTGTTCGGTATGCAACATCAAAATTGATAATTGTTTTTTTTGCAAAATTAATAATATCACTTGCTTCATTTTCAGGATCTACATTTCCTCTATTGTAATGCTCTTCTGCATGGTTAAAAGGTTCACAATTCATATCTCTCGGTAGTAAATCGGCCTGTGAAATTTTGGAGGTATATAATACAATCGAACCTATAAAAATAGTCATACATAAATAAAACATTTGTGTTACCATCAAAGTTCCAAAGATATACACTTCTTCAGCTGTATTTATTACAGCATCTGTATTTAATGGATCAGAACTATCTGACTTCTTTTTTTTATTTTTCTTTTTTGTATCAATCGAAGAAGGTTGCAACGATGACATACTATATAAAAACAATAAAAAAAATGTATTTTACAATATGCATCCTACACTATTGCATAAAATATTGTATTTACCTATTATATGACTTGGCTTACCCTTTTTTTATTCCTATTGTCATTGTTCTTATGGGAAGGTTTGATAATATGGGCTCCTCGAGTTCATCAAACCATCCTTTATGAAGGTTTTGAAACAAGTCACACAGTCGACTTACCCATCAATACATCCGTATCTTGTAAAAATATATGCGGTCCACAATCTCGTTGTTCCATTACAGGTCAACAATGCACAAGTGATATCGATTGCTATGGCTGTCAACCAAAACAAACTAATCCCCCTAAAACACAAACTACCATTGTTCGCGGTCAAAACGATGCAGGAAAATTAGGCAGTGGCGTTTCTTATTCTTCATTAACAACCGATATAGGTACAAAGAGTAAAACATTAAAATTAAATATAACATCTCCCACATATCAACAAGGCATCAATCATTGGCGATCTCAATTCGATTCAGATAAATCTAATTACGATAAATCATATGGTAATAATACTTCTGATACTTCTCTCGCACCAACATACCCTGTTCGACAAACATTGACAGGAGAATTCCAAGACGTAGGACCCCTCGCTGCTAATGATTATTTGTAAATAATATTATTGTATACATTATTCAATATATTATTTAAGTATGACATCTATTATGCATTTAGAAATATTATTATATATTATGATAGACGAACTAGAAAATATAGGGGCACGCTTACAACAAGAAAAAATGGACGTTTGTGTCGTTTGTTATGGTGGATGTAGTTCCAATACACTTGTAAATACTCTGGAAAAAAACGGTCTTATATGTAAAACGCCACTATGGGATAAAATTGTGTGTCATTGTCCTATTCCTTTTGAAACAGATATACCTATTATATACTTATATCGTAATCCAAGGGAAGCTTTTGCATCAATGAAGCGACGATCAGATGTTTGGAAAACAAACCAAATAAAACTAACCAATAACAAGGATTGTGTTTTATCGGATGAACATTTATTACGTTTTATGATATACCAATGGTATACGTGGACCAAATACGCGGAATATTCATTTCCAAAAAAAATACTTTTTATTCGATACGAACAACTGTTTCAGCCAGATATTTGTTTATTGTTGCAAAATTTTCTACAGAAACAATTACACTCTTTTCCAATACAATACGAACCACCAAAGCCTTATAATTATTCTGTTTCCGATATAGAGCTCTTTAAAAAATACGCAAAGCAATTGACTAGTATTGATACATATGAACCTGTTTCCATTTAAACAATATTATTTTATCAAATAAACTTCGGTTGCTACATTCCGTATTATCTTGTTGATATCGCTTTCACTCTCTGGATGTATTCCGGTCATTACCTGATTCAATATCTGAACGTAATCCATATACTTGTAAGACGATGCGTCTTCACAATCAGGATGTTCTGCTTTCCATGCTGGTATTTTTCTGACATTCTTAAAACTGACATCCAAAACCAATTGTTTCATCTTCTCTCGAGAGAGTTCCTTGTTCCAAACATTGTTTTCTTTTATATATACCGTTTCTCTCTTTTTATCTGTACAATGCATCGGTCTCTCGGTTTCATCCAATTCCTTCAATCCTCGAATCAAAATATTCGAAATG